ATGAAATTTGCAACTATATTATTTACACTTTTTACTATGGGTTCGGTGAATGGAGGAATTTTCTGTTCAGACGATCAATATTGTTTTAAAACCGATTGTGTCACACAGCAGTTGGCAACAGTAAGACTTGGAATTGATCAATTGCAAGATTTAGCAAGAAACGCGATTCATTATTCAGGAGAATATTTCAAAGTAATGGAGAAAAACATGTCTGTTCCTGTAAATAACTATAACACATCGATATTCTCCCTATACGATTCTCAATGTTATGAAAATAACAAAATACCCGGAATTTATCAAATAAATTACGGGCTGATGGTTGGTGTTAGAAATGGAAATCTTGTTACAGGTCATATTCTTGGTAATTTTTACGGACAACTTCTAAAACGATTAGATCTTTTACTTGAATCATTTAAAAGTAAATGCGTGCCAAAACCCGAGGATTTAACAGCTGATTATCCAAAATGGCTACCCGCTTTTGCTTTCGAACTTCCCAGAGAAACCCTAATTCAAGATTTTATTTTCCCCACACCACCCCAACTACAATAAATTTCATAAAATTTCATTACTAGTTCAGTAATGAAATTAAAAAGTCGGAGTGAATTTCCACCCAAGCTTTTCAAATAACTGTTTACATATCTTGTCGTGAAATATTTTCCTATCTATCGTTTTCAGGAATGTGAAATTTTCTGTATTACACGGATGTCCATGTCTTCTCAAAAGCTGAAATAGGATATATTGTATATTCATGAAATTTTTACGTGGGAGTTCGTCGGGTTTCCCTTTTCCATGAGTTTTTTCATACAACGAAATCAATTCCTTGAAATCTTCTATCAATTGAGTTTCCAGATGACCAATGTCGTCAACGTGTTTGTTTGTCAATGTTGTGTAAATTAAATTTACATTTTCATATTGTTTGGTATATTTCAGTTCTTTTAAAAATGTATTGATGTGATTTCTCGTAATTTTGGAATATTTCACATGAGTATTTTCATCATCAATTAGCAAACGATATGCTCTGAATTTATTTTCCAAATCGGTATAAACTTTTTCAGGAACCTTACAATTTTGTTTTCCCTGATATTGTTTGAGGCAATCTTGAAAATGTAATGTTCTTTTGTAAACAAATTTATTTACAAAGTTTACGCGTGAGAAATCTTTGTGGGTTACACCCGTTTCAATCAAATGGTGTTGGGTTGAACATTTTAAACACGTTTTGATATTATTTTCATCCGTTTCAAATTTATCATCATCTGTATTTCCACAAGTAGAGCAATAAAAATCCACATCTAAATTTTCAGGATTTTGTGGAATTTCTATATCAGTCCAATTGTTTTCATTTTTAAATTTTCTCACAATTTCTAGAAAATTTATCACGAGTTGTCGTTTACGATTCAAAATTGGTAAATTTTTCTTAAAATCATGAGATATTGGATTCTTTAAAATTTTATAATATTCTTCTAGAATTTCATACGTACATGAAATGAAAACTGGTTTCAGATAAAGATTTTCTTCTTTCAGTCTCAAAATTGTTCTTTCAATTTCATCAAACACACACTCGTCCAATGAATTTCCATACACTTTCAAAAGATTTGAGAGTGTTTCAATTTCCAATTTCTTTTCTTTTTCTTCCGTTGAAATTTTTTCTAGGATTCTTGAATTTAATAAAAAAATATGTATTTCGTTTTTCATTTTCACATAAACATAAAATTACTTTTATATTAAATTTCACCGATAAAATATATTAACAAAAACTTTCAATATGATCGAAAGAATATTCTACTCCGTTTTGAATTGGAATCACAATCGTGTTTACATCCATCTCACGTATCTGTTCAGTGTTGGGTTTGTGTATTGAAACGAGATTTTTGAATTTCTCATCAACATATTCAGGAGTGTTTGTTTGAATTGCCAAATCGTGTAATTTTATACTCTGATCCATTAAAGATTTTATAGTTTGTTCATTTAATTTTTCATTGGGTTTCAAATTTATATACGCCACCGTTCTATTTTTGGGATTTTTCTGTTTCATTCCATAATTTTCAATTAAACCACCGGGGTTTGAAAAATATAATCTGAATGATCTATCAATGTCGAAAAAAATTACAATGATAGTCAAAACAGAAATTACAATTGAAATTGTAAATAACCAATTCATGTCTTCTTTTTATTTACGTATGCAATTAATTGTAAAACTGTATCGCACACGTCATCCTTTTTCTTCAACCCATTGATTTGTGATAAAAGTTCCTCACCGATTGGAATTTCCGTCGTAACTTTTTGTATAGACCAAACCTTTCGTTGTTTATTGTCAAGCTTGTTCTTTCCCAAAAAATATTGAGTTTTGAAATGAGACGGAATAAATTTTATCACGACATCTTTTTGGTGATAAAATTTCAAATGGAAAAAAGACCAGACATGTTGTGATACGCGCTGGGCTCGAGTGTTGCATTTCATCTGTTGTTCAATGATGATGGATTTACACTCATCTAACATTTTATCATCCATTAAAATTTCTGTTAAAATTTGACACGATTCAACAACCGTTTGCGTCTTTTTCTTCATGACATCGTGATAACATATTTTGTATATTTTTTCATTTTCATCACCGATACAATATGCGAAATTCTTTTCACCGATATCAAAACTGGCAATCATTTATTATACATCTAAAACGTTCATAAATTAGAAAGTCATCATGTCTCCACCACTACCCTTGTTCATTTGCCAAAAAATGACACCAACACCAGTTGCGATACCGACAGCCTGACCAATTTGACCAGCCATTGGTTGAGTGGCGCTAATTTTTTCACCAATGTAAGATCCAATCATTGCCAAAACGATGACGATCACGGCGTACATTACGAAATTTAAAATCATAGTAGTATATTCCATTGTTAATTTTTTTTAGACTAGATAATTTTTCAAAAAAATATTTTTTAAAATACATTTCGTTTGTACGCATATTCTATCAAATGTTTATTCAATTCGGGAACCGGAGGATTGCCTTTTCTCAAACCCATCAATGCGGATTCGGCAATCAATCGTAAAATTTTATTACTCACCTTTTCCAAATTTTTCACAACTTTGAATCCGGAAATGCACGCTTCATTTACGTAAAACCATTGATGTTTTGGAGTTTCGATGAAAACTAGTGGTAAATTCAATTCGCTTTCATCGAGACTGTTAAAATCCAATTTCTCTTCAATTGGAATACTCTCTTCCAGAGCACGTTCCAATCTCCGCCTTTCAATTTCAGATATCCTGAGTTGTTCTTCTTCCTGATATTCCAATTCATCATCTTCATCCACATCTGTATCGGGTCCTGAATCGGAATCTGTATCCGAATCTCTATACGATGCAGCATCATCAGTTTCATCATCTCGATCTTTTTCTTCAGATTCGTCATCACTGCTACTCAAATCCAATCCATAATCGTCATCGTCAGTATAATTTTCTACAATCTGTCCATTTCCAAAAACTATATCCATATACGTGACTTTATCCGTGAGAGGATCGTTCCATTTGGCAGCCCATTTAACTCCGGGCTTGTATACCACCTGTTTAAATTCGTCAATGTGAGGAATTTGTTTTAACGCCCCGGGTGACAAATTTAAAATGACGTCTCTGGGTTCTATTGAACGACGTATTCTACCCCTTTTTGATTCATCCTTTCCAGTGAAAATATAAAAATCTTCAGCCGCGAATGGTGTGGCGGGGTATTTCATTCCATCAATTTCAACCGAACTGAATCTGGAAACGTCTGGAACGTATTGCCGTTTTGAAAATGTATTGTAATTTGCAATCACGTTTGTCCAAATCACGTCATTTAAATTTTCAAATGGGACTTTGGTATACGTTTTGAAATCTCTCCAAAAGTTTTGCATAAAGATTTCATCAGATTTATTTTTCTCGCTAATGGATGGATATAGAAACGCAACACGTTCTTCGCGAGGAGATAAAATATATTCACGTCCATCTTTTCCAATCAATTTTGATTTGAAATATTTTCGTTTCGCATACTGAGGTAGAAATGGACCTTTATGAGAAATGAATTTCCAATTGGGAATGAGATACGGATGAGAAAATCCATCCATTTTAGATAATTTTTTATTCAAATCCAAAAAGATTTCCCTATCTCCTTCATTTTTCAAAATTATACAACTTTCGCGTGGATTTTCTTCATCAATTTCAATATCCACGTTAATTTTTTCATAAAATTGTTTTAGATACGATATTGCATTTGTTCTGTTAGCTGTAAAGCAAAATTTTGCCATTTTTTTACATTTATTTTATTTTTATCTTTTTGAAATTTTTTCAAATAAAAAAAAAATATCTTGGCTTGGTAAAAATATGCCAAGATCACGAAGTTATACAAGAAGATCTAGATCTCGTTCGCGATCCAGGTCGCGTTCACGATCTGCATCAAGATCAAGAAGTTATAGGACTAGGTCCCGTTCACGCTCACGCTCTACCTCGCGTTCCCGTGAACGTTGTGGATACAAGCCAAGATGCAAGAGCTATCAGTACAGAAGTCGTCAGACTGGACATTGTAGAAATATTGCCTCATGTAGGCCAAGACGCCCAGGACCAAAGAGATCGATGAGAAGGCGTTCTCGTTCCCGCTCAAGGTCCAGGTCACGATCTAGGCGCTAAGCACTAGCCGACGCGCGTTAGGCGTTAAGCACTAGCCGTTAAGATAAAAAATAATATCTCGTCAACATGATATTTCCATATTTTTCCATATCTAGTAAAGATATGGAAATTTTTTACATCCCCATTTCCTTTTCAATATTATCGGCAACCTTGAGATTTTTTATATTTTTTCTGGATCGCCTATAATTTTCATGATCGCTTTCACATTCCTCATCAGTTGAATCTGCAATACTGAACGAATTTGCGCGATGCAAGCGAGTGCGTTTACGTTTTGTTTCGGGACTCTTAGATATATCCTTCGATTTATCTTTATCCCCCGAATTTACACGAGCCCTCACACAATCTTCTTCACTTTCATACGACGAGTCATCGAGAAACTCATCAACCTGCTGTTGCATTTCCTTTCTAAATTTCCACAGACCAAGCTCTTTAACATATTCCCCACCGAAAAGATCTTTGAGATCTATATGATCGGGATCGGCTTTGACGTAAAAATGTTTCTTGTCCATTATTTTTTTAAATCAGAAAGGATTTTATAACCCATTTCACAACTCGTTTACAATTGCTTCAATCCATTTCCAAATCACAGCCCTGTTCTTAAAAGCGCAAGATTCCCACAACAGATCCGCATCTGATTCCAAATTTGTATTTTTCAGAAATTTACAATTTTGAGTTTTTATCATGAGTTTTATTTTCTCATCAGTTGTGAAATTTACGAGTAGATCGTGTAATTCGTCTTCTTCAAATTTGTTATTTACCAAATGACGATAGTAAATGATCTTTTTCAGTAGAAATTTGTGATTTTCAAAATTTGAAAACAGTTCATCAATAAATTCAATCAGTTTTATTTTGAATGGTTGCATTTTATTTAGTTTTATTTACCTTTTACAAATCAATTCAGAGTTACGGGTTTCGTGCTAGCGATTATATTTTCAATTTTATTGATTGAGGCTTCGCTACTCAAAGCACCAACCCTCAAATATTTTTCAGGATTCAATGCTCGCTGTGGAATAAACCAGTCTCCAGTTGGTGGACGAACTGGGATATCACCCCTCAACCAATCATCACCATCAGGACGCTTGACGTCGGGATTCAAACCAAGACGAACGCTATTGTCAAACTTCAAGGGGTTGACATCTCCACCGGCTCTGATTTCATCCATGGCCTGATCATATCCCAACTCAACAGAAGAGGATGTATTCCCTCCATCACACAGCTTTGTTGGTTTCAGATTTTCATATTCATCGCGTCTTTTTACAATTTTATATTTTGGTGGTAGGGTTTGCGAGTATCCCTCTTTCATGAAACTCACAACGTAAATTAACAAACTTCCCAAAAGAATAACGATTGTCGAAATAGTTTTATTCATTTTTTATATGAGCGAAAAGATTTATTTTTCATTTTCTCACAGTGGCATCAGCGCTGTATATTTCACATCACCCTGAAATTTATACGCCAAAATTAATCCGGGTATATATTTTTCGTAATTTGTAACATTTGTAATAATATTATTTGACTGATATGAAAAAACATTTACGTTATCAACGTCATTTTCATACGACTCGAAAATATCTTTCGATTCGTAAACGTTGAATCCGTTCCTGTGCCAAAATTTCACCAACAGCCCCGCGGTCTGTAAAAAAGTTTTTCCTTCAATCGTTTCATTTATATTCTGCGCGAGATAATTTTGTGCAGAACTTATATTTTCATTGTGGAAAAAATACGGATCTGGATGATTCGGTTTTACTTCATTCGTAATCTTGTTGTTATTAATCTTGTAACTTTTATTCAATCCCTCAATTGCTTCCCTTCCTTCAAAAATAAATTGCTGCGGGTGTTCATCGAAATCTGAAACCTCGTCGTAGAAATCTAGAATGAATCTCTGATTCTTGTAATTTAAAAGAGAATTGAAATTATTGTCTCGATACAATCTCAGCATGAATGCCAATCGTTTTGACATTTCTACGGATGTCGTTATAATTTTTCCATTTTGTAGAAATTGTGAACTCGGTGAAAATATTGTAGAAATATTTTTTGTATCAAATGTGTGATTTGGTTTCACCGTTATAAAATTTTTCACAAATTTATCCAAATGAGAATCTGTAAGATTCTCAATTTTGTTTTCGTGAATAAATTTTGACAAGACGTACAAACTATATTGGTAAATGATTTTGGACAATTTCTTATTTTCATCGAATTTGTCCAAAATTTTATTCGTATTTTGAAATATATCGTAATATCTATCTTCATCTTGTTGTGAGATTGGAATTCCTTCCATGGGATTTTTATCATTCGTCAAAAACGTTACGTGTAAATTCCCATCACTCATCAATCCATCGATTTCGGTTACAGTTTTATTTTGATTGACATATTGATGAACCAGTACTACTTTTTTCTCAATGGCAAATTTCTTGATGAGAGAAATTGGTGCTCTGTATATACTAACGGCTCGTCTCGCCATGTACGGAGCGATCGGTTCCGTTACCATCGTCAATCCACTCCCACCGAAATTCATATTGACGGCTCTACATTTCCCATAGACGTCAACGATTTGAGATTCCACATTCAATCTGTAAATTGAAATTTCTGGCATTAATTTATTTTCATTGTACGTCTTGTTTAAATTTCGATACACTTGCCAAACATTGTGAACGATTGGATTGTTTGGTAGAAATGCCGTTTCCATATTTTTCAACAATTTTGTTTCGGGTGTATTGGTTTTCACAATCAATTCGGTTTGAACTTCCTTTTCTCCATCAATAGAAACACCGGTTTCGTGTTGATATACAAATATAACGTGACGCGTTGGTTTCATTTTAAAATGAGAGTGAATGTAATTGGGAATCACGAGCGTCTGTTCGTTGAATAGAAAAATGTTACAATCGAAAAACTGTTCTAAAACGTGAATGAAATCAGAATTTAAATAGGAATTTTTCAATCTGGATAAAATTTTATCTAATGACAAATTGTAAAATTCCTGTTTGGCGGCCGACGCACACGCTTCGGTTACCAGCTCTCTTCTTTTCGCCGTTACAATATCTACGCGATCTTCAACCTCGTACGTTTTCAATTGGTTTTTATTCAACGCCAACATGACACATTCCAAAAAGGAATTTCTATTCATGTTTGAACCCAATCGTACAAATTGGTAACTCGGATCAGTTTCTATCAATGTGAAAAAATTATTTATTTTTGATGGAAGTGAACCGGGATATCCTGGTGGTAACGTTTTTCCAGTTACAAACATGTCTTTGACGGCACTGGCTTTGGTTTTGATTTCGCGTTGATTTCTGTAATGATCTAAATTGCTTCCGGATTTATCTTGATTTTTTATATAACAGCACGGAATCAGTGGATACGTTTTTCTATTTTCCAAAACATTTTCTCTCAATCCGGGATACGGATGTGATTTGTGTTCGCAAATGTAATATCTTTTCGTACTTTGTCCATACATTGGAAATTCCATCACTTGCATCTTTTTCTGTTTACGATATTCCTTGGCCTTTTTTTCCGTGATGACGGTTGGTCTTTTCAAACATTTTCTCGAATACGTTGGTAAAAAGATTTCCGGAGCAATCGTTCGCAAATCTAGTTTTTCTAGATTTCTCGGACGTTTTACCAATTTAATTTCATCCTCTTCAAGAAAATTTGGTATATATTCTCTGTAATCTGACAAAATTACATTTTTATCGTTATTGTAAATCATGAGACATTTTGCTAAAATTTGTCTATATTTCTCGGCTTGGGCTTCCGTTTGAGATTTTATTCGAGCTCTGAGATAATACGTTCCCTCGTCTTCCATTTCGTACATGTTGGGTTTGTCAGTTTCTTTCATGACAACATTGATGACATCGTTGGTATTCAAAACGTGAATGTACGCGTTCATCTTTTTCTTTGAAGAACGAATCGATTCGTTCAGCGATATCACGTTGAAAAAAAGCGAGTTGTTCATACACAAATCTGCCCAAACTGGAGTCAGAATGGTTTGTCTGGGAAATGCTACGTACCCAATCGTAGACTGTTCCACAATTTCCAAAACCATATTTATAGTCAATCCTGGAAAAATGGATATCACTCTTTTAATAAATTCGTCACGAGAAATATTTTTTGGATTAACATTCATATCCATCGTGGCAATGATTTGCTCATCCTTGATTGTGAATGCGGCATTTGTATATTTTCTGTAATCTGGTTTTAATTGATCCATGTCCTCTTGCTTTTCTCCATTCACCTTTACTAAAATTACATCATTCAATTCCAAATCGAGCCATTCCTCATCCGGTACAAATTCACGATGAACCTTGTATATTTTTCCCATGTTGGCGTATGGAACATCTTTATTTACAGACAAAATATTGAAAAGCTCGGAAATGGTACGATTGAAATATATGGGAGAGATTTTTACATTGAATCTAACCTGAGTCGTTTCAAAACTGGTCGAATGCACGGGTTTTATTCTCTCAAATTCCTGAAAACTTTGTTCTATTTTTTCAGTTTTATCTTTCAATTTCTGCACTTCTTTCTTGAATACTTCAAATTCCGTTTGACGATTGTCCCAGATTGATAAAACATTTCCCGTTATAAATCCGTTGAACAATTTCAACATGGTTTCTATTTCATCTCGAGGTTTGTTGTTGAATTGATGGGTTGCGAGAAAAATTCTTTCGGCTTTATCTCGACCGATTATATCAAAATTTATCAAATGAGATGGAAATGTAATTGAATTGGAATTTAAAATGGGATCCAAAACCGTTCTCACTTTATAATCTCCATTGTCGAAATCTACATCAATTTCAGGAGAAAATGAGAGATAAAAGGGCATTGTATTCAATTTGGAAGCTATTCTGTCTTTAATCGTGGATATAGTATCACACATGTAAACTTTGAAAAATTTACCATTTACTTTCATTTTTTATTATGAAATTTTTTTCCAAATGAATATATTTGGTTTTGAAAGCGACTTACAGAAAGAGGACAATTTCAACAAAACAAAATGATTGAGTTCATTGATGAAGAGATTTCTCAAGGAAATCAAAGCCAGGTCGTCAAATGTAAATTTGACGGGAAAAATGCCATCATAAAATCTCCCAACTCCATTGAATTCACACCTGAATTGGAACGAGATGCTTGGCAAATTTTGAAACAACTGAATTGTATAAACTTTTGTGAAGTTTATAAAATTTTACCATATACGGTTGGAAGTTTGGAACATTCAATCGTGTATGAAGAAATTTCGATCAAGGGAAAAAATTATTCGCTTCACGATATAATAACCAACAGTATTTTTCCACCGCATATAATTTACAACTGCATCATGCAAACCATGGGAACAATTTTAATGATGGAACAAAAGGGAATCACGCATTACGATCTTCACACGGACAACATTATGATAAAACCAACCCCGTACGACGTTCACGTTTACAAAATCGGGAATGAAATTATCCCGATTGTCACATTTGGAATCACTCCCGTCATTATAGATTTTGGAATGTCTCATATAAAAAATCACAAGTACAAATCAACGAGTTATTTCGCAAACATTGGCGTGACAAATTTCATGAGTGATCCATTTGTAGATTCGCGAGTGTTTTTGAGAAATTGCACTTCCGTAATGACTGAATATATCGCGAAATTGAGTTTGAAACCACCCAAACAAAGATATCACAATTTCAAAGATGTGACAATTTTATTAAACGAGTTTTCAGATTCGGTAAAAAAAATATTCTCTTCCCAAAATATTGTTAAAACTGGATGGTTTAAAGATGAAAGTTTGCCAAATATTTTCAATCTAGTACAAGACGAATTACCCGAAGCGATGAACGGAATTGAACGTGGAATGTTTGGAATCGATTTCAATCGTGTTGTAGATTTACTTCAATATGATATTTCTTTACCACTCAAATATCGGGAATGTAATTTCACATTAGAAGAAGCTTTTGCTAAATTTGCGATAAATTGGTTCAGAAACGTAGAACCCATCATCAGAAATACTCGTGAGGAAATGTTGTTTTTGAAAAATCTCATCATGTTGAAATATGGATCGAGCGTTCAAGATTATATTCGACTGCATCATAGATATCCAGAAATAAAAAATCTTGTCAGGTTGCGAAGAGATTTGAGAGATTTGACAAATGCGTACAACAACTTTTTACTCGAGAAACAAAAACAAACCGCCAAACTCAAAAGAAAAATGTATGCCAAAATGGAACAAAAATCAACACTTGAGATTTTCAGGCAATTGCCAAAACTCCCAAATCAATATTTTGAAAACATGACAGTTCACGTAATGAATAGCAATGGTAAAAATGTAAATTTTATAGTTGACAAGGATACAGTTTCCGACTTGAACAAAAACGAAATTGAAACGATAAAAAAAAGATTGGATAAATAAAATGAACTTTGGAAACGTTGGCGATAGATTTAGCAACCCAATATTGAATGGAACTAAATCTACATTTCAATTTTTACAACCTCAAGAAAATATAGATAATGAAATTACGAGAAAAAGTTTACAAAATCGAACGGATGAAATCGATTACTACGATCAAATGTTTCCCAGAGGATCTAATCCAATGGCACCGAAACACAATTTCGTACGATTCAAGAAAATGTTTGAATTGGGAGATGTTGTTGGACCGATGAATTCAGCAATCAAGAGAGAAAACCAAAAACGTATAGATTTGGGAGCGTATGACAATCCCGTTTCAGTTTCAACGAATGAAATTTTTCCCGAAAAACAAATTACACCATTAGAAATTCCGCGGAGATATAAAGCAAATCCTGAAATTTCTACGCAATTTCAACATTTTTATCGTGATGAAGATATCCGAAATATTGGCAAATTGGTAAATTATAAAACAAAGAAACAACAAAATGTTTCTGTTAATTTCGAAACGTTATCTCAAGGAAGTGGGGATATACGAACGCTTGGTAAATCTCTCATTTACAAACAAAAAGCAAATCCCATCATTTACAGAAATCCACAAGCATTCAATCAAAACGAAAGAGTGGATGTAAATTACAATCAAAAATCTTGTCGTAAAGAGAAAAATTTAGCAATCAATACACGCGGAGATTTTAGTGCTCGTGAAAAGTTTTTCGATCGAACAGTTGCACCGAAACAACATATTCCTGAAATCAAATACGAATTGCATTACGAAACACCGGTGCAAAGTGGAAGAGAGTGGTTGGTGAAAGATGCAAAACGAAATCCTGAAAAGGTAGGACTTGTTTTTAGTCGTCAGATGAACGACTAAATCCATATTGAAAAATCAATATGGATTTGTTTATATTTTTCACATTTCATTTTCGGCTGCTTGCCTTCGTTGTATTTCTGATTCAACATCAGATGATCCCACCCCTCTTTTATTGACTTGTCTAACAACACCCAGTTCCTTTGCGAAAGCATCCATCTCTTCTTCGGTGGTATTATCTGAAAAGCTATCTTCTTTTGGTTTTTCATCTTCATTTCTGGAAACTTCTCTAAATTGAGAAACTTGTGGAGATTGTTGATTTGGTTTTGAAATTTCTTTACAAATAAAATTTACCCATTCGTAAATTTCATCATCTTCTATGATTTGCCGAGTTCCATCAAAATAATTTATCACCAAAACCGGAACGATATAAATTTCATTAGAAGATAAAATTTTCTTGACAACATCATTGTCAACTGACATGATTGACAATCCCGTTACCATTGGTAAATCAAATGAAAGATTTTGTATATATGAAATGATTTCATTCGACTTTCGCGAATGTTTTGAATAAAATAAAACGCAAGATTTTCTTTCCATTTTATATTTAAATTTGGATTATATATAAATTTTTTATCATTTGAAAAAAATTATATTAACTAAGAAAAAAATGCCAAATTCTTTTGCAATGAGATCAACTTTAAAATCGAAATGTAACTGTGGTAAGGTTTACCGCGAGCTCTCATCCAAGATTGATGAGAAATTTGCTCAAGTTACACAATCCACCCCAACAACAGCACCCGTAGCTGCAGCCGTCACAACACCAAAACCAAAGATCCATGAACGTCGTGTTGTTCAGGTATTCACTCCACGAAATGTTACAAAACCCGTTTCGCTGGTAAATGAAATAAATTCTGAAGCAGTTCCTTTGACGACTTTGGATAAGAAGCTCGTTACGATTCCCGCAAATGCCATCATTGACCGAATTGAATATTTTGGAACAAACAATTTTGCAACCAAGGGAAATTTCTCAATTGGGCTTGGACAGTTTAATGGAAACATCATGGTTCCTCTGATCGAAAATGGTACATCCGCAATTGCCAATGAAAAGGTTGGAGGATGTAGAGATTTCATTTCATCATCTTCCGATGGAAAGAATAACAAGTCTGTGGCACTTTTTGAAAGTTTTGTCAACATTACCACAGACAGCCCAATCACCAGTGGGTTCCTTCAGGTTGTGATTGAATATCACGTAAAAAACACAACATTTTAATTTCATTGACAGAGTAACCTGAATTTCTAAAATATATTTAAAGAACCATAATATGTGATAAAAAATGAAGAAAAGAAATATTGAGGAAGAAATTACCAAGCTGTGTACTCTCGTAAATGCTCTTGAAAAGGTTGCTCCACAGAAAACCATCAATGGTATTTTAAAGCAGATTCAGAATGTAAAAAAGTGTGTTAAACCCATCAAAGGACACAAGCAGCGTAATCCGAATCAAAATAGTGGTTTGCTTAAACCTAGTAAGGTGAGTAAGGAAATGTGTGATTTCGCAGGATGGAATGAGCAGGATTTGCATTCGAGGGTAGAGATTACAAATTCCGTTTGTGATTACATTCGGGAAAACAATCTTCAAAAGGATGGAAACAGAAAGTTTATCATTCCCGATCAAACTTTGGAAAGGATTTTGAGATGGGAGGGTGAATCTGAAATCATCCCAATTGAACAAACTGATGTACTCGGGCAATTCCAAATTGACGAAACTCTAATCAAGGGAAAGAAGAAGGAAAAGTATTTCAACAACTCTACACTTAGAGATTCAGAGGGTAACATCATCGCAAAGTTCCAAAAGTCTACTCGCGTCGGAGATGGTTTGTATGATTTGACTTTCGATAAGGATGTTTCTTTTGACGAATCTGAAAAATATTTCATCCACATTCCACTAACATATTACAAGATCCAATCCCTGATTGGTGTTCATCTTTTGTAAATTGAAATTGTATAAATTTCCTATCCCCCAAAGGATAGGAAATCAAAACAAATTAAAACACAAGGAATGGGGGATAGGGGTGTTGGTACACCACCCTTACTCCATCTTCAGACTATCAAAGTCGGGTGTTGTTCCCGGCTCCAAATTGATGATGGATTCCACAAGACGGGTATAGTACTCTTTATTTTCAACATTTGTCATGAATTCAGAATCTTTGTAGTTTTCAAAGAATTTTTTCTTTTCATCGTACAAATATTGATAGTACTCTTTTTCGGTTTCATTCTTTCTCATGTCTCTGAAAAGCGAGAATCCGTTCAATTCAATCAGAGTGTAAAGAAGAGCTTCTAAATCACCCTTTCTACTGTATTGTCCAATCTCCGCTTCACGAGCTCTGTATCTTGGGGTTCCCTCCCCAGCATATTTTCCATCAACCAACATTTCCTTTTCAACGGTGATGCGTTTTCCGATTCCAAAGTCTACGAGGATAAAGTTGTCATTTGAATCAACCATAATATTGCCGGGTTTGATATCCCTATGCAAAATCATGTGTGAAGACAAAGTTTTCAGATTCTCAAGCATTTGGTTTACAAATTTCTTTTCAAATGTTTTGGGATCGTTCTTTTCACAAAATGAAATCAAATCCATCTTGTATTTTGGAAGGACAATGAAATATTCCTTCTTTCCCTCAATCTGAAGTGTGCCAAAATCTGCAAGCTTGGGAATTCCTTTGTTGTCACCTTTGATTCTCTGATATAAATTGCGTTCACAAAATATTCCAGAGTCAAACTTTGCAAAAGGATCACCCAGCTTGATGACAAGGTTTTCATCCTCTTCAACCTCATACACACCACCGTATCCTCCAGAACCAAGAATATTTCCAACAGTCCAAGTTGTTTTCATGGATGTTACTTTCATTCCAATCAAGGATGATGCACCCTTTTTGGCCTTTGGTTTAGGCTTGCCCCCTTCGGGCTCAGGCTTTCCCCCTTCGGGCTTGTCCCCCTTGGCCTTCCTTGGAAGAGGCTGTCTAAGTTGGTTCTCTTCAACGAGTTTGGGTTCATTCTCTTCAGAAAGAACTTCTAGGGTGCAGTCGTCAATAAGTTTTTGAATCTCTTCCTTCTTCATCTTTGAAGAAACTTTGAGATTCATTCCCTTGGCGATATCCATCAACTCGTTCTTTGTCATTTTCTTGATAATGACAGTTTGGGGTTTTTCTTCATTGGGTTTTACTTCACCGAACCCTTCAATCAATTTCAAAATTTCATCCTTTGTCATTTTGGATGACACTTTGAGATTCAGATCTTTGGCTCGCTGAAGCAAATCCCCCTTTGTTTGTTTTACTGCAGGCTTTACCACAGGCTTTACCACTGGCTTTACCACTGGCTTTACCGCAGGCTTTGGTGCCGGCTTCTTTCCATCAAAGTAGTCGTCGATAAACTTGTGCACGTCAGCCTTTTGAAGTGTAAACACTTCGCAAAGCTTGTCTGCAAAGTTTCCCAACAGTTCAATCTTTGTAATAGAAGTCATCTCTGTTACGAGTTAATATTTTATATTATTTTCAGTTTTATAGATTTCAATTTTTTACATTTCCATTCCCAGAGGGGAATGGAAATTATTTTGAAAAGAAAATATTTTCAGGAGAAAGGGAAAGGAAAGAGGAGAAAGGTCGTTTAAAAAACAACTTACTTGTTAATGTTCAGGTCGTCAGGAATTTCACATTCAAGTCCCATTTTCTTTGCAACTTCAATGTGTCTCGCTGTCAATACCTTTACACTCATAGATTCTTCTTCCATCTCTTCTTTTTCTTCTTCACAGTCGTATTCAACGTATCCGACTACAACCTTGTTCTTGTCCAGAACAAAGCTCTCGAGTTCGGTATCAACCAAATCAATGACGTCGAAATCGTGCCTTCTGTGAATCTTGTGGCGCCTCTTTTCCACGGGCTCTGCCAACCTGACTGGTGCAACATCCTTCTTCACAGATATAGCAGATGCTTCTGAATTGGTCTTCTTTTGCTTCTTTACATCAGCGTCGGATTCCTCTTCATCAGCAGATTCATCTTCCGATTCACTGTCAGAATCGATAATATTCATCTTGTTCTGCTCTTGTTCATATTTTGTAATATTTTCTATGATTTGGGCCTTGTTTCCAGATACTCCCAAACCTCGCTCTTTGGCGTAAACCTTGAGCTCAGTCAGCTTCTTCTTTGACAAATCAATCGCATCAAGAGGCGTTTGTTCCTCTCGGGGAATGGCGGTTGATCTTCCTACGGCCGACTTTTTGGGCTTGGTGGCTACAGCACCTTCTTCAGAATCTGCTTTTGCCTCAGCCTTTGCCTCAGCCTTTGCCTCAGCCTTTGCCTTTGATGGGGCCCTCTTCTTGGCAGGAGCCTTAGGAGCAGCCTTCGCCTTGGGAGCAGCCTTGGCTTTGGCGGGTGCCTTAGCCTTGGCCTTAGGTGCCTCCTCTTCATCATCAGAAAGCTCATGTTCCTTTGAGGATGAAACTTTTGAAGATGAAGCCTTTGGTTTCCCAATAGCGCAGTCAAAGTAGTCTTTGTACAGACATTCGAATTCCTCAATCTTGGGAACAGTCTCGAGATTTTCTGAGCAATACTCGAAAAATCCCCTGAGGTTTTCGAAAAGTCCGGACATAAACATTTCCATTTGAGTTGAGTTATTTTGTGACATTTTGTCTTATTTGTTAATATTATTTCGTTTTTCTTAAATTCAAATTTTCTCATCTAGTCGTCTTTGGAATTTCTCTATAAATCAAATCTCGTTTTCCAAAGTCTAAAATAATCACGCTAGTGGTGTAATTGACTTAAAGAAATTTCCAGTGTTAAAAAAGTTGATTTTCGACTTTCTATAAATATGGCTACAAAAATAACTGACAATATGTCTACAATCTATAACAATATCAACATGAATACTATCTACTCTGATGAATTCAGCGAGGATATGTTTGAAGATTTTGTTTCTGAGGATTTCTCAGAGGTGGAAAACCATCCTCTGAACAAATCCGTTACCAAGGAACAGGAGAAGCAAACAACCATCCAAGCTGTTCGTCTACACAGTCCAGTTAAGGTCTGTGATGACGAAGAGGAAGATATCATTGCTGAGGATGATGAAGACGAATTCCAGGACGAAGAGATAATCTTCGAAGAGGATGAGGAGGAAGAGGAAATCTTTGAAGAAGAAGATGCCGAAATCTCCAACACTATTCGTCTTAAGATTCTTCAGGAACAGAACAAGAAACAGCTCGAAGGACTTGGCGCTCTTGACGGAAAACTGAATTGGGTTAGCTCCCAAGAAGAACCCGAAAAGGATATCAAGTTCTCTGAGTTGTGCAAGGAAAAGAAGACCAAGCCCGTAAAGGTGATGAAAATTCCAAAATACACAAAGTACAACCCCGCCAAGATTTCTGTAGGCACTGGATTGAACGTCATCAAATTTTCTCTCTGCGACAAACTCAGAGCAGGAAACAAATGCGAAGACGATTCATGTCTCTTGTCTCACGATTTGGTTGGAAACATTTTGTGTAGAAATGTGAAAAATGGTTTTGATTGCAAACAGGGAGACAAATGCAAATTTTCTCATGATCGCTCAACAGCCATTGATGTAAACTATGGAGGATTGGACCACAAACTGATCGTTTGCAAGTTTACTCTAATGGACATGCCTTGTTCTTTCGGGGACAAGTGTAGGTTCTCACATGACAAGAATCTGGAAGTGAACAAGGATGTCATCCTCGACTTGATCAAATCAAAGAAGATGCCTTGCAAGTCCGCTTCACTTGGAATTGAATGCAGGTTTGGGGATAGATGCAAGTTCTCTCATGATATTCCTGTTGTTGAAAAATCTTCAAAGTCGGTTCTTTGCAAATCTATTACCATGGGGATTCAATGCAAGTTTGGAGACAAGTGTAAATTCTCTCACGAGAATCCATTTGCCAAAATTCTTTGCAAGTCCGTCACCATGGGAATTCCATGCAAATTTGGAGATAAATGTAAATTCGCTCATAGCAAGAGGGAAATGAGGACTCCGATGGTGACAGCCCCACAGGTTTCGGCCCCAAGGATGTCAACACCACAGGTTTCACCTTCCAGGGTGTCTCCAGTGGTTTCCCGTTCTCCTACCCCTTCTCGTTCAAGAACCCCATCCGTTTGTTCCGAATCTTCAGATTCCGACAAGAAGAACATTCTGTGCAAAAACATTTTCAACATTGAGAATGGTCAGATTGTTCAATTGAAGGACAAGGTTTGCAGATTTGGAAACAAGTGTGTATTTGCTCATTCCAGGATTGAAGTTGAAAACAAAATCAAGTCAAATTTGGAAATGTTCAAGTGCTCTTATCAGGATAGTAAGACAGGATGTCTTGGAATAAGGATGTCCTTTGTCTACAAGAAGGATAAGGATGGTAAGGAACGCAAGACAAGATGTTATACAAACAATGGAAATAGAAAATGCTACAAGATCCACACAAACGAGCGTGTGACTGACTTTATCGTCCGCACACAATCCAAGTAGATTAAGTAGTATATTAAGTACTAACATTTTAGATTTACTTTTAGATTTAATCGTAGACTTAATCGTAGACTTAATCGTAGACTTAATCCCAGTTGAATGAAATATATCCTCATTTGACTGGGCGGCACAACTAACACAATATATAATCTCATCACATGTAAATGTGCCGAGATTGATTTTATAAAAACATTACATTCGAGACCATTTGAAAACATTACTCGCTTTTACATCTCCAATTTTATCAGTTTTACGATTTGCCAACACACTGATTGCAAACGTATTTCGATTGATATTATTACGAAGTTTTATATGCAAGTTTTGAAGATAGTCTATTGCCAACTTCAAATCTCTTTTATATTGGGAATTTTTACCACGATACGCATTCTTTTCATCAAAGTACAATCCGGTTTCAACATTTAAAACCTCGCCTTCGTATAGCTTGTTCATCATACTAAATTTTGACGAAATTATGGGATAGATAATATCGATAGCCTTGTTGTCTAACCCAACGTGATGTAAAGTACCAACATCTCTTACGGATGGTTTTGAATAGACGGGTTTTAATTTGTAAATGTATGCCAACATTTCAGTTGTGGGATTTGACAACATGTTGTACGTATTTTTTATATCATCCGCAAACGCCATCAACCAAGATCTCAACCAAATATTTTCCGAAATACTAGACAGGGAAGATAAATGTATATTGGGAATCTGATCATTTCTATATTCATATCTCATATGTTCCAAAAACAAACCCATTGAATTTTGCCCCTTGTTATCATTTCCCATACCAAGAACGGGATCAGATCTATCACCCCACACTAAATGAGCATCACGAGTATATCTTAAAAGAACCGCAATGGTGGGATATGTTTGTAATTTCTTGTTTGTGGCAATTTCTCCATTACGTTGCATTGTAAAATTTATCCAATCTGTTTTTATTTTCTTGTACGCTTGTTTAAGATCCGAAATTGATTGAAAAGCGTTCACGTCAGCGGTTTCAATTCCGGGTGAGTAATTTATATCAACTAAATTTTGTATCATTTGAGCAAATGCGTAATGAACTACGGATCTGTAATCCTTTCCATCGACTTTGACATTTTCCATATATTCGGGTAAAAAGGGGTCATTGTCAGAAATATAAACCTTGTCAATATTCAATTCTGGATAGAGCATATTTTTATTAAGCTCTTCGTACGTTTTTCCAATATTCTCCAATGTCAAATCGGGAGTGAATTTCAATCGATTGAAAATGTGATCGTTTTCATTTTTCCCATTCAGATATAAATCATACAACTGATTTTTGTAAATTTCAACATTTTTCTGTATATCCATTTGCTGTTTCTTTGCCAATTCGTACTGAGATGGATCTACATCGGGATATTCCGTTTCCAAAATATAATTTAAAACCACGTCGAGTAAATGATCTTTGAATTTATTCAATTCGACTTGCCAAAGTTTTTCTCTCAAACGGAATTTTATGATTGGAACGATATAATTTATATTGAGATAAATTTCATCATTGAGTGGAATTTCTTCTCTGGATGTAGTTTTATATTTTCTCAAATTAACGTAATCTGTCATGTCCAGAATAGAAGATGGATCTTGTTTCAATTTATCCTTTACACCTTGAATGACACCCAAAACTTCTGATCTAGGATATTCTTGTTTGGTTTTGGGATCGAAAACAAAATCTTTATTTTGAAGTCGTAAATTGTTTAGCAATGACAAAATGTCTTTACGATTCAAAACTAGTTGCTTTCCTCTCGTTTCGTACAATCTTGCTCTGAGTGCGGGATTTTGTGCAAACCTTTCGGACAACCCCTTCAAGATTGCCCTGTTGTAAATTTCATTATCCTTCAACATGTGGAAATGTGTCATGTTTGTATATACATTTCGCTGTAAATTTTCACTCATTTGCTGTCTATAAACTTCATCCTTGAACATGTTTACAAATACGTATTGATTAACAGTTTTCCACGTACCCCGTTTGAAAGCATATTTCGCTTCTGGAATTTCGGTTGATCCAATTGAAAAATCTGTAATTGCCTTGTTACTTAAAAGCCCAAATGGCTGTGCCGAGGGGCTCAAGATTGTAATGGTGACTTTATTTTCCATTTTTTATAAAAATGATATTTTATTCAAAGATTGAAAAATTGATTCCGCCAAATTTAGAAATATAGAGAAAAGTATCGCATTTTATGCAAACTTTCCAAACTGTAAAGCACTGAGCAAAATGGCACCACAAATCCCTGTTGTGATTCCTTTTGTGAAGATGGTGGTTCCTGAGAGCTGGGCATTGTACAACTATGTACCTTGTGCCACTTTCAAGGATCTCGCCGCCAAGCAGCAACCGTTTGATCTTAAGGATTTCATTTCCAAGGATACAATTGAAAATGTATCCCTGCGATCTGAAATCGAGAAGAAAGAAAATGTAGATCAAGTTGAAAAGGAGCCCAAAGTGGAAACCGAACTCAAAACCAGCCCCAAAACCGACAACAAGGAAGTTGAGGCAATGTTTGAGGAAATGGTGACTGCTCTGGGAAAACTGTCAATTCAATATGACGAGCCTATGGAAATTGACGAAGATGAGATTTTCTACTCTGATGGAGAATATCCTGAAGAGATCTTTGGAGACGACTTCATTCCAATTGATCCTGAAGATGGCGAACCTGTTTTTGACCAAGACAGGGAACTCGTTTACAGGAGATATTATGAACACGACTTTGAAGAAGAGATCCTCAGAGACGGAGATGAGTTTTTCAACCAAGCTGGACAACTCGTCTTCTTCCTTGACTTTGGCATTGAAGTTGATGGATATGATTCAGGATATGACGCCAGTTATGATTCTGATGACGAGTACGAGGACGACTTTGAAGTAATCAACGAGTAAGTTGGATTTGTTTCTTTTTCAGCAAAATACAAATTTGAACTTGGTTCAAATTCGTTACCCAGTGGGGTAACGAATTTTATAAAATATGAAAAAATATCTCATATGAAATATATGGAAAATAACGAACATGGAACGTATTGAAATCTCAAATGAAATCATTACGCTTGAACCAAAATACTTAAACTCTGATATTATAGAAAATATTGAAAATGAATTGAAAAAGAAAAAGATTGGAAATTGTATGAAAAAGTATGGAATTATAAAAAAAATCACACTCGATAAAAGTAAAATACTTCAACATAATCCTGAAATTTCTATCATTGACGGTTGTGTAAAGTTTTCAGTTTCATATACAATTCATTCCTTTTTCCCGAAAAAAGGAAATTTTTATATGTCAAAACGAATTTTTGTCATCAACCAAATGAATATAACTGGGGCTGTTGCCACGATTGAAGAAATTTCAAAAGAAAATCTATTTCAGATTTATCTGACAAACGGTTCAGTTAAAAACGATAAATTTATTTTTCAAGATTGCAATTGTAAATTAAAAGCCGGTGTTCAAAATGAGGTTGCGTTAAATATAATCGTTGATTCTGTGGAATATTATGAACGGAAATTTAGAGTAACTGGAAAACACGTTCATTGAAGATTTATATATATATTTTTTTAAATTTCTATACAATTTTTTTGTATAGAAATTTCTATAAATCCTTTTCTTTTTTTAGTGTAGATCTTTGGAAAAAATTTGTTTTTCTCCTATAGACAAATATACGATATAAAAACAAACATGGGTATCAAACATTTCTTCAGTTGGTTAAAAAGAAATGAAGATCTTAAACGAGTCATTTCAAAAACTAAACCTCAAAATGTTGATCATTTAATGATTGACATGAATGGGGTTATACACGAAGCGGCTCAGAAAATCTTCAAATATGGAAAATATGCGCCGTTGAAGGCAAATGTAATCCTCCCAAGAAGAAAACGAGTCCAAAACCAAAATAAAAAGATTACCAAGCAAATGTCAAAAGAGGAATACAACGAAGCTATTGAAAAAGTGTACGAGTGTGTCAAATCAATCGTACACGATTTGATAAAAGACATGAATCCGAATAAAACCATTTATCTCGCAGTTGATGGACCGGCACCCAAATCAAAACAAAATCAACAGAGACAGAGACGTTTCAAAGCCGCCAGAGATGGTGGTGGCAACGCATCTTTTGATTCAGTAAATATAACTGCTGGAACTAAATTTATGGAAAACATGTGCAAACATATTGAAAATGAAAAGTGGACTTCTGATAAAAATATCAAAGTAATCACATCTGGTCATTTACAGCCCGGAGAAGGAGAACACAAACTCGTCGTCTGGGCGAGAAAGCAACTCAAACAAAATATAGATTGGAAAGAACATACGTTTTGTATCGTAGGAGCTGATGCGGATTTGATCTTGTTGGGTGGAACGTTGGAATGTAACAACGTTTTCATCATGAGAGAAAGTGAAACGAAACACTCATTTCATTTCATTGATATTGGCATGTTTAAAAAACTTTTGCCAATAGATATTGAAGATTTAATCGTATGGAGTTGTTTCATTGGAAATGATTTTTTACCACCAATCCCATCTCTTGAAATAAAAGAAAGCTATCCTGAAATTGGAGCTTTGGATTTCTTTTTCGAACAAGGACAATCTCTCATTTTGAACAAGGAACTGAAATTGCTAAACTTTTCGGCTATACGCAAAATATTGACAAAGGTTGTGGAAAGAGAACAGAGTATCATGGAAGCGAGAGCCCAAGATGGGGATAGATTTGAAAATCCTTTGTGGAAAGGTGATGTGAAAAAATATAGAAAAACTTTTCACGAAACAAAATTGAAATCGACAGATTCTCAACAGCTCGTTTTGGATTACATGAAAACGGTGTATTGGGTTTACTTGTATTACACTCGCGGGATACCATCTTGGGATTGGTATTTTCCACACAGCTACGGACTTCACGCGGATAAATTTGTAAAACACATGCCAGTTGAATATTGCGCATTTAAATTCCCCAAATCACAACCGTATCATCCACACGAACAGCTTTTGTGTGTTGTGCCACCAACCGGAAAATCTGTAATTCCAGAATATTTACACGAAGCGTTTGATTTCATCATTGGCAAATCCACAACGTTTGAAACCGACGTGATTGGAAAACGTCAGGAATGGGAGGCAACGGTTATCGTAGATGTTATAACTCCTCACTTGAAAAAGACGGATTACGTTGATGTTGTCTAAATTGAAGTTAAATCTCGTTAAATTCTATATCTTTTTCAAGATATAGAATAAAACACTGGAAAATTCTAGCGAGACCGAAACGATCTTAGGATATTGAAAATATAGAAAAAATATGGCGGAATCAGTAAACATTATGAATGTAAATGACGATTACAAATTCAATGAAACTAGATTGGCATTGGGAACTTCAGATGTTAACCTTCTTGATATATTTCAATATATTCAAGCCGTCAAATTCGAGATTGATACGTTCATGTTGGATAAATTTTGGCAATGTGTGAACGAAAATCGTTCGGCTTCCATCAGCCGAACGATTTTAAATTGGTTAGGATATGAAAACAAACATGAACATGACAGCAAATCTCATTTTATAGAACTTTTAAAATCCCATAATATTGAATATACTCCAAACACACAGATTCAGATTTCTCAAAATATCCCGAATTGGTTGAGGAAGCAGAAACCCTTTCACAAAACGCGTTGAATAAAAAGCAATGGATCATCATGGGTTCTGAGGATTTCAAGGAAATGGTAATGTGTCTGCGAACAAAACGTGCGGGTGATATCAGAAAATATTATCTCGCCGTTGAGAAACTTTTCAAGATGTATTGCGAATACACACACCATTTCAATCGCAGGAAACAAGAACGCGAGTTGCGAGCCGAGATCGAGAAAAAACAAAAAGAGGTTGAGAAAAAAGATACCAGGATTGATGACCTTTTGAAGGAAATCAGAGATGAAAAGAAATTAGCAAAGGATAGATACGACGCTCTGATGGGTGAACACGCTCAAGCAAATGAAGATAGAGAACGTATCATGAACGATCTGAGAGCCGTGAGAAGGGTAGCGGCTCCATATCCAGACAATGAAGGGGATATCGATATGATCGCAATCGTCAAGATGTCACCTCATTACGTTTGGTCTCCTGACGATCCTGGATACTATCGCAGAATTCACGCGATTGCCGTTCGAATTCAAAAGAAATCGTTCAATGCGAGATTGAACAATATCAAGCGCGCAGGAAACGGTACAAATCAAAACGCGAAGGTTTTGGTTTCATTTGAAAGCCCAAATTCGATTGGGTTGTTTGCGAGATTAAAGGAATCGTATTCAGACATGTTTGAATTTGAATCCCCCGTTGGTATCAGATACGAAAATGAACAAGATCTCGTAGATGCCGTAAACGAAATCCATCGTTCACGAATGGGATACCCACCAACAAACGCGTAAATTCATTTCATATCTTGAAAAAGATATGAAATTTACTCGACGATCAGATAAAGGGGTCTGGATGCCATATTGTACGGAATTGCTCCTCCGTAATTCGTTTGATTTACTTTGAAATTATTTTTGTTTTCACGAATGTTTATAATCAAAAAATTGTTCATTTTCTCAAGATTTTCATTCAATTTCTTGTCGCGAATATATTCAGCAATCTTGATTCCATTGTGAAAAAGGAAAAATGAGGGAACGGATGTAATTGGATTGTTTGATTCCAAACTCATTTTGTGTAATTTGAGATTGTCTTGAGCTACATCCATGTACTCGAACTTTACTCCGCGAATTTTATTTTTTAGATTTTCAAAGATGGGTTTCAAACCTCTACACATTTTACACTCGGGAGTGAAAAAGAAGATGAACGAAAACCCATTCTCGTTCTTCTTGATTAGATTTCTATTTGAGTCGATACCGAAATCATGAGTTGTCAAAAACATTTCGATTTTTTTTAAACGAAGAAAAAACTTAACTCTTTACGGTTTGGGTTAATTTCTCCTTAAGGGTCAAATTGTAATAAAGGGTTAACCCTTTTGTGTGAATTGCAAGATCAATAAAATGACGAAAAATATACCCATTTTTACAAACAAAAAGTAAAGTTCTGATTCAAATGGAGCTATTTTCAAAATGGCTTGATTTACGATTGGTAAATTTAATACAACGAATGCAAGCGTTGGAATCAAGATTTGCATATAATTTATTTTTTTTGAAGAAGAACCCGGTTGTCCTTGTTCGAACAAACTGTTTATTTTACTCAAATCTTCTTCGGAAACCATTTCATTTGAATGTGGCAAATTTTTTATTTCATCCATTTTATATTATAAGTAAACATTTGTTTCTTCTTTTTGAAAAATATTTACAACTGGAAACATTTTCACAACACCCTTTTTCACGTAAAAAATTTTATTCATGAAATTTTTATATTGCTCGCGTGTCATGTGTCCACCGTAATCGGTCATCAGACTTTTATCGGGGGCTGGTTGTATGGTAACGGGTGTCATTTTTCCCCTCACATCACAGAGCAATTGAGCCAAAAGGTAATGACTATGTTTATATGTCATGTCTGTTTTCTCCTTTTCATTAATGTACGATTTTACACAATTGAATGAACAAAACAGTCCATCGGTTGAATATATCTTTTCACCGTTTGGATATGAAACGCCAATTGGACATCCCAATGGATCACGCTCAATTGAAAGTGTACACCACCAACATTTATATTTTCGATTTTTCATTATTTTGGGAGAGAGTAAAATATATTTGAATACAGATTTCGTTTCAAAATCTAAAACCTTTTCAGAGTATGGAAATAAATTTTCATTCATTTTAGAAAGATAGATACAATTTTTATTTTGAAGTGAATAAAAATTTAAAGAAGTTTCTTTTTCAAATAAAAATATGTCAACAAAAAGATTTTTACCAGATATTGAAATGAATGAAATTTATAAAGAAACTGTTTACCCGCTAACCAAACAGGGTGGTAAGAACATTTCAAAAAATTGTATCGTTAAATTTATTTCCACAATGATCTTTTTGGGATTCCTGGCTGGAAGCACAACTCTTGGTTTCTCAATGAACATTGTTGGTACAAATCATGTCGGATATTATCAAAACGAAACTGGATATTTCAACCCAGGAACTTATTTCCAATTTCCTTGGGTGAAGGAAAAGATGCACATTGTTGCTATTGGTGATCGAACGCTACACCTGGACGATTTACACGTAACGATAAATGGTTCGGTGTACGAGATTGATAGAGTAAAGGTTTCTTATAACGTTTCATCCGTGGACACATTTGTCAGATCATTGAAAAAGCACACACCGGGATATACATTTGAACCAGAAATTCGCGAGGTTGTCAAATCCGAAATCGAATACCTGAGTAAGGATGAGCTTTTCGCGAAAAAGGAATTCGAAGATGATATTCCAATGTCTGATTATGGAATAACAGTAAGAGAGATCAAAGTTTCATATCAAATAAAAAAAAAGCCGCAAAATGAATTGATACCTAGCGCAATCCCAACGGTTCCAGAAATCATCACACCCAAACCCACTACTACATCCAAACCAACCACTACCACTACACCCGAACCTCCAACTGAAATCCCAACCGAACCTCCAACTGAAATCCCAACTGAATTCATTGAAATGGAAAATGTAACATCTGAAATGGATCTTGAAGATTCTGAAATATCTCCAATGGAAAATGTAACAGAACCAATTGAGATCCCAATTACAACCACCACAGAACCTCCAACCACCACAGAACCTCCAACCACCACAGAACCTCCAACCACCACAGAACCTCCAACCACCACAGAACCTCCAACCACCACAGAACCTCCAACCACCACAGAACCTCCAACCACCACAGAACCTCCAACCACCACAGAACCTCCAACCACCACAGAACCTCCAACCACCACAGAACCTCCAACCGAATCCATTGAAATGGAAAATGTAACATCCACCACAACCGAATCCATTGAAATGGAAAATGTAACATCCACCACAACCGAATCCATTGAAATGGAAAATGTAACATCCACCACAACCACAGAACCTTCAATTCCCACTGAAATCCCAACAGAATCAATGGAAATGGAAAATGTAACATCTGAATCAATTGAGATCCCAAACACAGAAATGGTGGTAGAATCAGACCCTTCACTTGAAATCCCAACCACCACAGAACCAACCAATGTAACAGAAATCACAACAGAACCAATTCCAATGGAAAATGTAACATCCGAAATGATCGAACCCACAGAACCTTCAATTCCAATGGAAATCCCAACAGAATCAATTCCAATGGAAAATATAACATCTGAAATGATCGAACCCGTGGAAAATGTAACATCTGAAGTAACATCTTCCATTCCCACTGAAACACCAATCACTGAACTTCCTTCTGAATTTCTTTTAGATGATGGATCTGGAATTTTAGACGAAGGATCTGGAATTTCTGAATTTCTTCCTCTGAACGAAACGAGTGAAATGGAACCCGAATATATTCGTGCATAGAAATATTTTGTCAGTTTAAAAATATCAAAACCCTAAAGGGTTTTGATATTGTACTTGGATTAAACCTTGTAATGAAATCTCTACTATTTCCTTATGAATAAAAATTTTAAGGTAAACAATATGGAAATTTACCCAGAAGGTTACATATATATGATTGAAAACAATTTCGATTCAAAAATATATATTGGATACACAACCATTCCCGTTGAAGAAAAATTTATTCAACATAAAACTTCGACAAACAATAAAATGCCATTTCATGTATTCATGAAAACCCATGGTCCAGAGAATTTTTCCGTGAAATGTTTACATACCGCAACAAATGTATCAATTTGTGATTTGCAAATTCTGGAGAGATCTTTCATCAAAGATTTAAATGAATTGAATCAAAACCAATTGATTCCAGATGATTTGAAAAAATCTCGGGAAAAAATTTTTGAATACGAATATCCAGAAATCACTCTTGAATATATTTTGGAAATTACAAAAGATTACGATAAAATTTTACAACCAAACGATTTCATAAAATTTATTTTTCCTGATGATGTAAATGTTGGAAAAATTATAGATGGTTTTAAATCATCAGGAAAGGTAACGAAACAAATTTTGGATTGGTTGGGTTGTGAAAAATCGTCATTTCTCAAACGATTGGCATCTCACAATATAGAATTTAAATTGATTGATGATGACATTGTAATGGATTTTCAAGATTTTAAAACAATATCCATATGTTTGAAAACAAAACGATCAAACGACATCAGAAATTATTTTCTCTCTATTGAAAAACTTTTCAACATATATCAAGAATATGTGCTATATTGTGAAGAGTTTGGTTTGAGGGAGAGGAATATGATTGACGATTTGATAACGGAATTGAAAGAATATAAGGAACGCACCGAGAAAACTCAAGAAGAATATGAAAGACGATCAAAAGATGAACGTAGAAGATTGGAAAGTAAATATAATAAAATTTTGAAAAATGGCGAACAGATGTTAGAATACGCTGAAAAGGCCGAAGAGGATAGAATTCAGACAATGAATGATATGAACGTTGTGAGAAATGTAATATCACCTCAACCAAATCGAACAAAATTAAATAAATTGGGAATTGTGAAAATGTCTCCCAGATACGTTTGGGCTGAAGGGGATCCGGAATATTTCAAACATATTAACGCAGTCGTCGTTAGAACGCAAACGAGCGGTTTCAATTCACGTTTGACTAAAATAAGAAATGCTGGAAATGGTACAAATAGAAGAGCAACAGTTTTATTTGAAGTAGAAATGGCTGATGCAATCAACCTTTTTGCTAAACTGAGGGAAATGTATTCGAACGTATTCAGATTCGAACCCCCATTTGGTATAAGATATAGAAGAGATGAAGATCTTGTCGGAGCCGTGAGACGAATTTGTGGAATGGATGTGTAGATTTTCATATCTTTTTCAAGATATGAAAAAAAAGAAAGAAATTTACATAGACAGTTTCTTTTCAAGATTGAGATATGATATTTTCAGGTTGTTTGTTTCAATCCTATCTTTGATTTGGGGGAGATTTGGTGGAGACCAGGTGATAGTTTCAATTTCTTCAGGAATGTTATCACATTTGAAAAGACTACGAATCCTTTCATGATTTAAGATTGAGATATCCAATTTGGCTTCATTATTTCCAATCGCTTCAATTGACTCATGCTTTTTAATAAAACCATATGATTTTACAGGACCCACTCGTGGAATATTGTTGTTGAAATCAGTTCCGCACATGATACAGAAATCCAACCAACTCGATTCAGTCAATCCCAATTCGCGAAGAATATCTTCCAATTTAATTTCACAAAATTCTCCTCGTCTGAAATCTATATTGTTAATCATGACTGGAACTCCTGCCGCTAAAACATCCGTATCCTTTGTGAAAACGGCCTTTGCGTAATTTTGTTTTACGAGTTCTACGCATAAAATTTCAGCTTCACCTTCTGCTGTTATACTGGGGATGCCAAACAAATTCAAAACATTTCTCAATGTGTCAAAATCTTCAGATGTTACATTTACGATCCCATTTTCCAATTTCTTGATGTACGAGTCAATCGTTTTCACACTCGGAGGTTTCGATTCAACACTTTTAGTTTCACTTTTCACTCGTCCTTTCAAAACAATCTTGGTTTTTGTATCTGCTACAATTTTGGTTTCATACGTTTCTTTTAGCAAATCTGACAAAATTCCAGTTTGTGAATAAATTTCAAAACCTTTCTTCAATGCATTTACTCTATTCACGAGATCTTGAGATTTCTGATTTCTCTTTTTCTTTTCATCGCTCTTTTCTGGAGGAGAAGTTCCATCAAAAACAAACAGTGGATTTATATTTCTACTCATAAGAGCAGAAATGAAATTCATGATTGCTTCTTCCAAAGCCTGTTTTTGAGTGGCCTTGTAAACCCATATAAAAAGGGATGTATCAATTGCAATTGTTTCATTTGTATATTCATTGAATGAGACATTTTTCTCAATTACAGTTTCAAAATTCTCAATCTTGGATTTAAGAAAAGCTCTTAGTCCTTTGATACCCATGTTGATTTATTTTTGTCATTTCTTTTATATGTCTGTTTAATCAAATATTTTTCAATAAGAGTCAACTGGTAACAAACCCAATAGATCATCCAAATTGTACATGGAACCAATCAGTGAATTTATATTAGAATTGAGTTGTGTAAACATTTCCACCAATTCCTTTTTATCTGATGTATATTTTGAATCCTTGAGGTAAAATAGTAAATCTTTGAATCTGTTGAAATCGCAATGCATTCCCGCAACAATTTCAATCATTTTTCGTTTATCCTTTTTCAACAAAGCTTTTATATGATCAAACGATTCCTTGTGTTCAAACGTGTCAATTAAAATTTCAAAATCGTCATTCATTTGACCCATGTCAGTTCTGAAATCATGCCATTTCGTTTCAATTTCCGAAATTAAATCTTTCAAAACTGTCATCATTCCCATTTTCTTTACAAAGGGATCGGATTCCATGAGACGTTTACACATTCGGGAGAAAGTGAAGGTGATGATTTACAAGCTCTGAAAATAGACGGATCTACGCAACCAACCGAAAATATTGATTGGAATAGCGAAAAGATTGTAAATTTAAAAGATCCTGATGACGAAAACGACGCAGTTACCAAAGTGTACGTTGATAACAGTTTTGCATCACGAAAAAAATCAAAAATAGAATACAATACATTTATCCAATCTGGAAATGAGGTTACGATTGATACATCGACAAATCCCAGATGGTTGTACATTTTATGTTGGGTTAAATTGAAAAATTATCATCACTCTACTATCTTATTTAGAAACGATGTTAGAAAAAGATTTAATTCAAAAAGAAACATTTCGCGTATAAATATAAACGAGGCGCTTGGACAAGTCGATTCCACATTCATCTTGATGGGTGATGTTAAAATAGAAAATATGACCATCGATTCTGTAACTATACTTGTTGAAAATTTTGGTAAATATAATACCACGCTCCCCATTACATTTACAGCATTTGATAACGATCCCGAATTCGGTGTTGAAAAAATTGTAATTGTGTAAATACATATCCCCCCGGGGATATGTATATTTTTCTTTTGAAAAATATAACTAGAAGAAACCGTATTTGCTTTCATCATCAGAATCTCCAAAGGATCGGTAGTTGGCCGATCCATATTCATCATCTGAATCCGATTCAGAGTCGTCTGAATCGTAGTAACACGATCTTGGCTTAATCTTCTTGTCCAAAATGTTTTCATTCACAAATTTCAGATGGGTTTCTTTTTCTTCATCAGAAATCATTCCCAAGGCGTGGACCTTGTTAATCTTTTCCATGAGAAATTTGAAAGTCCAATCCAAAATCATGTTCTTGTCCTCATTGTACAACTTGTGCAAAAACTCACAGGAATCATTTCCATATTCCTGATGAGATAGATCACAGGGGTGGACGAATCCACGTTCTCCATTCGCACACGTGTCATTGATTTGAAACATTCTTGAAAAGAGTAGGATGATTACGTATTCACAGATGTTGTGATATGACATTCTGCAAATATCGTCAATGGTAATCATTCTACACTTTTCAATACAATAGTATCTATTTTCCATAAAAGACACTATGTCGGGGAGTCCAATTTCAAACTGCTCCAGCAGGCTTGAAATCCTCTCCGAACCCAGGTTGTAGAACACAAAGGTTTGGCCGTTATGATCAGACATGATGTCTAGCAATTTGTATCATATTTTCAGTTTTTTCCAATTCAAGTTTATTGGCTCTTTCCGGAACAAATTCAAAAATAAATTATATAGAGTTAAAACAAAATATACATTTTTCAAAATGGGTGAAATTATTGTAGAAAAAGTTGCAAATGAAAATTTTGAAAATTATTTTCCAGAACACAAAAAATTTATTCCAATGCCAATACTCTATTTAGAGTTGCTGGAAAACAAATTGAAAGTAAAACCACAGCTTTTAAACAAATCGTACAAACCCCGTCCAGCCCCGGTATCGAAAAGTAGCGGTTCTCAATTTGATTTGAGAAGAGAAATAAAAAATACCACACGCGAATCCTCACGTGTACAAGAATCTACTCAAAGAGAATCTTCTATACGAGAATCGTCTCGTGTACGTGAAGAGTCTTCGCAAAAAGAAGATGCGTCGGAATTTGTGGGATATTACGAAAGACGCGATGAAAGAAGAGAAAGACGAGAAGAAGAGAAACCTGAAGAGGAAGACAAATCTCACGAAGAAATATCTCAAGAGGATAAATCTCATGAAGAACCTCGCGAAGACCCTCAAGAAGACAAACCCCGTGAAGAAAAATCTCATGAACCCGTTGAAGATGACGATGAATATTCCGATCCCATACAAAATAAATTAAATTTACTTTTTGGTGAAGATGAAGACGTAAGTGCAACAAGTCGTCACCATCAACCACCATCATTTGACGAATTACGTCAAAAGAAGGTTGTAGATGTTGCAGATTATCCAAAATTTATCGAAAATGAAACAGAAGAAACTGTAAAAGAACGAAATGCATTGTTTTTCAAATATGAGGTTTTGAAACGAATGCATCCCAACGCCAATATCCCCGAATGTAATTTCTATTCAGATCCTAAAATCATGGCAAAGAAATACGACATGCTGACAAAAACGCTATCTCTCGATTCATCCGTCAATCACTGGAAACGTATCATGATTGCATTTTTAATGATGTCTGAAATTGTTTTGGGTAAGATGAATTTCGACATGGAAGGTTTTGCACAACAGCAAATCATGTCAATGAACACGTACGATCAGTTGTTGTTGGAAATGGCAGAAAAGAGCTACACACCAATGGGAAGTAGCAAATGGCCAACAGAAATCAGGCTGATTATGGTTTTGACAATGAATGTTGTTATATTTATCGTAAGCAAGATGATTATGAAAAACACAGGAACAAACCTATTGGGTTCAATCAATAACATTACAAACCTTTTCACAGAACAGCAAGGAGAAAAGAGTATGAAGGAGCCTTAGGGGTTTCCACCTTAGGGGTTTACACCGATTCAAATCTATATCTTGTACAAGATATAGATTTTTTTTACTACTTAGCATCCACCATTTTTGTAAGCGTAATATGCGGTTGCGTATTGAGATGGATAACTGCTCCGAGTTCTGGGTTTCTTGTCATTATAACTCAGATAATTTGACAAATTAAATTGGGAATTTCTATAATGTTGGTAATTTGAACTGTAGCTATTATCACCGGTTCCAGGTCTAAAATGTCCAGATGTCATATCGAGGAGTCTAGAAATTTCGGGTGAACTACATCTAATTTCGCTGGCTTTTGCGTATATTGGAGTATCAGACATTTTTTATATACTAAGATTTTTTTCAATCATTTTTTTATTAGAAATGTCTTTTACGATCTCATCTACAATTTCAGATGGTGTCAATTTTCCATCGATATTTAGAGAATTTTCTGAATTGTAAATATTTTTATATTCCGAATCCAATTGATTCAGATATTCGATACTGATATCCTTTTCACATTCTCTTTTCCTTTTGGCAATTCGTTCAACGCACAAATTTGTATCAGTATCTACAAAATACGTGAAATCCTGATTCCATTCCAGACAACTGAAAATTTCTTTGAGCGTTGACATTTCGTCTTCATTTAAAAATCCATTTAGTTTTCCAACATTTATGAAAACACATGAAGCTTTTGGGGATCTTTCGATAAACACGATATCATGTTTTGAATTTTTTACCTTTTCAAACTGTTTTACCATTGAATATAAAATTTTCACTTGGAATGTAAACATCCATCTTGAGGGGTTTTCATAAAACGCGTCTAACAAATTTCCCCAACAAATTAAATCTTCTTCAAATACAAAATATCCTCTCTTTTTCAATTCTGACAAAATTGTACTCTTTCCTGCGCCGATATTTCCATCTACAGAGTAAATTTGAGGCATTGTGTTTTATTTTTTACATATATATCCCGGGTATATAAATTCATATTTTTTTCATTAAAATATGAATAAAATTTTCAAATTAGTCCAAATCCAGAGCATCGAAATAAACAGATTCCTCAGCGGGTTGGGCGTACTTTTTCTTGATACGCCTCACTTCAGCGGCCGACATGCCTGGGATGATGTCATTGGCTGGCTTGAAAGGCCTGGATCGAGCATCGTAATACGTTGATGGCCGTTTAGGAGTTGTATATTTTTGTTGAATACGTCTCACTCGAGATGGAGACATTCCAGGGATAATTTCATTGGTTGGGAGGAAAGGACCCATGGGCTTTCTCCTTCGTGGACTAGCGCCTCTTCGTGGACTCATGGGTCGCGGACATGCCCCAGGACAGGTTCGGGGTGGAGTCTTTCTAGCTGGCTTTCGTCGTGAGCGAGATCGACTCCTAGATCTGCGAGGGCATGGGCGGCAGGGGCTAGTACGGCGTCGGCTGGAACGACGTCGGCTGGAACGACGCGATCGACTTCGTGATCGACTCCTGCTTTGCACCCTACATCCCAGTGAATCGCATTTTTTCTTCAACTCGTTATATACCCCCTTCCCCTTTTGAATCTTTCGGTTTGTAAGGGGGTTAACCGAGGGACGGTTAGAAAATTCCTGACAAATATTTTCGTTAACTCTCATTTTATAAAGCGATAAAAATATTTTTAAAAAAGATGACAATTTGGGGTTTATGAAAAAAGGTTACTATAATAAAAATGATTAAGATACAACTGAAGAATTTTAGAATATTTCAATCTGCCGAATTTACATTTGATGAAAATTTTTGCCTCATTTCGGGTAAATCTGGAAGAGGTAAATCTACAATCTTTATGGCCATCATGTTTGCAATTACGGGAGAGGGAAAGAAATTGCAACGGCTTGGAGGAAAATCTTGTTCGGTTACATTGACAACTGACGTGATGAAAATAACTCGAACAAAGGGTCCCAATACCGTTCACGTTCATTACGAAGGAAAGGATTACGAAAAGGCCGATGCACAAGCATTGATAGATAAACATTTTGATCAATATTCAATTGGATACGTTACACAAAATGATGGAAATAAATTTTTCATTACCATGTCGCCGAATGATAAAATTAAATTCATCGAAAAGATGGCATTTGGTGAAGAAAATGTTGACAATCTCGTTGCCAAATGTAAAAATCTAATCAAGGAACGTAAAACGGAAATGATGTTGACTACCAAACAACGCGAAACTACTGAAGACATGCTCAACAGCCTCAAGATTAAAAAGCGAGACGTTGATGACGAAACCACAGAAGAGGAATACGAAAAGCAAATTCAAACGAAAAAGCAAAAGATGGAAAAACTAAAAACCAAATTGAATCAGACTCAAAATTTAATTAAAATGAAAGAGACTGCGGAACAGAAACTAGACGCCATTCCTCAGGTTGAACAAAGTTTGGAAACCCTAGATGAAGAGCTGCAAAAAATTACATCTCATAAAACATCTTGGGAAAAATATCAGCGAGCGATGAAAAATCTTGGAACTCATAGTGATATCCCCGAAAGCGAATTGGAAACCAAAATAGATAACCTGAAGAAAATTATAAATCTAGAATCGCAAACGCAAGATTTTGATAAAGTAAAATCTACGATTAGCGATTTGGAGAAAAAGATTAAAACGTCAATGATTCACATGAAATGTCCATCTTGTAAAACCAAAGTAGCCATGTGGTGTAACAAACTTATCATTCCGGAAGAAGATTCAAAATCGTCCAAAACTGGAAAGGTTTTAACGGTTGATGAATCTAAAACGATTGAAGAAAAACTGTTGAATCAAAAAGTAAAACTAAAAGAAATTGAAACGAAACGTCAAGAACTAAAAGAGTTGAAAGATGCACGTGACGATTCCGAGGGGTGCATTAAAAGTTGCATTAGAGGATGTGCCAACGGTTGCCTGAAAAGAGAGCTCGAGAAACTTCTCAAGATAAAAGAAGATGATGCAAAATATTTCAAACAGAAAACCATTTGCGATTCGTTGAAAACTGAAAAGCCGGAATATCCATCCAATGCCGAAAAGAAAATCAAGGAACAACAAAAACACATTTACGAGCGAAAGGAAAAGGAAAACACTCTTTCCGAAATAAAAATAAAACACGATCCTGATGATTTGTACAATGACATTTCTAAACTCGAGAAATTTATTGATCAGCTCTCCGAAGATAAAGAGGGTGTGAAATCCGCAAAATATTGGAAAATGGTAGAATCTCTTTTGGAAAAGGAATCTGAATTGAATGTGATATATCCGAAATCTGTAAAACTTTTGGAAATTATAAAAGAGGCTGAGAAACTCGCGATTGAAAAAGTAATTGACGAAATTAATCTTCACGCACAAATTTATATCGACAATTTCTTTTCATCGTCAAATTTAAATGTGCGATTGGTCTTTGATGGAGTGAAACTGACGGTGAATGTAAACAATAACGGATTTGAAACTGATCTCTATTGTCTCTCGGGTGGTGAATTCGCTCGAGTGAATTTGGCATTTACGATTGCAATTGCCGAAATAAATCATTCCAGGATTCTCTTGTTGGATGAGTGTATCGCTTCACTCGATCAGGAAACGACCGAAGATGTTGTAAATACCATCAAATTAAATTTCAAGGGAATGGTCTTGTTCATTGCTCATCAAACGACGTTGGGAGTTTTTGACAAAGTTATAGAATTGTAATGGGCTCAAAATATTTGATTTTTTCGATCTAGAAATATAGAATAAAATAATAAAATGGCAACTAATATTATGTGTATCAATGAAGTAGCTAAATTCAAGGAAACCGAAATGGTACTAAAATATTCAAACTTGCTTCAGGATATTTTGGAATATATTCGTATAACCAAATTCGAGATTGATACGTTCATGTTGGATAAATTTTGGCAATGCGTAAGCGAAAACAGCTCACTGGTTATCCAGGGGGCTGTTCTTGAATGGCTTGGATATGATAGCAAAAAAGAGTATAACAACAAAACAAATTTTATAGATCTGTTAAACTCTCACAACATTGAATATACTCAAATCAAACATGGCGATGAAAAATTTTCTCAATATCCTGATTTGGTTGAAGATGCAAAAAAATATTCCAAAGCGGCTCTCAAGAGCAAGCAGTGGATCATCATGGGATCTGATGATTTCAAACGTATGGTCATGTGTCTGCGAACCAAACGAGCTGGACAAATCAGAGATTACTATTTGGCAATTGAGAAGCTTTTCAAAATGTATTGCGAGTATACGATTCATTTCAATCTCAGAAGAGAAAAAAGAGCTTTGGAAGAAAAACAGAATACGATTGATGATTTGGTAAAACTAATGAAAGAAGCCGAAATTAGAGAACATGAAAAAGATCTTCAACACAAAATGGAACGTAAAGAAGATGAAAAGAGATTCAGAAAACTTTTGGGTGTGGCAGAAGATGCGAATGAGAAATTGGAAATTGCCGAAGGAAATCTTGAGAATGTTGAAGGAAATCTTCGTGATGTACAAAATAATCTGGGAGTTGTTCAAGAAAATCTCGAAAATGTCCAAAATAAATTGGAAATTGCACGAGATGTCGTTGTACCAAAACCATTGAATAAAAAGAAATTGAACAAATTCGGTTTGGTTAGAATGTCACCCGATTACATTTACGACGAAAACGATCCCGGTTACATGAGAGAGTGCAATGTTGTTGTCATACGTAGACAAGCTGAATCGTTTGATTTCAGAGTGAGGCAAATCAGGGGTTATGGAAATGGTACAAACAGAGATGCGGAAATTTTGATTGAAAGAGAAAATCCAAATTCCATCAATCTGTCAAATAGACTGAAGGAACACGAAAAGGATGGTCATTTCTATTTCACAAGTGCTTGTGGAATCAGATATACAGAAACTGGAGATGATGAACTCATGATCGAATTGGTTGATCAAATCCATCAATCTAGAATGGAATACCCAAAGTAAATCGGAAATCCATGAATGACATTGAGTAAAATATTTTTAATTTTCATAAGATTGAAATCTTATGAAAATATTTATAAAACTAGAACAGAATAAAAAAAATGTTTCGAGCTGTAACGAAAAACACAAATAAATTCAAAGCCCTATTTGAATTTCTTTTTCAAAACATGACGACTGCAGATTTCACGATTGACGAAACTGGAATGCATTTGGAAAATTTAACAACGCAAAATATTTTAATTTCATTATTTTTGCCCGCAGAAAATTTCACAGAATATACATTTACTTACAAGGAACCGATTCATATTGGTTTGGCAAATCACATCAACAAAGAGTTTTTCAAATCTGTGAAAAACAAGGACAAGATCATCATGTCTATCACCAAGCCTTACGTTTTCGATCTTGAAAAGATGACTGAAAAGCAACCCGCAAAGAAAAATAAGAACGTAGAAGATATCCCAACCCCAGTTCCAATCGTTCATTCTCTTTCAGTTCACGTTGAGGAAACTCAAAATATTATTCCAAATGAATGTGACGATCTCGAAAGCGATCCAGTTTTACTCCCCAGCTCATCGTTTGTAGATTGGTGTAAATCCATTTCAAATACAAATTTGATTAACGTAACAAAAAGTTTTGGACAAATCAAATTCCAATTTGATACCTGTCGTTCAGTAAAGACGCTCAAATTTGGTGAAGAAAATCAATCAGATGTGGAATCTGTATATCACCAATTTACATCTGAACAATTTTCTCGAATCAGTAAGATTAACTCATTCGTGACCGAGCACATTCAAGTCAAGTTTGAACCTAGGAAGCCATTGTATTTCATGTGCAAAAGCTCGGTTGGTCATGTGAAAATTTTCTTCTTTCCGAAAATAAATGAATAGATATAGATTCGGAATATAAACGATAACAATAGAAATGGAAAGTTTTATAAATATTATTTATATTACGGATGACGAATCATCTGAAGAAGATATTTTTACGGATGATGAATCGTCTGAAGATGAAGATTTTATCGTTTTTTCATATAAAAGCGTTACATTTTGTGAAAATATTGTAACGCATTTGATTGAATACGAAGATAGAACAAATTACAACATTGTAAATCAGTTACGATTCAGAGAAAGAATTTTGGATATCGAAAGAAAAATATCTTATATTTTTCATTCGCGACATCGCCAGATGATGAAAATTTTAGTAAACCAAAGTTTTATGTTATTAAATAAAAATGGAAAACAATCTGATTCCCATGAGTGAATTTGATCCGAATCACGGGTTATTTTCTCAAAAACAAATAAAATTTATTCAAGATAGAGTTTTAACAGAATCGAAAAAAATATATCCATCCGGAGTTTTTATACCAATGAGGAGAATTTTAGAAGTAATGGTTCCGTTGTATGGTATATACAATCGTCGGTTCATGCATTCCATGGATGAAAGTAATGAAGAGCGAAATAAATTTATCGTTTCTGAAACGATTGATTCAATAACCGATAACGTTTCAACGTATATACTTCAGAAAATGCAATATTACAACTCTGATCGAGATGAGGGTGTTGCAAATTTATATAAAATTGGTGACAACAATGAAAAATTTAACAAACAACTAAAAGATTTTGAACAAAAAGAAATTTTAAAAGATAAAATTTTGGGAACATTCAGACGCCTGTAATTTCATTACCCAAAAGGGTAATGAAAAATATTTACGTTCTCAGCGTTGATGATACAATCAATTCCGTTAAATCGCTAAAATTATTTTCATCTCTGCATTTCAAAATTGCGAGAAAAAATTCTTCTCTCCCGTAAATCGGAACGGAAAATTTCAAAACGTAATTACAAATCAATCTACACATTCGTCCATTTCCATCAGCGAACGGATGTAAATTTACAAAATTGTACGTTATCCACGCGGCGCATTTGAACAAATCCGTCAGATTGTCACCGTGATAAAAAATCAAATCGTTATACTTGTCAAAAATATTTTGTATTGCAAATCGCGCATCATCGTCAGTTTCGAAAAATGGATAGTAGTGTCGTTCACCATTCGGATTGTGCGCGTATCGGACATCAGTTGAAAACTGTCCACATCTATTTGGCGGAAGCAATCCATTCATCAAAATTTTATGAGATTTCAAACAAATTTCATCAATTTCTAAAAAATTTTCATTTGAAATATTTTGTAAATATTGAAAAGATTTGTATAAATTTACAATTTCGAGCTCGCGTTTGTCAGATGGATTCAGATTTGAAATTACTCGTTTTGTTTCGTTTATATCTTGAAATCCCATACCCTCTCCGAGAGCCGTGAAATGAACAAAATTTATTTCATCGTGTCACATTTTATTTTCTTTACGTGTGATTTGTGAAATCATTTTGTGACATTTTTCAGACAATGGGAATTTTATTAGATCCGAACAGATTGATAAATTCATTATCTTATAAGATAATGAATTAAAATTTTAAACATTTTACGAACTGATTGCAATAAAATCCCTATTGATCTGTTCGTCATTTTCTTTACCAATCAGATCGTTTAGAATTTCTACAAATGGTGTAGAAATTTCTTTCACTTCTTCTTCGGTTGGGGTTTCAGTTTCAGTTTTTTCCAATCTCATCGTAACTTTAATTCCAGATTTAATCAAATTTGCGTATTCGCGAGTGGATTTAAATTCCTTAATTTCTTTAAAGTTTCCACTCAAACAAAATTTGTTTTCTTTTACAAATTTTTCTTTGGGAATCTTGTGAAATTCTGAAATTTTCTTTCGAATGATACTTTTTTTCACCAATTTCAAATCGATTACATCTTCAGAAAATAAACGCTCATTCTTGAATGAAAATACCGAAACTCCTTGACAGTCGTATCCAAACGAGTGATTCAAAACGGATCCAGGGTAAATTATATTTTCACCAACCTTTTGTTTTTCGTGAATATGTCCAGAAATTACCAATGGCCATTCGTTTTTCCATTCATCTCCCTCACTCGAAATGATACAACCCATCTTACAATTTCTCATTTCCTGATGAGCGAATATACAAGTAGAGGATTGCCAATCGGGTACCTTTTCCAACGCTTCTACAAATCTACCGGGAGGAACGTATGGAACCATACAAAACTTTTGATCGTTTTCAGTTGTAATCATCGTGGGGTAATCAATCACGTAAACGTGTTGCCATTCCTTCATTCCGTTCATCCAATGCTTATCCGTTAGAAATTGACGATTGTCAATGTAGTCGTGATTTCCAACCAAAATATAAACGCGAGCTACCAATCTCAATTTCTTTATCAAATCGTAAGCCCTGTTTAGCAATTGAGTGTGAACCCGTTCGTGTGTATCCAAAATATCTCCAGCTAAAACGATAAAGGAAATATTTTCGAGTGAAGAAAGTTCCTCTTCTACCCTTTCAATATCCGCAATGTTGTTAAACTTGATATGAATATCTCCTATGAACAAAATAGTATCTTGATTAGTCATGTTTTTTCTTTTAGTTATTTTATTTTTAAATCCAATCGTCATTTTCATATTTTGTTGTAAAATATGAAAGAAAGTTAATCCTCTACAATTTCAACACACGTCTTCCCCAAAGTGATTTCCTTCAATGTGGTTGTTTTACCCTTTCGCTTGACAACCACCGTAACTTCATCAACGTTGTTATCCCACAGCTCGTCAAAATTTATCTTGACTATTCGATACGTTGGTTTCATTTTCTTGTAATTTTCCAAAAAGTCATCAACATTCAAAACCCGAACGGCTTGTTCGGCACACGCAATTTTGGCGAGAGTTTTATTTTCACGGGTGTTTGTGAAAACGGCACCCTCAACTTCCAATTTAACAGTGACGCCTATATTGACATCCATGTTGGTGATTTTGTAAACTGGATACGGAATATTTTTCTTTTGACAATATTCGTTTAGTTTGCTAATGATCAAACTGGCCATTTTATTATGTTTATAAAAATAATAGTAAAATCTTAAATCGTTTTATTTAAAATGAACCAAATTTATTGTGGAAACAATTGGAATGAAGCTAAAAATAAAAAAATAGGAACCCCGTATCAATGTATGAAAAAGGGGATCGGGGTTGGAAGACATTCGGATATAAGCGATTTCGATCCTGATTACAAACCCATCATAGAAAGTGATATATTTTGTGGAAATCCGGACAATTTACCATATGATAAAATGATGGGAACTCCTGGAGAGTGTTTGAGAAAAGGTGTTGGTATTGGAAAGCGACAGCAATACGATCTTTTGAAAAACCCAAATCGTTCAAGATATTGGGAAAACCCCAAACCCAAAACCCCCACCCCTTCAACACCACCTCCTGTTCCATATCACTTGAGAGATAAATCTAGATGGAAATATATGCCACAACCACAACCTAGACCGCAACCTCAACCCAAACCCACTCCTCAACCCAAACCCACTCCTCAACCAACCCCTCAACCAAACGTTCAATATAGATATATTTATCCAAATTTACCACCACAACCCACTCCTCAACCACAACCCAGACCTCCACAGCCCCAACCTAGACCACATCAACCTCGATATAGATATATTTATCCAAATTTACCACCACAACCCACTCCTCAACCACAACCCACTCCTCAACCACAACCCAGACCTCCTCAACCGCATCCCCAGTTTATATATCCACCACTTCCTGAAAAGATTGATATAAATATCCCAAATGAATACAATGTTTACCATCATTTCCCAAAACAAGACGAAGTCCCCAAAGACGAAGTCCCCAAAGACGAAGTACACGACGACGAATACGACGACGATGAAATGTATGGATGTGAAATGAAGGAAGAAATGACGTTTAAGGATTTTGTTTCGAAATGGTGGCCAATCGTCATTACATTCCTCGTAGGTATAATAGCAGCGTTATTCAAAATCAGAATTGTATACATTTTGTTGGCAATGGGAATCACTCTGGTGTGTTCTCTACTGATTCAATATTTTTTATCAAAAAAATGAGTTTATAATCTAAATAAAAAACCAAATAAATAAAAATGGACGTCACACAGGATTTTATCGAAAAAACTTTTAAAGATGCAAACATAAATCCGAAATATTTTTCAATATTGACGAATCAAGAAGCATTGAAAATTTATAATACCGCTTTTACTGCGGCGACTGTAGATCCTGAAAAAAATTACGAACTTTATGAATTTATAGGAGATGTGGCAGCTGGACATGCATTAGTTACATATTTTTACAATACATTTCCTCAATTGAGATCTCCAAAACACATCAATATTTTGAATCGTTTGAAGATTGTTCATGGATCTCGGGAATCGTTTAGTAAAATTGCTGAAGATTTGGGATTTGAGAAATATATAAAATATGCCAAAAACAATGAAACTCCGTATACAAAGAAAACACGAGAAGCTCTTCTCGAAGACACATTTGAAGCCTTTCTGGGAGCAACTCAGATTATATTGGAAAATGAGTTTGGCAAAGTCGGTGTAGCTGTTCAGATTATATACGATTTTATTAAATCTATATTTGATAAAAAGGAGATTTCATTCGAACCATCCGATTTGTATGATGCGAAAACCAGACTGAAGGAACTTTTTGACAATCACGCAAATACCAATCAACTTTTTACAAACTTTGGCGTTCCGAAATATGTTGATGTACCTCACGGAACCGAATCCACTCTCACATTTACAAAATTACCAGTTTCATTTCAGGGAAAAGAAAATACAAAACAGAAATCTCAAAAATCTGCAGCCCAAAAAGCATTGGACTATTTTGAGAAATTGGGATATAATACGAAAAAGAAGTTTAATACAATTTTCTCAAAATGATTTGAAATATTTTCATTTGATTTGAAAAAATTCTATACAAAATATTTTCGTTTGTTTTGAAAAATTTCCAAAGTTCTACACTAAAAAAGAAAAAGGATTTATAGAAATCATAAAATTTTCATTTGATTTGAGAAATTTTATACAAAATAATTTCAGAAATTCTATACAAATTTTTGTATAGAATTTGCATTTGATTCAGAAAAAAATTACACAATTACTAGTTTTGCAATACCGAAATCCGGATCGTTATCTTTTTTCGTGAATGTAATTGGTGGCGTTGTGTTATATTCCCCAAAATCTTGAGCGGTTATCGTTACGGAATTGGAATCTGGAATTTCGATCGCTATATCACCGTGTAAATTAAATGTAAAATCTACATGAGTTGGTTGTTTGTTTATATTTACCCTTGAAATTAAATTGGTTCCTCTAAATAGCATCGTCGTCGTGTTATAAGTATCCAATTTGATCCAACATAAAATATATGACCAATCGGGATTTGTAGTCGTGTCAATCGTTACACTATTTCCAGATTGAATAAAAGTATCGTGTTCAATTGGGACCCCCACACTTTTCATATGATCCACATAACGTTTGTTCGCAGCATCTTCGTCATTGATGGGATCTCCCAAATTTATAATCTTTTTAGTATTCCAATCAATATCTTCAGTTGGTTGTGTTGATCCGTCTATTTTTCAGAGCTTGTGGATCATCACCTTCTCCCCCTTTTGAATGGTTGTCTATACCACAGCAATGTCTGGAATAATCACAATAATGTCTCCGTGTAATTTTAAAGTTTTCCATTTTTTTTATTTAATGTTTTTTTTATATTACAATTACAGATTCGATACCATATTTTGCGGGATCCCATCTCCGTATATATTAAATGTAAATTCTACCCCAACCCAGTTTCTATGAATCACGCAAAATATGGTTTGTAGATTTATTTTCACAGTCACGAAAATATGCGTCCAGTCGGGGTATTGAGTTGTATCGATTTCCCTACTGTTTCCACCTTGAAAGAAATTGTCATATACGATTCTTTTCGGTTTGGGAAAGCTCTCAACTTTTTCATCAGTATATTTTTTCGTCACAATGTCTGTTGGTTCGGTTGGTTCTGCAACATTTGTAATTTTGTTATCATTCCAATCTATATCTTCAGTGGGTTTTACAGATCCATCTATTTTAAGTGAGGATGTAAATATTGTTGGAGAATTTAAAACATTTTTGTTGTTTTTGCAACACTTTTTATATCTACATAAATTGTGAGTATTTATTTTAAAATTCTCAGTCATTTTATTTTATCATTAAAATTTTAACGAATTGTATTCGGGTGGTTCTTCCCCTTCATTCAATTCAATTTTATACACATCTTCGGGTTCTACCCGCTTATCCATCATACCATCAACAAATTCATTCAATTCTGAAATTTTCTCTTGTAAAATAAATTTGTAAATTTTCCACGTTTTACCGACAATGAATGAATAGAAAATAAACAAAATGCATGGAAATAACAAATGTTTAAGATATTCTCCCTCAATAGGATGTGCCAAATGAACGATAATGTACACGTAAACAAAAAGGGCGTCTAAAATTCTCACAATGAAAAATAGAAAAATAAAACTCGTAATTTTTGAAAGAATTCCATGTATGAATCCAACATCCACAATCATATTAAACATTGCGATGAAAAAGAAGCCAAAATTTTGCATTTCGTTGGGAGAATTTAATATTTGAGAAAACATGTGGGCGTCGGGGTTGGTTGCTGTTTCGTTGGATTTTGGTCCAAATATCATCGATGTTATTATAATAGAATTTGTCAAGTGAAATAAAAAATACCCCAATCCCATCATTAAAGACAGTGGATATATATGACAACAAGATACTGTTCGTTCCATTTTATATATTTTTTATATTCATAAATTTTTAGCCAATATCCCACATATATAAAAATGGAACAATATCTCAAATCAAGAAGATCAACAATTTTACACAAGAATGAGGGAAAAGATATTGATATCGCAATTGAAAATGAAAGACAAAAAAATTTATTTGGAAATATTTCGGAAAATTTTAAACAAGACAATAAGAACGATTTAATCATTCCTCCTCTTAACACAGATATTCGATTCAGTGAAATTTTACCAACTCACAAACCAACGTATGACGAAAGACATGGGTTGTTTATGTCTCACCCCGTAATTGGACAAACTGATGAACATGATCACGATACAGATTCTGATTCGGATGATGAAGATGAACAGCAATTCATGATGAGAACTGCGCGGAGAAATTTAAAAGAACACCCACAGACTCTTCACGAACACGAAGACATTTTGGAAAATTTTACGTGGGGTGGTTCTTCAGAACACGACACATCTGATGACAAAATGAAAAAAACACTCATTTCAAAAGTGAGGGCGCAGCATGCGTGCGGGTCTTGCTGGGCCGTGTCAATAGCGGATTGTATGAGTGATTGTCTAGTAGTTTCTGGTACAGTAAATTGGTCTCCGAATATAAGCGAAACGTATCTCATGGCAAAGATTCCTCAGAAAAATATTCATTCACTTTGTTTCGGTGGTAATCCTGCGGGGGCCGTTAGATATCTGGAAAAAAATTTTATTGCCGATTCGTCATGCGTGGATTACTCGTGGTGTTCCGGAGATGATCAAAACTGTACGAGCGTTTCGTCGAGTAAACATTTTGATGTAAAACAATTGACAGAAATTTTAAATGCAAATATTCCAATACCCAACGGATGTTATTTTAGCGATAAGAAAAAATACATGTACAAACTAAATCCCGGATCTGACATGTTTTACAAAAAAGATCGAATGCCATTGGAAAAATTTAGAAATACTGTAAAAAGTCACATTGTAGATTTCGGTCCAACGATTGGTGGTTTTGTGGTACTCGCGAATTTCTCAACCGGAAATTTTACAGATCCGAATATAAACGGTGGAATTTATTTCGACAGAGCTGATTACAATGGATATAGCGGAAGTGGTCCATTGAGATTTTCAGATGAAATGACTTCTGATGTCTCTGGACTTCACGCCGTATGTATAGTTGGGTGGGGGATTAAAAATAATATTCAATTCGACAATGATAAATTTGGAGATGTTCCGTATTGGCATTGTAGAAATTCGTGGGGAACCAATTGGGGTAACGAGGGTGGATATTTCAAGATTGCCATGTATCCTTTCAATAAAATATCTCAATTCGATAAACAAGTCATGACTGAAATGGGTGGTCCTGTTGGTTCAATGATTTTAATACGCGCTACCGAACCCCCGAAAGCGATAGATGCGTCTGAAATTCCAAAAACATTTCAAAATAAAATAAACAGGCAGCTTTCAAACGAATATTATATGGCTTCTCCAGAACGAGTCAGACAAATCAATGGATCTACTGGAAAATTTCCACTCGTGGCATTTGGAAATGGAACATATGAACAAACTAGAGTTTTGATGTTGTTGGTTTTCATTCTCGTTCTGATATTGCTAGTAAGGGTTTTCATGAAAAAATGAATTTGTGACGATATTAAATAGTATGAAAAAATAAACATGAATACATTTACTGGATTTGAATCTAATGTATTGAAGTTTGGAGAACCAAAAATAATGAACGAATTGAAATTTGGTGCTCCCAAGATTGAAATCAAACCCGTTGAAACAAAATCGGGGATTGCTTTTACAGGAATCCCAACAACGTATGGAGTTAAAATTCCAGATGTAAGGCTTGGAAAACCAATAGGATTATTTCCCACAATACAAAAGGAGGAAGAAGAGAAGACGGATGCGAACAGACTTCGCGCGTTCAAAACTGTAAATGGAAATGACATGAATAAAATTATAGCATTGGCTTCAGGAGAATTTTATTTGAAGAATGGATTTTTGTCAAATAGAGGCAAGTTGAATCCCGAATTTGATGAAAAGGACATTACAAAAATATCTCAATCTTGCCCAATTTCATTCGTAGACCAAAATGTAATGTTAAACATGTCATCAATCAGCAAGCTTCACGTATTGTTTTTGAGGGAATTGTATCGCGAGACCATTACGACTGTGGAACAGGCGTGGGAATTTGTTTCGCAAATGTCTCTAAATATGGGATTGTCTGAAATTCACAGTTGCATCCAATACGCTAGAAATTTTTCTGAGGATTTGGAAAATGGAGTTACCCGAGATGATATTCAAGATGAAAACATTTCGTACGTTTTGGCATTGTACATATTTCTTTTGAATGATGACAAACCCAAAAATGTTGTAGCCGCTTGCAAAAAATTCTCACCCAAGATTCATAAACTGGGAATTGACATGTGCATGGCGAGTTACGGATTGGCTTGGCTGTTTGATTCCAATCTCATTGAAATGAACAAGTATATAAATTTCCATAAAAATACATACGCATTGACGTATTAGAAAATTTCAAAAAATTTATATCTCTATAGAGATATGAATTTATATAAAAAAAAATGAGTGGAAAAATTTCAATTTTGCATAGAATGATGTTGAATATCAACATTAAACCAAAGTACAAATTAATTCCAACTAAAAAGGATGAAAAGGAAAACCCACAAGAAAATAATGTAAAGGTTATTGAAGACAAGATATACAAAAATTTTATACAATTTCATGAATCTGGATAAATTTCATTTCCTAACCCCGAGGGGTTAGGAAAAAATGATTATATAAGGGGAGACTATAGATGTTGTTTGTCTCCCTATATGATATTTTCTAGTTTATAAATCAGTTTTTCCCGTGTGATGATGTGGTTGAAAAAAATGAATTTAGAGTGTGATAAAACATAGAAAAAGATAAGCTAAAATGGCACAAAATCTCATGTTCGTAAATGAAGAAGTCAAGTTCAAGGAAACCCAAATCGCTTTGGGGTATTCGGGTAAACTTCTAGACATTTTCAAATATGTTGATGTTGTTAAATTTGAGATTGATACGTTCATGTTGGATAAATTTTGGTAATGTATAAGCGAAAGCAGCCGCACATCCTTGTGTGCGGCTGTGATCAACTGGTTGGGTTACGATAGCAAACAGGAACGAAACAACAAATCAGCATTCGTTCAGCTGTTGGATTCAAATAACATCGAATTTACTCAAATTGGATATAAAGATTCCAATTTCTCAAACTATCCTGAATTGGTTGAAGATGCAAAAACATGTTCCAAAGCGGCTCTCAAGAGCAAGCAGTGGATCATCATGGGCTCTGATGATTTCAAACGTATGGTCATGTGTCTGCGAACCAAACGGGCAGGACAAATCAGGGACTACTATCTAGCCATCGAGAAGCTTTTCAAGATGTACTGCGAATACACACATCACTATAATCTGAGAGTAGCTAAAATGTTAGTGGGGTAGAAACAAGATAAAATTGACGAACTGATGGAAAAGATTGATAGAGAGGCAGAGGAACGTAAACAGGAACGTGAGAAGCGAGAGAGGGATCATCAAGAAGCTATACGTAGATTGGAGGAAATGATTGGAATTTCAGTAGCTACGAGGGAACAAATTAGGCAAGACAACGATCGACTCGTTGGTGAGTTGGGTCAGGTGAGGGACAATCTCGGTCAAGCAAATGGGCGTCTCGAAGCCATGGATGGGCAACTCGGTCAAGCAAACGAACGTCTCGAGGTTATGGATGGGCAACTCGGTCAAGCAAATGAGCGTATCATTGGACTGAATGGTCAGCTCGGTCAGGTTAGAGGTGAGTTGGGTGAAGCGAACACACAACTTGGTCAAGCGAATGAGCGTATCATTGGACTGAATGGACAACTTGGACATGTTAGAGACGAGTTGGGTACCGCAAATCAGAATATCATTGGATTGGGAGGTCAACTTAGACAGACTAGAGATGAGCTTGGACAGGCAAATGAGCGTCTCGCTATCGTAGATGAAAATCTCGAAGCCGCCAGAGACGAACTGGGTGAAGTCAATGAACGTCTCGTGATCGTAGAAGAAAATCTTGAAGAGGTTAGAGATGTGGCTGTACCAAAACCGAGAAACGGTGGAAAGATGCACAAGATTGGTTTGGTGAAAATGTCTCCTGATTACGAACCATCAACCAGAGACCCAACGTACGCGCAAACGTCTACCGTGATCGTCATTCGGCGACAAAAGGACTCGTTTAACGGTAGGATTCGGGAAATCAAACGATATGGAAATGGTACGAACCGAAACGCCCGTGTCTTGTTCGAAATTGACAACCCGAATTCCATCAACCTTTTCAATCGATTGAAAGAAAATAACAGGGAAAACCGTATGAGTTTCAATGGAGTGTGTGGAATAAGATATCGTCACGGATGTACTGACGATTTTCTTTTACAACTGATTTCAGAAATTCACGATGTCAGGTTGGAACTGTAAATTTTGAATAAAAAAATTCCATATCTTTTTCAAGATATGGAATGGAAAATATTTGAAATAAATTAAATATTGATTAACGAAGGAAATAAACATGGATTTCAATTACAGCCAAATAAATAATATTCAATTTGGAATTTTATCTGATGAACAGATTCTCAAGAAATCTGTCGCCAACATCTTTAAAACAACACTATCTCCTGAAGATGGAAGTGTATACGATCCTAAATTGGGAAGCGTAGAAAACGATGTCAAATGTGAGACTTGTAATGAAGACATGTGGACGTGTACTGGACATTTCGGTCATATAAATTTAAATGTACCAATCATTTTATTTCACAAGCAAGCTTCTCTCATGTTGAAAATCTTTTGTTTTAATTGCCACCGCATGCTGTGTACAAAAGAGGATTTAAATTTGCAAGGAATCAAGGGTTATTCAAAGATTATAAATCACATTTCAACCAAAGTGTCATTTTGTAGACATTGCAACAACTCACAACCCAGCATTAAATTTGATTCGAAAGAAAATAACATTTCTGCATTTTACAAACAAAAAAATGTAACTGAAACGTTAAATCTAAATCCTGAATATATCAAGATGATTTTTGATAATATCCCAAATGAGGATGTAGCAATTTTAGGAGTAAATCCCGATTTCTTTCATCCAAAACATTTAGTTTTGACAAAGTTTCCCGTGATTCCAACGTGTTGCAGACCCAAAATGACAACACCTGACAACATAAGTGACGACGATCTGAGTATAATTTTAATCGAAATCATCAAAATAAACAATCTTTTAGCAAAAGATACTGAAAATGTAAAAAATAGAGACATTTTGAAATTTAAAACATTGACATACTGCAACAACTCAAAGAACAAGGCGGTTCACAACACTAATCACAAACCCATGACTGGAATCAAAGAACGAATCACGAAAAAGACTGGTCACATGAGACAAAATATAATGGGAAAAAGATGTAACAACACGGCCAGAACCGTTGTTGGTCCAGATCCCACTCTGAAATTGAATGAGGTGGCAGTTCCCGAACAAATTGCAAATTCTATTACTATTCCTGAATACGTAACACCATTTTCAATTGACAAATTGACAAAATTGGTAAACACTCCCGGAAAGACAACATCAATTGTAAAAAAGGATGGAAGAAAGCTAACAGTTTCGTACGCCGGAGTCAAATCGGGAACGTATTTGAATCACGGAGATGTTATTGAACGAGATGGAAAAAAAATAGAAGTAATGGATTGCAAAATGAAATTGAAAGAAACTGATATAATTTACCGACCAGAGAAAAACGAAAAGGGTGAATTCAAAAAGGAATACAAAATCGTCAAAACTGTTTTACCCAAACAAAATCATATCGAACTCGAAATTGGAGATAGAGTGATGAGATATTTACAGAATGGAGATTTTGTTCTTTTAAACAGACAACCCACACTGCATAGAAATTCAATGCAGGGAATGAAGGTTGTGATAAAACCGGGAAAAACAGTCAGGGTAAATTTGGCAATTGTAACGGGATTCAATATGGATTTCGATGGAGATGAAGCAAATTTGTTTATCGAAGAAACGTTGGAAGCCAGAACTGAATTGGAGTATTTGTCAAATGCTGTATATAATATTTTATCGCATCAAGCCAACAAACCCGAAATGGTTATCGTTCAGGATTCACTTTTGGGAGCTTACAAAATGACGGAATCTATTAAACATATGAGAAAGGATCAGTTCATGAAATGTCTCATGCACATTGAACACGATTACAATTTTGTGGATAGGATGAAACAAATTCGCGCAATCAGAAATGAAAAGGATGATGAATATACAGCTCACGCTCTTTTTGGATTTCTATTTCCCGACAATTTTCACATTTCGTACGACAACAATCTTGAAATAAAATACGGAGTTGTCACAAAAGGATATTTTGACAAGACTACACTCAAGGGATCCAAACGTTCTCTCATCAGGATTTTGTGTTTGGAATACGGACCATACGTTACAGCAAAATTTATAGACAATATCCAATTTATGACAAATGGATGGCTCGAAATGAATCCATTTTCCATTGGAATTCAAGATTGTCTGATTGGAAATCCTCAAAAGAAAATGGATATCAAAAATACGACTCAGAAATATTTTCTAGAAGCAAACAATGTAGCGAAATCAACAGACAATATTTACATTCGTGAATCTCGTATAAATTGTGCATTGAACAAAGCCAAGGATCTGGGATTAAAGATTGCCAAAGAAGCGTTGAAACCAGACAACAATTTCATCAGTACGGTGACATCTGGAAGCAAAGGAGATTATTTCAACATTGCACAAATCACGGGATTGCTAGGACAACAGAATTTGGATGGACAACGACCAAACACCCACCCTCTCAAACAACAAACGCACGCTAATTCACTATCCCGAAGTGATTATGAATGATCCCGCGAGAAAATATAGAAGTAGAGGTTTTGTAGCATCTTCCTTTATCGAAGGAATGTATCCTGATGAAATGTTTTTCCACGCCATGACTGGACGAGATGGTATGACAAAGACATCGATGGGAACCGCGTCTTCAGGATATTTGCAACGATCCATTACAAAAATAAACGAAGATATCAAAGTTGAATACGATGGTACAGTTCGTGATGCCAAGAAAAATATTTACCAATTTCTGTACGGAAACCACGGATTTGATCCATCCAAGGTAACGATAAATGAAGAAAAGGGAGAAGTGTATCCCGTAAATTTTGAAAGATTGGCTGGCAAACTCAATATGGGATCCAGTCCTGAAGAGAATAAAATTGAAGAAGCTCAATTTCTGACGGAAGAAGAGATTGAGGAAATTGTAGATGGATGTAAATTTCACATGGGTGACAATATCGTATACCAACAGATGGAAAGGAAACAAAATGAAACGTTGAGAAAACTTTTGAATCGTGTGAAATTGGTTCCAGAAAGATTTCCCGAATTCAAAAGATATACCATTGAAAAATATTACACGTGTAGAGCAACCCCTGGAGATTGCGTTGGAATCATCGGTGCTGCCAGTATCGGAGAGAAACAAACTCAAAGCACTCTGAATACATTCCACACGGCTGGCAAGTTACAGAAATCCGGAACTGAAAAGTTGGAAGAAATTACGTGTTTGAAGAAATTGAAAATGAAAACTTGCTCTCTATACTTTTACGAAAAGTATAAAACGTCTGATGAATTGAGAAAGGCTGTTGGATGTTCCATCGTCGGATTGTATTTCAGAGATGTATATGTTGGAAATCCATCAATTGAAAAAACTCTTGATAAATTTGTTCTCAATTTCGAACTAGATCCTAAAACCATGTACCAGAATAGATTGAATTCATTCCAAATCGCCAAAGCGATAAACAAAAACAATGATTCAAATCTGTTTGAAAATATAAAATGTACGATTGGAAACACTTCGATTCAGATTGCGTTTGATAGAAATGAAATGATAGATTGTTCAGAACATATATCTTCGTTGGAAAATATTCTTGTATGTGGAATGGAAAATATTACGGCGATGCATCTGTGTTACGAAGATAACGAATGGTTTATCCTGACAGAGGGATCCAATTTGGAAAAACTTTTGACTCATCCATTGATTGACAAGAGAAGATTGTATTGCAACAATATCATGGAAGTTTACAACTGTCTGGGAATTTCAGCCGTCAGGAAAATGTTGTCTACCGAATTGAAAAATATTATCGGTGGTGTAAATTCATTACATATTCAATTGCTCGTAGATAAAATGACACAAAAAGGAAAACCAACCGCTTTCAACAGATATACCATGAGGATAAACGATGTCGGTCCAATGAGCAAAGCAACATTTGAGGAAAGTGTAGATATTTTAGTGACTGCTGCGATGAAAACAGAGGTTGAAAACAATGTTGGGGTTAGTGCCGCTGTCATTTCAGGAAATCAACCAAAGGTGGGAACTGGATGTATGGGCTTGTTGGTTGATTTTGAAAAACTTTTGAAACCGAAAACGGAAGCAATGCCATCAATTCAAGAGGATGAAGAAGACGATTACGTTCCTGACGATTTCATGTAACTATATATGATTTGAATAAAGAACAGAAAATGAGTATGTTTGCCAATATAATCAATATGGGTATTGATGCGAAAAAGAGAAATCAAGTGAAAAAGACAGAATCGCGAGACCATCCGGGACTGACAGAATATCTCGAAAAGAAAACAGAAGCTAGAGAAAAGTTAAATCAAGAAATCAAAAATCGATACATTCAAATTCAAAAGGAAGATCTTCAAAAGAAGGAAGAACAAAAGACGAAACCTCCCATTAGACCCAAACCCGTAACCACCCCTCTGATTACAATCGAAGAAGAGGGTGATGAAGTCATACATTACGAGAGTTTGCCCAAGATTGAAAAGAAAAAGAAATCGTTCGGTAGAAAATGTTCAGGATGCGTTTTGGGTTTTATAGATTGTATTTTCGGCGTGTAAATTTCTTTAAGTCCATTTTGTTGCTAGTATAAAATTTCATTACACGACCAGTGTAATGAAATAATTTTATTTAATTTAAAAAATGTTACAGCTATTCAAAAATGAGTGTCGAGATTCCAGAAACTATTGATCTAGTTCATTTCGATAACATTTTTTTGAAATTTGAAAAAGCTATCCAAAACAATGACATTCCAAAACGTAGCGTTGCGAAATATAAACAATCCACAAAATCCAAGATATTTATGTGTATATGTATTTGTATAAATACAATTTTTGGATAAATAAAATGGAAAACGAGGTGGTTACGACACAACCGATTCAAAAAGTCCCCGAAACCAAAATAAAAAATTGCGATGGTTGTTTGGAATGTTGTATGTGTTTTGCCGAATGTATTTTGATTATCGTGGGATGTTTTTCTCTGTTTTAACTTTCATATCTTGAAAAAGATATGAAATTACCTGTACAATTTTGTTTGAATCCAAAATCTGGCATATCTCAAAACGTCGTGTTGTTGGATTGGGTAATCTAATCTTGGTAATGATGGAATAATTTCATTGAATTTTTTTTTATTTATAGTTCCATCGGGATTCACAACGTAATATCCCAAAACGAACGCTGTCGGATTTTTATATCCAACATTTGGCATGAATCCAATTTGTTTTACGATGAAATTTATATCGCTCTTCTTGAAACGAATTCCGTTTTTTTCCATCATGGCTTGAAATACAATTCGCGTAAATTGTATAAATCTGGTTCTCGGATCTCGTAAATTTACATTTTCAGGATCTGATGAAATTATTTCACCAAACATATCCGTTGCTCCCACTCGTCCATGGATATTAAATTCACTTTCAAATCTCACTTCATCTTCTTGAGGTACGAAAATATCTTCATCCTCTTGTTCCTTTGTCCAAAACGTACTTTCGTGTTCTTCATCACCACCATATGCACCATATTCTTCATCTTCGTATGAAACGCTCATTTTAATTTGGAAATATTTCGTTTTGAGAAAAATATGAAATCTAAACGTTTGCATATAAAAACAAAAAATAAATCATGAATACTACTACTAATACGAATAATGGATTTACAGGATTTTGGGGTCTTCCAAAAACTCCAGGACCTAACTCTGGATTCAATTACAGTTTTAAAAATAAAACACCAATTGGTCTTAATACTACTGAAGAAAAACCAAAAATAACAACATTTGGATTTCCTGAATTTAAGGGATTCAACGTGACAAAGCCGGCTGAAAAACCAACATCTGAACAAAACCAAAAGGTTTTGAATTTATTCGAAGATTATAAAACTAAAATGCAATCAGCCCAATCCGCATTTTCTCAACTGAAACCAATTTCTCAATCCTCAACAGTACCTCTGGAGCAGCCAACGGTTCAACCTCTAGGTCAAACATCATTTGCTCAACCGTTAACTCAAACATCATTTGCTCAGCCAACGGTTCAACCCCCCACTCAAACATCATTTGCCCAGCCAACGGTTCAATCCACGATTCCATTTGCTCAAAAGACACCTGAAGAAAATAAACCCGAAAACAAAATGTCACAGCGATTAGATAATAAATTGTGTATATTCAAAACATTTCAAGAATTTGATTTAAATAAAATCATTGCAATCATGTCTTGCGAATCGTTTTGTAAAAATGGATTTTTGCGACGAGAAATCCTAAATCCCGAATTCAATTCAATGGACCGAACAAAAGTAGCGCAGGGTTGCATTGTATCTTTTGTTGATGAAAAGATAACTGACAAAATGTCACCATTTTGTAAATTGCACATTTCAATCCTGAGAGAATTGTATAAAGAAACATTTTCGACTCAGGACGATGTATGGAATTTCGCATCACAAGTTGCTGATTCTGTTGGATTGGAAGTTGTAAGCAATTTTATAAAACACGCCAGAAATGGATTGGAACTTTCAAACATTTCATTTCAGGATATCGATAATGAAAACAATTCGTACGTTTTGGCTTTGTATCTATTTATCACAAACATTGGAAATCCCATCAAAGCTGTGAGTTTGGCTAAAAATATTTCTCCTGAAATGTTAAAACTAGTCATGGATATGTGCATGTCTAGTTACGGTTTGTCATGGGCTTTCGGAGGAAATTTAAATGAAATCAGGGAATATATCTCATTCCACAAAAACACGTATATTTTGTCATGTGAGTAAAAATATTTTTTGGATTCACATTTTTTGGATTCACATTTTTTGGATTCACATTTTTTGGATTCACATTTGTACAAAATTTCATATCTTTTTCAAGATATGAAAAGATTTGATTTTGTACACTGAATATAGATTCAAAAAAATACAGGATGCAAAACAAAAATTGTTTTAAAAGCAAACATAGACAAAGTAAAAAAATGGCAATGGGAATGACAAATCCGTCAAAACTCGCTACGTTTATGAAACTGTGCGATGAAATGGAAAATGGAAAATACATGAATGATTACCATCGTATCAGCATGTATGAAGAAATTCTAAATTTTATTTTTGATTACGATTTGCAAAAATTTGCATTGGCTGACGTTTTGAGAAGTTTACAGAATTTTTACAACGAATTGAAAGAATCTCATAATCTTCCTCCAATGTATGTCGTTGAAGATAAATTTAGACATTTACTTCACATTCCGGCCAAAACAGTTTATTACAATCCTCAAAATGTTCACATTTTTACATCTTCAGCTGTGAATGCGGCGAATGAAATCATGAAAAAATATCCAGCGATATATTTAAAACCATTTGATCATGAATTTTTTGATGTTCTTGAAACGAGTGAATTGGTGAATGGAATTCATCTTCCATCTCTATTTGCGTCAATTTGGGAATATATTTCAACTCATGAAAATAAAACAGATTTGGTTCAGAGAATGATGGAAGAAATTCATGAAAGTAAAGACATGTGCAGTTCGGGGTGTATGATTCGAATGATAAATAGCGTGAGAGGATTCAATGATGCATTTGAATTTAATCTTGAAGAGTACGAATATAACAAAGCGACAGTTTTCAACATTTTAAATAAATCGATTGATATTATGCTTTTGGAAAATTTAACAGAAAATATTTCTAGAATTATAAATTCAGATTCATTTAGAAATGAAACGGAAAATATACCGAGTGAAGACATGTTGAAAATTTTAAAAGATTATACGAAATGTGAATGGTATTTCTCTCAAGATATTTTCTATTATTTGTAATTTTTTTCATTTCATATCTCCATGGTGAGATATGAAATTCTATTACTCGGGATATACAATTTTATACACGGCCCAAACCGTTGCCGGGATTGTAGTTCCCTGAACGAACCAAATGAACCAATTTGGATCATAACAGAATAAAAGTGTAAAATGTACACTCAGTGACATTAAAAATGAAAACATTAATGTCAACAAGAAAAATATAAATTTAATCCAATATCTTTTTTTGGAATAGAAAATTAAATCGCATATAATCAATGCTGGCAAAATGGATGCTCCCGCAAACATTGACATTAAACAACCCAGATGACAAATCATGGGTGGTGTCAAAAATCCTACCACAACTCCGAAATGAATCAAATTTGTTAACGTAAACGCAACTGTGGTTATTGTATAATCTTGCATTTTTTTAGATTGCGCAACTTTTTTAAATTACAAATCTGCCGTGTTTTTAATAACCCATCTATATTTATCAAAAACTATATAATCACCCGTTTTAAAATCACCGGGTTTATCTTGCAGTTCATAACCCAATATTTTTCTACTATTATCTGGAAGATTTGCAATATCAAAAAGTTGTCATCAATCGGATCTATACTCGTGATGCGATATCCGTCAAGCAATCCATCATTTATAAATTCCCATTCACCGTTATTGTATCTGAGAATCTGTTTATTTCGTAGCGTTTCTTTCGAAATTGGTTTGTTGGCTATACTTTCCCTTTCTTGATATTTCCACGTGTTTGTAGTTCCATCGTATACCAAAATTTGTTTGTCCTTTGGAATTTCTGTGGTACCAGCAGTTTTTGTACCAGCCGTATTTGTCTTTTGTTTTCTCTGGAGGAGTTTGGAAAGACATTCCATCGTACGAAACGAGCAAGTCGAGAGGATTAAATCCATACAGCAAAGAAAAAACTTTTAAAACATTTGGATTTTGTCTCAATTTCCAAATGAATTTGGAATGCGTAATTCCGTGTTGTATGAAAATATTTCTGAAATTGCTTTGCTTTTTCACACCTCTCCACGTACTCGAATCGTTTCGATCTACGGGCTTGTCTAATCCACGCGTAATTTCTTCAATACAATCCCAAACGCCATCAATCATTTCAGAAATTTCATCATCGGACAAAACGTTATTCACGATTACGAATCCATTTTCTCTCACAACAGATTTTAAATTTTCTTCAAAATTTTCATCTGAAATGTCGATGGTGAATTCGGAACAATCTGTTCTTACTTTGTTCATGGGCATGTTGGGTTTTGGGCCAATGATACAATTCCATCCTCTTTTAACTTTTTGTCCTTCTGGAATTTCTTCTTTTGCTTCAGAATTTCCATTTGCTTCAGAATTTCCATTTGCTTCAGAATTTCCATTTGCCAAAAGATTTTCAATTTCACTCTTTTTCATTTTTGATTTGACTGGCAGGTTTAACATTTTGGCGCGTTGATACAATTCCGCTCTTGTAGTTTTTTTCCCAACCGAAGATTCTTCTCTCAGAAAATCCTTTATGGTATTTTCAATTTCTTCAATTGGTAGTGAAAACTTTTCACTTATCATAGGTGCTAGTTTTGTTAATAAGGAATCCATTTTGGCTCAATTTATTTAAATTTAATTCGAAATTTCAAAAATCATTTATTTTTTGAAATATTTGATTAGATAGAAAACTCTATTATATTAAAATATAAAATGGATTTTGAATATCTGAAATTGCTCGATCAAGCTGTTAAATTCGCATCTGACGAATATCAAGAAAAAAACCAGTGTGATCATGAAGAGGTTGCCGAGGAAAATGGAAAGAAAACGTGCATGGAGTGTGGAATGTTACTTGAAGAAAATTTCATTATAAATTTTACATCCAATATACTAATAATGAAAAAAAGAAAAAAGACGGAATCTACAATTTATAATGACATCCCATCATTTATTGAACAAAATATAAAGGATTTGACATTTGAAATTTTCAAATTGGTTACCACGAATAAAATTTCACGCAACACATTGAAAAAGGCAATCGTATTGGCGAGTCTCCATAGGGCATCCGCTCTCGTAGGAAATCACATTTCATATTACGATTTACTTGACATGTTTGGATTGAAACAGCACGAAGCCAATAGAGGATTTGCTATTTTGGTAAGTAATATACCAAAGAAATCCAAATACAATCTGAAATTTAATCAGGAAAAAGAAGAGCTCATTAGCATTCATTCAAAACTGAGAAAGATTGGATTGGCTACACCCGAAATGATAAATTGTGTTGTAAATGTTTTTAATTTACTAAAAGAGAAACGCTCAAACATTATAAACACGTCACATCCAAATTCAATCATTTGTGGATGTATATATTTCTGGGTTGTGTATACGGACAACGATAAAGACAATTTCGCCAAGTTGATGGAAATTTCTAAAATGACACTCATGAAAGTATATACCGCAGTTTGTGATACAGTATTCAATTCTGTAATGAAGGATTTCTTTGTCGTTCTCTTACAAAATGCTATCGCGCAACAGATTGAGGGTCCCGTGAAATATAAAAATGTTTTCAAGAAACGCGAAAATGTTTTGTATGGACCAAAATATAAAAATATCATATACAATCCATTTGACTGTAATGAAATTTATGCCATGCCAAATACCAAAAAGGGATCCGAAGAGATAAGACTTCCTCTTGATGATGTTGATGATACCGAAGATTGGAATCTTTTACTTTCAGAACAATATCATACAGCGGCTCATATTTACATGCTCAATGTAAAATTAATGAAAAAGAATGAAAAGGAACTCTATTTCGATTTCAACGATTACAATCAAATTAATAAGAAAAGCGGATTGAAATTGTTTCAAAATCTGTTACAAAAGAAATTCAATCACAAACCCATATCAACCGAAGAAGAAGAAAGTATTGATATAAAAACCCCACCCCTTCAGAATCTGAAGAAGAAGATACCTTTACCCGTCTAATAAAAATTGAATATGAATATTTTAAAATAAATAAAAAGTTAATGCTTGAAATGGCTTCAAATACTACTATTATGGAAGTAACTACCCCCGTGGAAGTTGCAACTACGGCTGTAAAGCCCAAGGCTAGGAAACCAAGGGCTACCAAGCCCAAAGCGGACAAGCCGAAGGAGGACAAGCCTAAGGAGGACAAGCCTAAGGAGGACAAGCCTAAGGAGGACAAGCCTAAGGTTGCCAAGCCTAAGGTTGCCAAGCCCAGGAAACCAAGGACTCCTAAAAAACCCAAGGAAGAGGAGAAATGTTGTGACGTGTGTGTTGAGAAATTCACACGTGTACGACGCGTCCCAATCAAATGTTATCATGAAAATTGTGGCGCTATCGTCTGTCTTGGATGTTTTAGGCAGTATTTGCTGATGGAAGACTCTGATCAGGAATGCATGGTTTGCAAAAACCCCCTTTCCACAGAGTTTATCTTTATGCATACACCCAAGGTTTTCAGAGAGGAATTTATCAACAAGACTGTGGAATTGGATTTGAAACGAGAAGAACAACTTCTCAAGTCCACGCAGGAACGGATGGATGCCAAAGTAAAAGCGTATGGGTTGTATCCAAAAGTACGACTTTTGAACAAAAAACTCGCAAAGAAAAAATTGCCCCAGGAAGAAAGGGATGCCTTGGTGATAGAACGAGATGCTCTGGAAGAAGAAATTGAAGAGTTGGAAACACTCTTTAACAAATCTGACACTGACATTTCAAGGTCGAGTACGACATTCTATTGCCCCTTTGAAAAATGTGAAGGATTGGTAAAGAAGGGTGTCTGTGGAGCATGTGAAAGAAGTTTCTGTAACAAGTGCAAAGAGGAAAAGAAGGAGGATCACGTTTGTGATCCAGAACTTCTTGAAACTTTGAAATTGCTTCGGAGAGATTCAAAACCATGCCCCAAATGTAAAACTCTGATATTCAAGATTGATGGATGTGATCAGATGTTTTGCGTGAATTGCAAAACTGCTTTTTCATGGAGAACACTGACTATCCACCGGGGGCACATTCACAACCCTCATTATTTTGAGTATTTGAGAAATAACAGACAAGAAGACATTGAACGATTTACTTTGTTTGATTTGGATGACCCATGCGGTCGGGAATTGAACATTGCACTTCAGAAAATGTTGCGTCACCCAGACTTTGTTAAATTTTATAATAGAGATTTCTGGTCATTGGAAGAAGACAATATGAACAAAAGTATGATTGTCACATGTGATTTCATTCCAAGGGTCTTGAATGAAATTGAAGAAATTTTACCAATCTTAACAAACTTGGTATATGACGACCAGAGCATTGCGAGAAAGAAAACCAAACTTCGGGAAAGATACATTTTAAACAAAAAGGAGAAAACGTGGAAAGGTGCCCTCCGCCTTCTGATAAAGAAACGAGAAGTTTTCAAAGACTTGATCAAGTTGATTGAGTTGTTTGATGGCTGCTTGAAAGACTTTGTCATTATGAGCGGAAGGGAAACTACAGAAAATCCATACGAAGTTCTTCTGGAAGAAACTGTAAATTTACACAAATATTTCCTGAACCAGTTGAAAGAAATGTCTACTCGTCATGGATTGCAAGTCGCTGCAAACATGACACTGTCACATGGACTCAGAGTTCACACTGGTGAATTGAGGTAAGTTGTAAATATCAAGTGTGTTGAATGAAGGATTACTTTTTGACACGTATAAAATCAAAGGGTAACCCCTCATTCCATAACTCTCCGGGGTTATGGAATAAAATATGAATATGTAAACAGTTAAAAAACATTTTTAAAACAATAAACATGGAACAATTTAGAAAGCAGTGTGATGAACATTACGAAAATGGAAACCCCATCATTTCAGATGAGGACTATGATGTTATGTTTGGAGATGAATCTTCTCATCACGAATTACATTATGAATTAAATCTTTCGAATAAAATTTTAAAATCTATGAAATTACCAGTTTGGTTGGGTTCATTGGATAAGAAGCGAGATGAAAAATCTCTCGAATTGTGGAAATTGAAAACGAAAAAATCTTTTGTCATCAGTACAAAGCTTGATGGAATCAGTGCATTGTACGATGTCCAGAATAAAAAAATGTACACTCGTGGAAATGGGAGTGTGGGATGTGACATTTCAAAATTTTGTAAATATATAAATTTACCAAAAGAAATTTCATCTGATGAAGAAAAAATTTATATTCGTGGTGAACTCATCATGGCGAATGAAACGTTTGAGAAATTGTACAAGGATAAATTTAACAATCCTAGAAATTTAGTTTCTGGACAGTTTGGAAAAAAGACGGTTGATAAAGAAATTTTGAAACACGTCGATTTCATTCCGTACGAAATTATATATCCCGAAAGAAAATTGCAAGATTTTCCAGATGTGCAGATGAAATCTTTAATGAAATCTTTCAGCAATGTATTGATTTGGAAAAAGGTGAAATCAGATAAAATAAATTACGACAATCTATCTGAAATTTTAGACGATTTAGTTTCAAAATCAAAATATGCAATTGACGGATTGGTCATTACGGAAAATATACAATACGAACGAAACGAAAGTGGCAATCCAAAATATTCCGTAGCATTCAAGAAAAATAATTCCGTAGAAGATTCTGTCAGTAGCGTTGTGGAAAGCGTCTCGTGGAATATAAGCAGATGGGGTTTGTTGAAACCAATCGTAAATATAAAACCCGTGAAAATTTCCAACGTGACCATTTCAAAATGTACAGGACATAACGCGAAATATATTCAGGAAAATAAAATTGGACCCGGTGCCATCATTACGTGCGTGAGATCTGGAGATGTCATTCCGTATATAAATAAAGTTGTAAAACCGAGCGATAACATTTCACTTCCATCAAATGCAACGTGGCAAGGTGTTGATTTGAAATCGAATGAAGAAAATGACGAATCTGAAATTAAAACGATAAATAATATTTTTTCAAAACTTGGAGTAAAATTTGTAAATCTGAAAACGATTGAGAAATTGTATCGGGATTGCGATTTGAAATCTTTTTTCAAAATTGTAAAATGTACGCGAGAAGACATTTCAAAAGTCTTCAAAGAAAAATCTGGAGATCGAATTCTGAATGAAATGAACAAGCTGAAAGAAAATGAAATAAAGGTTGCAACGTTGATTTCGTCTTCAGGAACATTGGGATACGGGGTTGGAGAAAAACGAATCGAAATTTTATTCGAAACGATTCCGTATGAAAAAATTCCATCACTCGAACAAATTTGCAAGATTGAAGGATTTGGAAAAAAGTTGGCTGAGAAAATTTTAGAAAATTACGAAAATATGTTGGAATTCATTTCCGAATGTAAATTAAATGGATTACGTTTGGATATTTTCGCGAATGAAATTTCAAATGAATCGGAAAATCCCAAGAAAACAAAATCAACTGAAATGAAATCTGAGAAAATAAAAATATGTTTGACAGGATTTCGAGATGATTCGTTAGCCGATAAATACATCATTAGCAACTCGTTGACAAAAGATTGCAAATATCTCGTTTGCAAATCAGTTTTGAAAGAAACTACCAAGATGATAAAAGCGGAAAAACTTGGAATACAAATTGTATCTCGTGAGGAATTTTTGGAATTGAATGTATAAATAAATGATTTAGCAATTTTTAAATTAATCTGTAAATGTATGTTGCAAAACATACAAGATGGAATTTTTCACATTCTCTGCCCGCAATGAGCGAATTAAGAACATGATGGAAAATTTCAACATTCGAACTCCTAAAAAAGAAAAGTATATCGTCGACATTGATGATATTCTCGTTCTTGAAGATTTTCATACATTTACATCTGGAGAGAAATATCACCTTTTGAAATCGACACTTTTTTCACGAATGTTTTGCATTGGTGGAGAATGTATTTCAGAAGATGGAAATGTCATCATATGTAACATGGATGATTATATTCATGAAGGTGAAAATTTTACTTTCTTGGATGGAGTTCAAGCAAAGTATATGACAATGGTTTACAATGACATGACAGAGACCCTGAGAGATTTATATCTCAAAGGTGTAATATCTGAATTTGACAAGACTGTTCTCATACAATATCTGTTGAAATGTTTTGAATACGTTCATGAACATCAACATATTGCAATTGAGGAATCTGACGATGAAGACGATTCTGAAAGTGAAACAGATTCTGAAAGTGAAACAGATTCTGATTACTATTCAGATTTCGAATCTGATGAAGAGTAAGTCACATTGGAAAATGTGCATATCCCTTCGGGGATATGCAAATATATTAGAAAAAAATGAATCAACGAATTTTGTAATGATGTTGAAAAAATAACTGCGCAACTATGGCATCAGAAATATTTTTCAACACTGACAACGATCTTATCGTCAAGCTTATGGAAGCCTTTAACATCGAGGCTCCCAAAGATAAATTCCAGTTTGTTGAGGAATCTCTCATTCTGGAATATGAAGAGCTTGATATAATGGACGACTTCTCCAAGATTGACTATGTGAAAATCTTGTTATTTTCACGCATGTTTGAAATTGGAGATGAGTGTATACGCGGTCCGGTGTTCATCCAACCGTGTAATTTCGACAAGAGAACGTATGAAGATATTGATGAGTTTTTGGATTTCATCAACGTTGATATCATGGAAAGCGTTTTCGCTGACATGTGCAAAGGTGTCAGCAAAATATTTTCAGATGGATTGATTACCGAGGATGAAAAATATTCTCACGTTGTATATCTGACGAATAAAATGAATCTTTTCAGCAAAGAGGATCCATATTCAGAAGATGAATACGATGAAATCATCAGCGTTGACTAAAAAATTTATTATATTTCTGAAAAAAGGAAATATAATACATATCCCCAAGTGGGATATGTATGTAAAACATTTTCTTCTACAAAAACTACCGGGCTCAAAATATTTAATTTTTTCGATCTAGAAATATAGAATAAAATAATAAAATGAGCACTAAAATGGCAACCAATGTTATGTGTATCAACGAAGTAGCTAAATTCAAAGAAACTGAAATGGTACTAAAATATTCGAATCTACTTCAGGATATCTTGGAATATATTCGTATAACCAACTTCCAGATTGATACATTCATGTTAGACAAATTTTGGCAATGTGTGAGCGAAAGCAGCTCGGCTTCTATCAGCGGAGCTGTTCTCAACTGGTTGGGTTATGAAAATAAACATGAACACGATAGCAAATCCCATTTCATAGAACTTCTGAAATCTCACAACATTGAATTTACTCAAATTAAACAAAATCATGATAAATTTTCTCAATATCCAGATTTGGTAGAGGATGCAAAAAAATATTCTAAAGCTGCGCTCAAGAGCAAGCAGTGGATCATCATGAGATCCGACGATTTCAAGGAAATGGTCATGTGCCTGAGAACCAAGCGTGCAAAAGAAATCAGGAAATACTATCTCGCCATCGAGAAGCTTTTCAAAATGTATTGCGAATACACGATTCATTTCAATCTCAGAAGAGAAAAACGAGCTTTGGAAGAAAAACAGGGCACCATTGATGATTTGGTAAAGCTGATAAAAGAGTCTGAAGTCAGGCAGAAAAAGGAAAAGGAGGAAGCTGAAAAGCTTAGACAAAAAGAAAAGGAGGAAGCAGAACGTAAACACGCAGAACTTATTGCCCGAAATGATAAGGTACTAGCGTATTCGAAATGCAACAAGGACAAGCTGGATGACGCGAATGAGAAATTGGAAGTTATGGAAGGCAATCTCGAAGCTGTCCAGGGAAATCTTCACGACGTTGAAAACAATTTGCAAGTCGTTCAAGGAAATCTAGATGATGTCGCGAACAAATTGGAAATTGCACGAGATGTCGTCGTACCAAAACCCGCGAATAAAAAGAAATTGAACAAATTTGGTTTGATTAGAATGTCTCCTGATTACATTTACGACGAAAGCGATCCCGGTTACATGCGAGAAAGCAATGTCGTTGTCATACGCAGACAAGCCGAGTCATTTGATTTCAGAGTGAGACAAATCAGAAACTACGGAAATGGTACAAACAGAGATGCCGAAATTCTGATTGAAAGAGAAAACCCAAATTCCATCAACTTGTCAAATCGCTTGAAAGAACACGAAAAGGATGGACATTTCTATTTCACGAGTGTGTGCGGAATCAGATATACGGAAACGGGAGATGATGAGTTTGTTAGTAAAGATGTCGTAAATGCCATATCTGAGGAAATGTCAATAAACATTCGCGATTCATTTCGCAATGGATTGATTTCTGAAGATGATAAATATAGATATTACGCACAATTGTCAAATTGTGTAACGGCATTTTTTGATAATCTTGACGAAGATGAGGATTACGACGAGGTTTACGACGACGAATCTGACACTGATGACGGTTATGAATCTGAATAGAAAATTACAAAAAAATACATATCCCTTCGGGGATATGTATTTTTTATTGAAATATTTGAAATGGGCATATTACCGAAAATACAACAAAATAAACACTATGGAAGCCAAATCAGGATCCACCCTAATTAAAGAATATTATGAAAAGACAAACTTTGTCAATCATCAAATAGATTCCTACAATGATTTCGTTTCACGTGGCATTCAAACGATTGCTCAACGTGAAAACCCAATCATGGCTGGGAAATTCAAAATAGAAATCAACAACATTTACGTTGATAAACCCATCTTTACCAAAAAGGTAAAAGAGGGAGAAGCTGATGAATCTGAAGATGTTGGAATGAACGATTGTACCGAAATTACGGATGACGCTCAACCAATTTCAGAAGGACAAAAGATTAGCTATCAAATTTGTCCATTGTATCCAAATGATGCGAGAAAGAGAAACATGAACTACGACGGAACGATTTACGTTTCATTTAAGGTTACAAATACCCAAACTGATAAATCTGTAGAACATAACCAAATTTCAATTGGAAAGTTACCAATCATGCTTAGATCAAATTTGTGTAGATTGTCAGAGGGGAACAAAACGGATCACGAGGAATGTGCAAATGATTTCGGAGGATATTTCATCATAAAGGGAAAGGAGCGCGTTCTAGTTGCTCAGGTCATGAGAGCGAATAACAAACCGTTCGTAACCCAGATTGAAGAAAAGGAAAAGTACGATTACCTTTGCGAAGTTAGAAGTACAAACGAAATTGGGGGTTCTATTCTGATTCAATTGAAAATTTTGAAACGTACACACGAGCTTTTCTTTTCACTCCCATATATTAAAATTAAAGCCATGTTGCCAGCCGGATTGGTTTTCAAAGCGATCGGTACGAGTCAGGAAGACATGTTAAAAATGTGCCGAGTTACAGTTCGTGACGTAAATGATACTCTGATTAGACAGTACAATATGGTTGATACCGTTGAAGGCGCCATTGAATATATCGCGAATAACATTAACGACACAAACAAGAACAAGGACTATGTAATCGATATTTTGACAAAGGAATTATTTTTCCATTTGGGAGCACTCACACCCGAAAAGTCTGCCGCGTATTTGGGATTCATGATTAAGAAGATTGTTGATACGGCATACTTGTATAGGGCGGTTGATGACAAAGACAATCTGTCAAACAAAAGGGTTGATGGAACATCTTCGTTACTCACATTTCTGTTTCAAATTGTATTCAAGCAATTTATCAAAACGATCGTAAATCAAATCGAAAGCAAGAAAAACCCAGATCCAATCACAATCATAAAAAATGTAAAAAATATCACTCATGTTCTAAATCAGGCATTCATGACAGGAAACTGGAATACACAAAGGAGTACCCTGTTTACACGAGAAGGCGTTTCTCAGGTTTTGTCCATGCAAAACTATGGAGCCAAGATATCCCATTTGAGAAGGATGGCCATTCCTTCAAACAAGAATGGAAAGATCCTATCAGCCAGAAAGTTGCACGCCTCTCAATTTTCTTTCATTTGCCCATATGAAACCCCAGAAGGAGAAAAGGTTGGATTGGTTACAAATTTGGCATTGTCTGCTACAATTTCCACTCACACATGCCCCATCGCAGTAACAGAAGTTGTGAAAACATTCAAAGGATTTCAGGATGACTATTTTGGAAAAAATCTTGTATTTGTCAATGGAAATATCATTGGATCGTGTATGCACATGATGAAGTTTGTAAAGGAATTTAATGAATACAGATTGTCTGATTTGATTGACAATTCCGTGTCCATTATAAAAATTTCTGATGAGAATGAAATTCATATTCAGACTGACGAGGGAAGATTGTTGAGACCCCTGTTTGCTCTTGGACCGCGCAATGAAATTTTGTACAAACAGGATCCAGGAAAATCTTGGGACGAATATGTGAAAACTGGCAAAATTGTTTTCAGAGATGTTTGGGAATTGGAACAGTCTATCGTGGCAATGTCAAAAGACGATTTGAAGAAAAACAGATGTGACTATCTGGAAATTTGTCCCGCAGCAACGATGATGTCTGTTATGGCGTCTGTTATTCCACTATCTAATCATTCACAATCCCCAAGAAACGCATACCAGTCCTCAATGGGAAAACAAGCTGTCGGAGTCCCAAGCATAGCGTATCAGGAAAGATTTGATACAACCCTTCAGGTTTTGAATACGCCTCAACAACCCATTACGAAAAGCAACATGGTTAACGTTCTCAAATTTAACGAAATGTGTCACGGAGCCAATCCCGTCGTAGCCATCATGACATTTAGCGGTTTCAATCAGGAAGACAGCATCATATTAAACAAGGGTTCGTTGGATAGAGGCCTGTTTATGTCTACAACCTACAAAACAATCACGGAAGAAGAACGTAAAAAAGGTACATCGGAATCTGAAAATATATGTCTACCCCCAGTTCAATATCGAAACAAAAATCACAACTACTCATTTCTAAACAAGCATGGAATCGTATGGCAAAAGAGTACATATCTGAAAAAGGGTACAGTCATCATTGGAAAGGTTACAAAGAAGAAAATCAAGGGAACAAACGAATATACAGTTACAGATTCAAGCGTTGTAATCAAGCATGGGGAAGAAGGTTATTTGGACAAGGTTTTCATAACACTGAATGAAGGAATTCGCATCATCAAGATTAGGATCCGAGTGCCACGTATACCAGAAATTGGAGATAAATTTGCATCATCAACAGCCCAAAAGGGAACGTGTGGAATGATTTACGCCCAAGAAGATATGCCATTTGACAAAGATGGCATTTCCCCCGATCTCATCATAAATCCACACGCAATTCCATCACGTATGACGATAAACATGTTGATTGAAATGTGTTTTAATCTAATTGGTTGCAAGTTGGGAAAAAGGATGGATGCAACACCATTTGAACATAGAAATATCGAACAAGAGCTTTTAGATTGGGCGGAAAAGGCGGGAATTGAAACCTATCTTTCTACAATGAAGGATGGAAGAACAGGAGAGGTATTCCCTTCAAAAATATTTATGGCCCCATGCTTTTATCAGAGATTGAAACATATGGTGGGTGATAAAATTCACTCGAGAATAACGGGACCATTAGACAGCATGACTCATCAACCCGTGGCAGGAAGAGCAAAGGATGGAGGATTGCGTATAGGTGAGATGGAAAAAGATTGCATCCTCAGTCATGGATCCACCCGTCTATTAAAAGAGTGCATGTTTGACAAAAGTGACAAATATTTTGTACCAGTATGTAATTTGTGCGGAGAGATATCAAACAAACGAGATTTTTGCGTAAACTGTCAAGAGGATAGTGTGGAAATGAAGGTTATGCCATATGCAACCAAACTACTCGTTCAGGAGCTAATGGGAATGGGTATGAACCTTATATTCAAGTAATTCTCTCAAAATATGAATTTTTGAAATTTAAAAATATTGGAAAAAGTTAGTTGTTTCAACTAAACAAACCATGGCTCCTATTACACGCTCTCAAGCTACTACTGCTACGGCCGTTGAAGCTAAAGCTACTGATATGGAAACCAAGGTTGTGGAAATCACCAAGGGTCTCCCGGAAACACCACCCGAGTCTCCTGAACGTGATCTCCCCAAGTACGTCTTGTGGGAAAACCAAGTTGAAATAGTTGATTGGATGAAGGATGTGGAAACCAACCCTTCTAACCCAAACATCAAAGGTGGTATAATCGCTCTGAAAATGGGTTTGGGTAAGACATTGATTGCCTTACACCACTGTTTGAATGATGAGATTAGGCCATCTTTGATTGTCACCAAGAAGGCTATTTTGAAGGAATGGATTGAAAATGGAACATCCAAGTTTTTCGACGATATCAATGTTTGCGTTTTGGATAAAAAGGCGAGCAAGGATGAAAACCTGGATGAATATGACATAGTCATCACCACATACAGCTATCTTGTGAGGGCTCATCTCGAAAATAGGCGCGTCATGCAAAAAACATGGCGTCGTGTGATTTTCGACGAGTCTCATCTTTTGAGCAACCAGGCAACCAGAACAAACAAATCTTGTAGTTCGCTTAACGCTGAATACAAGTGGTGTCTGACTGGAACCCCTATTTGCAACAGAAAGAAGGATTTGCTCGCACAGTATCAGATCTGTGGTTATGGGGGTAACATACATTCCCTCAATGACAACGATTTGGACAAACACATCAAAATAAAAGACAAGACCATTCCTGAAAACAACATCCTATTCCACAATGTTCCAATGACACCCGTGCAGCGTGAAGCGTATGAAATGTACCAAGAAGAACTGGAAGAAAAACTCGCCAACTGTACAACAGCCGGAGAGAGATTGGGGGCTTACGGGTCCGCAATCATGAAATTCAGACAGATTAGTATTGGATGTCAGCTTCTTGGCGTCGAGGACGATGACAAAAATGAAAAGGCAAAGAAAATGTTGGAGCTTGTGAAAGCCAGCCCTAACAAAACTGTCATCTTTTCTTCCTTCAGGAAGGGAATCGAATTGATTTCATCTTCACTTGAAAAGGAAAAGATTTCATTTGTAATCGTCGATGGTCGTACAAAGAAAAGGGACCAAGTCATCAATGATTTTAAAAGCGACGAGTCTATCAAATGTCTTATAATGAATTACAAGGTGGGGGCTGAGGGATTTAACATCCCAGAGGCTTCTTCAGTAATCTTGTTTGATCTTTGGTGGAACAATGCTGTACATCAGCAGGCGTTTTTCAGAGTCATTCGCCCTTCTCAGACAAAGTGTGTCAAGATACACTTTATTCTGACTGAAGATAGCTACGATGATGTGGTCATGAAGAAATGCAATGAAAAGCAGGATATCATTAAGGAACTTAATATCATCTAAGTGTAGCACTAAGTGTAATCCTAAGTGTAATCCTAAGTGTAACCCTAAGTGTAGCATTAAGTTTAGACATTAAGTGTAGCCCTAAGTGTAACCCCAAGTGTAACCCTAAGTGCATGAAACATTGCATGCTAATTTCAAATCATATGAACTATATAATTTCGTATGATTTGAAATTCATTACCCCTCGGGGTAATGAATATTTTTACACTTACACGCAGTCAATGACACCTCTGATCATTGTTGCCATTTCGTCGGCCTTTTTGTTTGAACACTTGAGTCCCTTTTCCTTTACAATTTCCTTGATGATATTTTTACTCGTGTAATATACGATATGATCGATTGGAATCTCGTAAATGCTGAGAAGCCACAAAGCCGTTCGCTTGTCAATGGAATTTATTCTACTAAAATCGTAAATGTAATACAATGCACTCTTGATGATCGAATAGTCCTTTTCGGATAGATTTTCCTTGTAGCTATTGAAAATATCCTTGTATTGCTGTCGCTTTCGATTGGCGAGTGAAGCTCTGACATCCCCGATATTTTGCATTGAAATCTTAATAAGTTCTTGAACAAGAGGGGGGTACTGTTTACGGTCCTGTCTAGATCGTTCGACAGATCTTTCTCGTGATCGCTGTTTTTCCTCCTCTTCTACACGACAAGGTTCTTCTTGACGTTGTTCATCTTCATGATATTCTCGTTCACGCATCTTTCTTGGTTTGGATTTTGATTTTTGTTTGATTTCCACCTTGGTTGATTCCACCTTTGGTTCGTCAACCTCTGGTTGTTTCAAAGTCGCGCGTTTTCGTTTTACAATTGGTGATTTGGGTTTTTCAAGAACCATTTTTTCTATATTGAAAACTACCCCTTTATATCATTTCCTTATATTAAATCATTCGTACACTCTGTAGTCAAAATGTTGAATGTTGTAAAATTTTTGCTGCGAAAAAATGATTTTAAAACTGTTATAAATATGAGATTTGTATAATAAGATATCGAAAATCATGGCTTTGTGCAAATGTTGTACATTTTACACATGGAATTATATAAAATCAAACGAATGGGTTGGCTTTTCTGAAGAAAGAAGAATGAAAGCCGGTGGAATTATATTACACAATGGAAAAATTTTAATCGTGCAAACGAGAGAAAAAAAGTGGGGATTTCCAAAAGGCGGAATTGAAACGAGTGAAAATGTCATAAAATGTGCTGAACGTGAGGTTTTAGAAGAAACTTCTCTCAGTTTATCGTTTGAAGATTCGAATAAAATCAGAATCTCAGATGTGACATTTTATGTAAAATATCTGAATGAAGATCCTCCGGATCTCAATCTCGGTATGATAAAAAATCCGGGAAATGATTGCACGGGAATAGGATGGATTCGATTGGGATGTTTGAAAAAAATGGTTGAGAAATCAAATTCTCATTCAGATCCCGTTTTGAATCGTAGCATTCGCATGTTCATGAAAAAATACGCGTATTTTTTTTAATCCCGTTTTTATAATACTAGAAAAAATTATGAAATATTTCAGAGAAATATTTCATTCTCAAATATGAAAATTTGAAAAATCGAAAAACACATTTATGATCAATAAGTAATACATTCAAATAATGTTTTCAAAGATGCAGAAGCAACAAGTAAAGGAAATCTTCAAGAGGAAGCCTGATGTTGACAACAACGTGGAATTGTATTCTCACGATTTCTTGTCAAACAGTGCCAGTCTTGAAAATAGAAAAAGCTACATTTTCCACGGAGATGAGCTTTTCCTAGAAGGATATCCATACTCTATTGAACTGACTGAAGATGATTTCTACAGCGGTTCAGAACCCAGCGGTTTCGAGTTTGACAAGTGTAGATTTTTTGAAGCACATGAAGGAACGTTGTTGAGAGTGTTTAACATTGATGGAAAGTGGTACACATCCACCAACCGTCGTTTGAATGCCTTCAACAGCAACTGGATTTACAAGAAATCTACATTTGGAATAGACTTTGCAGCAGCGGTAAAGGAAAATATACGTATTGTTTCAGATGATGAGATTTTCGAGGAAGAAGAAAATCTCACACTCGAACAACAAAAGGACAACGCCAGGAAATATCTCGATGAAATATACGAGAGAAATCTGGACAAGGACAAGAAGTACATGTTCCTTTTGAAGCTGTCCAAGGAAGAGAAATTCGTTTGCAAAAGCGTTCCATTTTCATTTTTCAATGTTGGTGTTTTCGACAAGGATAACAAGTTGGATCTGACAGAACCTGTGGTACTTGATGGATACAACGTCCCGACACCAGCAGAACCCAAATTTGAAAGTCTTGATCATTTGTTTTACGAATTGAGAAATGTGGATCCTGAATACATTCAAGGATTTATCGCAATTCAGGAAAATACAAAACATTTCAAGATTTTGAATGGATTTTATAAGAGACTGAGTGAATTGAGAGGGGTAACTCCCAGCCTCAGATTCAGATATCTGGAGCTTTTGCACGAAAAGGCAAACGCTCAATCAGACCAAGAATATCACAACTGTGAAATCAGAATTGATGAGTTTTGCAGAAGATTCGATTTTGTTCCAATTGCTGTTGAAAACCAAATTTGGAACATTGTAAATGAATTGCATGCAAAATATTATACAATCTACATCAACAGGGAACGATGTGATGTGGCTCCAAAGATGACTAAAATGTTGAATTATATTCATTACGAATATATCAATTCTGGATATGATCTGATTACCAGCAAACCCAGAATAAGATATCTTGTGGAATACACAAATCCATCAAACCTGAATCAGTTGATTGCGGAACATGAAAAGGCGTGTAAGCGTGTCGAGTAAAATCGGCTCGTATATAAATTTTGGATTTGATTTGTATTTTTTGAAAAATAAAAGTACATTTTACATTTTCCAAAATTTCATTACCCTTCGGGGTAATGAAATGTATTTTATCTAACAACCTCCTCTCAATCTAAGAACCAAATGAACAGTACTCTCTTTTTGAATATTGTAATCCATCAGGGTTCGTGAATCTTCTAGATTTTTTCCAGCAAAGATGAGACGTTGTTGATCGGGAGGAATTCCTTCCTTATCTTGAATTTTTTGTTTTAAAAGTTCCACTGTATCAGCGGGTTCAACCTCTAGTGTTATAGTTTTTCCAGTCAACGTTTTCACAAAAATTTGCATATTTTTATTAAGAAAACTTTATTTTTTGTATAAAAATGAAATATATAGTGTTTGTAGTATTATTTTTGATTTTTATCAACTATACAACAGTTTCCAAATCAAAAACAAGACCCACCAAACAAGCACCGAAAATCAAAAACGTAGTAACAAAATTAAATGTGAGAAATAGATCCATTTTAGAAAAACTACGAGTTTTAGTACACAGTTCCGAATTTGAATCGGAAGATAGTCCATTGAAGTGTATCATTGAAGTAAGCAAACCAGAGATTGAAATTTTTAAATCCAGACGTAATATATCAAAATATATCAATAGCCCAGATTTGAAAAAATTGTTGATAAAATATGCCGAATGCATCTCTTGTTATACGGAAATTATTTTGAATACGAGCGATGAACAACTAGAAGCAACAGATTTGAAAAGAATAGTAGAAAGTTTTCGTGAAAATTTTATTCAATATACAGGTTTTGTGAAACGATTAAAATCTCAATTTGAGATGATGTAAAAACAAAATCTATATTAATAAAAAAATGAAATATCTTATTTTTACAATCGTGGTTATACTTTTGATTTTGCTGGGATCACAATTTGTCATGTCCGCAAAACCATCGGATATCGTAAAAGCCGATGAAGTCAAGAAAATATTTGCCAAGACAACCGCCGTTTTGGTGAAAATAGACACGTTGAATACAGCCGCCGGATCAGCAGCGGCCTCTCCACTGAAAAGTGTTGTAGAAGCCATCGAAGATGATTTGGAAAATTTTGTCCCAAAAGCTACCATCACGGAATACATTTTTGTAAGACAGGGTAGTCCTGAAGCTACAAAAACAAACAAAGATTATGTTTTAAATTTAATTTTCCATCGAGCTGAATATGTCGCTTACAATTTGAAAATTATTTTGCAAACGAGCAAGGAACAAACTGAAGAGACGGATCTGAAGACCGCCGTTGAAGGAGATCGCGCGGCTTTCGAAGCGTATATAAAATTTATCCAAGATACAAAATCGTTGTTTGAATAAATTTATATGAAAACATATTTCGTGAGAAATATGTTTCTCAAAAAAACATGAAATTTTTCAACATATGAAAAGAATAGAAATAAACTAAAATGGCTACAGCTAAAATGGCATCTGCTACCGTAAAACAAAACAAATATGTTAAACAAGATCCAATTACACACATTTTGAAAAGACCAGACATGTACGTTGGCTCAAAAATTTTTGAAAAGCAAAACGTATACGTCTATTCGAATGAACAGGTTGTCAAGAAATGTATCGATTTCTGTCCGGCACTCGTAAGAACATTTGTCGAAATTGTTTCAAACGCAGTAGACAATCTTGAACGAGATGAAAAAATGACATATATTTCTGTAAACCTAACCCCAACTGAATGCGAAATAAAAAATGACGGATCTGTAATTCCAATTGAATCCCAAAAGGTTGATAACGAAAATATTTACAACCACTCTCTTATATTTGGACATTTGCTATCCGGAGAAAATTACGACGATTCGCAAAAACGATTCACTTCAGGACGAAATGGATTGGGGGCCAAGCTGACAAATGTCCTCTCTACTTCATTTACTGTTGAGGGTGTTGATCCCAAAAACAATCTCAAACTCGTACAGACGTGGACAGACAATATGAGGAAAACCAAAGGACCCAAGATAACAAAATCTTCAAGAGCGAATGGATACACATTGATCAAATGGGAATGGGATTTGGATTGGTTTGGAATTAAAAAGATTTCGAATGACATTTTGGATTTGTTTGCATTTCATTTACTCAACGCGGCAATGATTACGGGATTGAAAATTTCGTTGAATGGAATTAAATTGCCAAACAAATTTAATTTATATTTCAATTTGTTTCAAGATACCAACGAATCCGAATTGCTCAAACTAGAAAATGAACATTCCAGAGTCCTCGTTTCATCATCTGACGAATTTGAACACATTTCATTCGTAAATGGAATTCAGACAAAAACTGGAGGAAAGCATGTATCGGCTTGGGTTGAAGCCGTGTGTAGACCCATCGTTGACAAACTGAGAGGTAAAGGAAAAAATCCACCACCCATTTCAATCAAGGATGTAAAAAATCATTTCAAATTTCTCATCATTACGCGAATTCCCAATCCCGAATTTGAAAGCCAAGAGAAAAACGAATTGAAAACAAATGTAAAAGTAAATCCAATTACACCGGCTCAGGTTACAAAAATATTGAAATGGTCAGTTGGATCCGAATTGAAATCGTTGGGACTTGCAAAAGAAAAGAAACAGGTTGCGAAAACAATGGCAGTCTCTTCAAAACAACCCATTGTGGATGGATACGACAAGGCAAATTACGCCGGGGGTGTCAGAGGAAAGGATTGCACGCTGATTTTGTGCGAGGGTCTATCCGCCAAAACATTTGCCGTTGATGGAATCAGCAAGGGATTCAATGGAAAAAAGGGAAGAGATTGGTTTGGAATATATCCACTCAGGGGAAAGCTGTTGAATACGAGAAATGCATCACCCACATCAATCAAAAACAATGCCGTAATTACAAATTTGATTAAAATTCTGGGATTGAATTACGGACAACCAGACAAACTAGACAAGTTAAATTACGGAAAGGTGTGTATCATCACAGACGCTGATGTAGATGGAATTCACATCGAAGGTCTCTTGTTGAATTTCTTTGATTCACTATTTCCCGAATTGATCAAACGGAATTTTATTACGAGTATGAAAACACCCATCTTGAGAATCGGAAAGGAATATTATTTTGATGAGAAAACCGCAATCAAGGCTCTGGAATCAAAGGGAAATAAAAGCGTAAAATATTACAAGGGGTTGGGAGCGATTGAACCGAAAGAGACGGAAAGCGTATTTGGGATAAAAATGTTGCAATTCAATCAAGATAAAAAGGCCAAGGATTCATTTACGACAGCATTTGACAAATTAGAAAGTAGCGAAAGAAAAATGTGGCTCGAAAACTATTTACCCAATTCACAAAATGGAAAAACTCTAGATGATGAAAAATGTTGGGAATACATTTCATTTGACATTTCCAGACATTTGAATGAGGAACTTATAAAATTCTTTCACGACGATTGCAAAAGAAGCATACCCAGCGCATTAGATGGACTCAAAGAATCTCAACGCAAGATTATCTATACCGCGAAAAAATGCAACATAAAAACGAGAGGAGATATCAAGGTTGCCCAATTCGGAGGAGAGGTTGCCAAACATACAAATTACCATCACGGAGAAGAAAATTTGTTCAAGACAATCATTAAAATGGCACAAAGTTTCACGGGAAGTAACAACATTCCCATCTTGAAGGAACTTGGTAGATTCGGAACTCGTTTGGAAGGCGGAGAAGACGCGGCTTCACCCAGATATATCAAAACAAATGTTGTTGATAGATTTGACGAGTTGTTTAATCCCAATGATGACAATTTACTCGAATTGAGAAAAGATGATGGTGATTTGGTAGAGCCGTGTTATTACGTGCCAGTCATTCCATTGATTTTAGTCAATGGATGTGTTGGAATAGGAACTGGATGGATGTGCAACATTCCTCAATTCAATCCCAAAGATGTAATCAGGGCTTCAAAACTGTGGATGGAAGGAGATAGACCCGAATTTGAAAAAGCTGTAAAAAAGATGGTTCCCTGGTATAATGGATTCACGGGAGAGATTCTGAAAACGGCTCCAACAAAATTCCAAACCAAAGGAACATTTACTGAAAAGAATGGATTGATAAAAGTAACTGAATTGCCAATTGGCCTCTGGAATTCTAAATTCCAGAAAATGTTGGATGAAAAAGAAATTTCGTACAACAACAGATCGACTCCAACTAGCGTCTTGTACGAAATCAACAACCACGATGGGAAATTAAACATGCAAGATTTTGAAAAGAAAATGTGTACATCTCTGAATTTGGACAATATTGTCGTATTTGACAGAAATGAAAAAATTGTCAAGGTTGATTTAATTGAGATTTTTGACATGTGGGGAAAGGAAAGACTATCGCTCAACCTGAAACGCAAACAACATCGAATGACTGAATTGAATGGAAAACATAGATTGGCTACGTGTAAAAGTAAATTTATACAAGCCGTGAGAAATAAAGAAATTATTTTGACAGATTCAGAAGAACGTATCGTAAATGTAATCAAGGAAAAGAAAATCGCGAAAGAAGATAGCGAAATAAAAATTTTATTGGATATGCCAGTTCGTTCACTCACGAAAGAAAAACAAATTCAATTGGAAAAACAGATTGATGAAATTGTAAAGGAGAGAAAAATTTTGTTAAACAAGACGAGCGTGGATATATGGACTGAGGATATTAACATGTTTGAATAGGTTTATAAACCCGAATTGAATAGTATAAAATGATATATAAACCCAACCCAAAACTCATTACTAGTCAAGATTTAAAACAAAACGTGGACTACGACTCTAAACGAGAATGCAAGCGAGATGTTGAAAAAATTGTTCCAGTCATCGTTGTTGAAAGACCGGTTCTAGAACGTTACGATTATATATATAGTATGGTTTTCGGATTTTTCAATTTGGCGTTTTATCTATGTTCTTTGGGTTTTGTGATATCAGCAATTGAATATACACCTCTCAGAGAATCTTATACGAGTTGTTTTGAAAATATATTTTTCAATTTATATTTTCTTTTATTTATGGTTTTATTAAATAGTATATCGGCAGTAATATTCTTAATAGGGTTATTTGCGAAAAACCACTGGCTCGTATTACAATTTCTTTCTTTGAAAACTACAAACTTTTTATGTTTTTTAGTATTTTCACTCTCATATTTCCCAGAATGGTGAAATTTGATACGCTTTTAAAAGGTTGTCCCAATGAAAAAGAATTGATCGAAATAGATTTTGATATTATATCCTTTTTTGTAATCATATGCTTTTTCTCCATTTCCATGATAAAATTATTCAATATATACACGGTTCGAAAAGTGTACACGCTTATATAAAAAAATGGATTTTTTCATATCCCACGCGGGATATGAAATCTAAAAAAGTTTACAAATCTTCATCGTCCACTTCCATGTGAATATTTTTGTCCAAGTAGTGTTTTGTGAGCTCGGTATAATCTTGTTCCATATACCATGGATTATCTTGAGCTCCCGCAACCTCTTCTGCGTATCCAGTATCAGCAGAGTACGACTTTTTATCCTTTATCATATTTTGTATGATGGAACAATCTTCTTTCAGTCTACACGTGAATCCACCGGCGGGATCTTTTATGTAATTAAATTCAATCTCTTTTGGGAAATATTTCCACTTGATCAAACCAACTCTGAATAGAAGAAAATCGGTTTGTGGCGAACCGCATATTGATTGCGAATTTGTGAGATGAGAAAATTTAATACTGTTTACGTGTTTTAGGTAATCTAAAATCATGCGCTCTCTCTGAGACGGTCTATATTTCGCAAGGGTTCGTTTATCCTCAGTATCTATAATGATGTTGAAAACATCATCGATAATAGTCCTGGCGCAATCTGCCAAGCCGTTTCGTTTTAGATGTAATAAAATCTTTTGAAATTCGGGTCTTATGTGTGTATACCAGATACCCTCTCCACTCACGACGTAATGAACCAAAACATTTAAATCTATTAGAAACGATGTAACCAAAAGCTTCATGTCTGGAGCCGATGGCCAAGCTAGAAAATATTTTATATCAGTATACGACGTGTCGGGATGAGTGTGAAATGAAATTGGAGCCAGTTGATTGTGGGGTATATTTACGGCAAAATCTTCACCGTAAATAGCAGTTTCCGTGTTAAATCCTAAAACGGCTACATTACCATCGTATTTCGAAATGCAAATTTTTCCACCAACTTCCTTTCCCTTTTTATGATAACCCTCTAGATTTTTCGCCAAACTTTCAGGAAAACGAATTACAACAGAACACGTATCAGTACCAGCCGTTGCTTTCAAATTTGAAATGTAACTCATTGTTTGCATAGGATTTATAACCGTATTGTATTTCAAAATTAAACTACCCGCATCATCAGGATCAACATCTGGTTGCGTAAATCCGAGATTTGTCAGAGTATAGATTTCTGAATCTGGCTTGCTCAATTTAACCTTTAAATTTACAGGAACTGTGAAAAAGTTTAAAACGTAATCAAACAATCTCCTGATGTAATTTTCTGCAGCTTCCCACGTATGTACAATCGTGGCACTTTCATCAGATGTTGATATAACGGCCAGCCCCATGGGAAATAGATCGTTTAATGTATCTTTTGTCACGGGTCCCTTCTTCACGATTATAAATAAAACGTACTGTTTATCAAAAACTACGTTCAGTCCCGAAACCCACGCTTTTATTTTTGGATATAAATGTAGCGATTTCATGGATATGATTGCAACATTTTCACACGAAAAGAAAAAATAATCTCTCATTTTGTTTTTTATATTCTTAACAGAATATAAAAAAATTTTTAAATGTTTATTCCAACATGCAATCAATTAGGAAATGCGCTTCGGCAGAATCGAATTCTGCTTCATTTACCAGAAAAACGAATTCATCATAAATTTCCAAACGATTGAAAATATCTTTTACTTCTTTATCGGTATTTAAATTTTCCAAAAGATCATCAGAATTTATTTTGGATTCGTAAATAGAATCGATTCTTTTCAAACAAAACGCATTTAATTTTTTCAACGCAACTAGAAAATTTTCGGATTCGTGAATACATTTGTATAAATAAAAATTTATACTAGTTGGATATAATTTGGAAAGAAAATCTTCAAAAGACTTGTATTTGTTTTTCGTCACATTGTAAACAGCCTTTTTCAATTCAAGGTCTGGAATTTTTTCCATCAATTTATTTTCAATGTAATCGTTAAACCGATTCAGAGATTTTGTAAATCCTAATAGGAAATCTTTATGTTCAATTAGAAAATTTAGAAAGAAAATATTAATTTTATCTTTTTCAACATTACGCTGATGTTTTAGTTGATTAATTTCAAGATTGTACTTGATTTCAAGAGTCATCTTTCTACCTTATTCCTCCTTGAGTATAAGTCACTTTCTACAAAAACTTGTCAAAAATACTCAGGATTACATATTCACGAAATTTAGATTTGTGATAAAAATCCAAATTGAGCAATTCAACCAAACGATCCACATCTGATTTCGATTCTGTGGATTTGGATTCGGTTTTATATTTTTGTTTTATATTTTCAGACAATGCGTTTTTCGTAATGACAAATTTTTCAAACCAGAAATGTAACATTTTTACATCAATATTCACAAATTTCGATTCAAATTCCGTTATATATTTTTCCAAATCTTTTCGTTGTTTCAAATAATATTCGTACATGTACGCATCAATTTTTCCATTTCGGATATTACAGTCAATCATATACATTCGATTTACCTTTTTCAGATATTCTTCATTAGATTTATCCAAAATATCGAAATCGGGAATGTTGATTATATCAAAAATTTTATTTCTGTACTCACGAAATAAAACGTGTTGATGTAGGTAATCCATTTTTTTCAAGCACGCGATCCTTTATGTTCTTCATTTTCCAAAACCCACGATTCAATCTTGTTGAAATATTGAATGAAATTGTAATACGAAAATATTCCTTGATGAAATATTTTTTCAATATCTTCAGATGAAATTAAATCGTATTCCTTTATAAAATTTTTACGAAACGATTTGTATTTTTTCATGAATAGATAGAAATTTTCAAATCTGAAATGATTTATCCAAAATGCTTTATCTAAATTTCCACTCGCTTTCAGAAATTTTTCTTCATCTCGTAAAATTTTCAATAAAATTTCAATTTTCTCATTTGATTTATCCGCCAGCAATTTCAAAATTTTGTCAAATTTTCCCAGATTGAAATAATAACATTTACAAAAATCTACGTTGAAATTATTTTTATACATTTCACAATCTATTTTCATTTCAGAAATTGTTGATGGATTTAAATTTTCAGTGTATAGAAAATCGTTTGACAAAATATAAAATCTGTTATATTTCTCAAACGTTAATAAAATTTCGTATTCGTTATCGGTTGGTGAAATTGCAAATCCTTCAGATTCTAGAAACGATTTTATTTCATCGTGAATTTTATAAAATTCACGTAATCTATCAAAATATAACGAAAACCATTTTCTATATTCATCCGTATAGGAATCCTCTTTTTTCATTTCTGCCGAACATTTGAAAAGTTTATCAAAAATATACGATTCATACATTTTCAACAAATTACGACATTTCATGAAAGCATCCATATCTTACAAAAGATATGGATTTCTTTATTTCAAAATTAGGAATCGTAAGAGAAATCAGAAGAGTAGATGGGAGATGAACATACTGAAGAAAAAGCAGATTCAGAAGAGAAATCATCCGATTCTGAAGAGTAGATTGGAGATGAACACGTGGAAGAAGAGTAATATGATGGAGATGAACAGGTTGATGAAGAGTAATATGATGGAGATGAACACGTGGAAGAAGAGTAATATTCAGGAGATGAACAAGAGAAATCGGACGAATGGGTTGGTGATGATGAGCAAGAAGATGACGATTCAGAAGAGAAATCGGATGAACAGACGGATGAATCTCCTGAAGAGAAACCGTCAGATGAAACAAATGAAGATTCATAAGAACCGGATGAAGATTCATCTGAAGAAGATTCGTCAACATCCAATCCCAGATCGCTCACGAGCTTGACGAGTTCAGATTCGGTATAATTTCCTGACAAAAGTTTTTCAAAATCCATTTTTTATATAAAAAATGGATTTCTTTAATTGTATTTTTTTAATAACAGAAATGACTAGAATTTTTCAATTATAAATATACTTCCTCAAAAACAAGTCAAATAGAAATACCTGAGATGATAACATTCCTATCCTAAAATATAAAAGCTTGTCATCCAAAATATTTTCAAACTTTTCAATTACGAATAAAAGGAACGCGATCTGAACGATAAATAACAAAATTAAACTCACACGTTCATCAAGAGTTTTTCCAAAACCGCGGAATATCTTCATGAAAAAATAATCTATCGAAAATCCTATAAGCAAACCAAAAAGGAGTATAACTGTATTTTCTAAAAACTTCATTTTTTATTACCTTTCTTTTTTTTCGGATATCTTCGCGGGGAGAGATCGTAAACTCTATTTTGAGGAAGAAGGAAAGCAACCCGTTCCTGTATCATCTTTTGCCAATCTTCGGGTCGATTCTTTTTCATTTCTTCGTCAAATGGAAAGCTGCCATCTTTTTCTCTACCTACAAAACTTCCCCACCTGGGACCATTGTCTTCAACACGAGGACCTATTTCGTATCCATTGTGTGGAACTAGAAATCTCGCTTCATTTTCGATATTTCTATCTTCAATCCTCATACAACCTCTCCTCATTTCATCTTCAGCTATTCTTTCTAGTTCGGGATTTGGAATGTAAGGTTCCTCGTTGCATTCAAACAACTCTGCATATGTAGCTTTATAGCAAATACGGGGTGGGATATCTGGGTTATTCCAGTTGATATTAGGGTCGTCTTGATATTCATCCAATGAATATGAAGGGGAATTATCTATGGGTTTGGGTTCTGGGAAAAATGGATTGTTACCATAAGCATCTCTGAACGTAGATTTCTTTGGTTTTCCAAAAGGATATTTTCCAACTCTGTACCCCAAATCTGGTTGGGGTTCAGCGTCTTCATCTTCAAAATCCTCAGATCTATAACCACTAAGTTCATTATATGCCCATCCACCAGCTGCCATATTACTTTTTATGGTTTACTAATGGAAACATAAGTACAATTTGTTTCCATTAGTAAACGTGTATCATTCAGGTATGGCGATTATAAAAAAAATTTGATAAATGGTTTTAAATGAAAACCTTTTGAAATAAACCATCATGAACAATTTCGAAACGATCAAAAAAAATATTAAACTTATGATGACTAGACGGGGTTGTATTGTAAAAAATTTTGTTGAAAGCGAAGATTTTTTTCCAAAATATATTGTAGAAAATGAAAATGGTGAAACGGTTTTTGTTTATTTTATCGAAAAATCAGACAATGTAATAAAAATTACAACGAGTCTTTTGAAAAATATTATGGCCGCTTCAAAAAATATTGTCAACATTGTCATTGTACACAATACAGTTTTAACACCTGATGCGAAAAATTGCATCCAAAAAGGTGTAGATTTATACAATTTCCAAACGTTTACGTATGATGAAATGAGTTTTGACTATTTTGAAATTTTACCAGAGGATCCGCAAATTAAAATTCTCGATTCAAAAATACCCAATTGGAATAAACTTCCCATTTTGTTATACACGGATCCTCTCGCGAGATACATGAATGCAAAACCCGGAGATATTTTACAGGGAAAATTTGGAGATGATTTGATAACACTGAGAAGATGCGTGTAAGTGGATTTTTTATTTTCATATCTTGAAAAAGATATGAAAATTTATCTAAAATAAAAATATAAATAAAACAAAAATGGATTTGAATTCTATGAAAAAACCCGAATTGCAACAACTCGCAAGAGATAATGAATTGAAAGGTTGGTCTCAATTGAATATTAAAGATTTACGTAATTTTTTGAAACGAAATGGTGTTGGGACAAGTAGATCCCGAAGTAGATCAACGAGTTCTACAAGAGGAGCTGTCGCGAGAAGACCGTCGGCACGTAAAGCGTCAGCACGTAAAGCGTCAGCACGTAAAGCGTCTGGTTCAAATGATTGTATGAAAAAACTTAAAAAGGATATCGTTGCAGACGCTAAACGTTTGGGAGTCTTGATAAATCATCCAAGTGGTAAAGCTAAAACAAAAGAGGAACTTTGTGCAGATATTGCGAGAAATGAAAGATCTCGTTCTCGCTCAGGATCTAGATCTCGCACACCATCAAGACCCAGATCTCGCACACCCCCAAGACCCAGATCTCGCACACCATCAAGACAACGTCCTCAATCGCCAGTTGTAGGTGGTAGATTAGCCAAGGCCCCGTGTATGAAAAATCTCAAAAATGATATCATTGAAGTCGCTAGATTTTGGGGAATTTTACTTAAGAATCCAAATGGCAAAGCCAAAACAAAAGAAGAACTTTGTCGAGATATTGAGAGGAGAGAAAGAGGATCTCCAGTTCAATCTCAAGTGAGAGAAGATGAAGAAGGAGCTGTTGGTGGTGTAGATGATGAAGAGCCACGTCTCGCAAAACCAAATTGCGTGCAAAATCTGAAAAATGAAATCATTAAAATGGCTAGATATCGTGGAATTTCTGTAAATCATCCAAATGGAAAAGCCAAGAACAAGGCCGAGCTATGTAAAGATCTCGAACGATCTTCCTCAAGATCTTCTTCATCACCCAAACCCCCAAAGAAACAGCTATTTGGAACCGATCGTTTGAAAAAGTCTCCATGTATCGCAAATTTGAAACCCGAATTGGTTCAGGTAGCACTTGATTACAATATCGACATTGACATTAGTGGAAAACCAAAAACAAAACAACAGCTTTGTAACGATATTGAAAAATATCTGAATGCCAAACGAGAACCGGTCGTACAAGAAGATGAATCAAGCGAATCTGAAGTAGAGGAGGAAGAAGTGAGAGACAAGACGCCAAAAATGGAAGTTTTGTCTGATGATATGGTTCCAAGGGCCATCGTCTACCCCCTCTTGAATATGAACAAGGATATGCCAAAATCGGAATTTCTCAAAGATGTCAACAAGGCAAATTTGATGAGATATGGGGCAGAGCTTGGAATTCGAGGAAAGGCCCTTCCAAAATCAAAAATGTTGGAAGCCATCATTGAAAAGAAACTGGCGCAACGAACTCCTCCACCCGCCCATCAAATCTCAGAAAGTGGAATTCCTTCTGAAGCTGCGCCTTCCGAAGTAACAACCAGACCATCTTCTCGATCAAGTAGTACTTCACGATCATCTACTTCTACTTCAAGAACTTCCACTTCACGATCCTCTTCTTCACGATCTCTATCAGCATCAGAAACAAGATCTAAAAGCCTTCCTTCTTTCTCTTCTTCGGTTTCGTCTTCAGTTTCAACAAACCCAGAGATTGCGGATAGCATTGCAGAAGCGAATAAAATAGACAAAAATCTTGCAGAAAACATCATTCAGGAAATTCAAGAAAAAACTACGGATGAGGCGATTAAAAACCAGATTGATGTAGAAGACGGGGGTATAAATATAGAAAATGTAAAAGAGATTGTAAAACAAGATGTTGCAAGAAACATCATCGAACGCAATGTTGAAGAAAATCAGAATCTGACCAATGCTGAAAAGAATAAAATTTTGAATCCACTCATGTCTGAAGACGAAAGCTCTGACGAAGATGAAGAATATAAAAGAGTTTCGAAAACGGGAGCCGTTCCCAAAGGTTTCAAAAAGAGTGCGTTTAGAAAACCATCAGTTCCCAGACAATCTAAAAGCGTAGCATTTGTTTCAATTCCCGAAATTTCTTCATCGGGAGAACCCTCAATGTATTCGATTAAACAATCTGAGAGTAGACGACAGCCAAGCGCGAGACCTTCCGAATTTGTTTCGGCAGCAATGGCACCTTCTGCCTCGAGATATAATGAATTTGTTTCAGCCCCCATGGAACAGCCTTCAGCTTCAAATTTTGTTTCGGCCAGGGCTTCAAAGTATGCTCCCATGATAACCGCCGAATCAAAATCTTTCCAACGAACTGTACCCGAACAAGATTACAATTTGATTAAATTGAGAAACGAAACAGAAATTGAAAATATTTTGAAAGAAATTCAGAAACCCAACGCCGATCTGAGTGATATAAACAAGATTCGTCATAGTGTATTCAAATCTCTGGGTTTGGTAAATTAAAAATAAATGAAATGTAGTTAAATTTGTAAAATTTGTATAATGAAATCAATATGAACGGTGAAACAATTTCTCAAATCAAAACATATTTGAAAAAATATTACGCCGATGAAGATGAGGAATGGATTTGGTCTCAGATTTACGAAGATTTATCAGAAGAACCAGATCTCAACGAATATATTGAAAATGTTGTAAAAGCTGGGAAATTGGGATGGAATCATAAAACTTTTAATAAAATAAAACAAACTCAGGAAGAACAAGACGATTACATTGTGAATCCGTTTGAAGCGGAAGAGGGTGTTGTGCAATGTAAAAAGTGTAAAAGTTTCAAAGTATATTCCATTTCAGTACAAACGCGAGCGGCTGATGAACCCATGACAACGGTAGCTCAATGTACAGTATGCAAAGCGAAATGGTCTTATAACGGTTAATTTATATTGCGATTTTCGGGAAATTGTAATGTGTTTGAAAACGAAAAGGGCTAATCAAATCAGAAAATATTACGTTTCAATTGACAAATTGAACAAACTTTATAAAAAATATTGTAACGTTTGATTTCATTGGTAAAAATATTTGATTTTCTGAAACTAAAAATATGAGGTAAGATAAGCCCAATATGGCAGAACAAGTAAATACCCAAATCATGTATGTAAATGAAAACATTAAATTCAATGAAACTAGATTGGCGTTGGGAAGTTCGGATGATGAACTTCTTGACATTTTCAAATATATTGAAACGGTTAAATTTGAGATTGATACGTTCATGTTGGATAAATTCTGGCAATGTGTGAGTGAAAGCAGATGCGTCACCATTGACGCATCTGTAATCGATTGGCTAGGATATGATAGCAAACAGGACCGAGATAACAAGGCTACGTTCTTAAAACTTTTGAAATCACACAATATAGATTTTTCTGAAATTAAACACTCTGATAAAAATTTCTCAAAATATCCAAAACTTGTGAAAGAAGCCGAATCTCTTACAAAAGAGGCTCTCAAACGAAAGCAATGGATCATCATGGACTCTGACGATTTCAAGATGATGGTAATGTGTCTGAAAACCAAAAAAGCAATGGATATCAGGAGATATTATCTCGCGATTGAGAAGCTTTTCAAGATGTTCTGTGAGTACACTCTTCATTTCAATCTCAGGAGAGAAGAGCGTCTTCTAAAAGAAAAAGATAATGTCATCAAAGAAAAAGATTGTAAAATAGAGGCTCTTATGCAAAAAATTCTTGAGGTTTCCACCGAAACCAAAGAGGAGCTCAAGGGGGTAAGGGGTGAATTGGGACAAGCAAATGATCAATTGGGACAAGCAAATGCGAAACTCGATGACGCTAATGAGCAACTTGAGGTTGCCAATGAACGAATCGAGACCGTAGAAGAACGAATGGGTGTTATGGAAGAACATATTGAAGAGATTCGAGATGTTGCCGTACCAAAACCCCGAAACAAGGGAAAGATTCACAAGATTGGTTTGGTGAAAATGTCTCCTCGTTACGTTCCAGATCCATCCGATCCAGGATACGTGAGAAATTCCAACGTTGTCATCATCAGGCGTCAACAAGATTCGTTCAATGTTAGGGTTCAGCAAATAAAAAATTACGGAAATGAAACAAACGCAAATGCCAGGGTCATATTCGAAACTGACAATCCAAATTCCATCAACCTTTTCAATAGACTGAAAGAAAAACGCGATCCTAAATTGGGTTTCAATGGAGTATGTGGAATTCGATATCTCAATGGATGTACCGATGAACACCTTTTGCAATTGATTTCGGAAATCCACGATGTCAGATTGGAAATGTAATTTATTTGACAAAAAATTTCATATCTTGAAAAAGATATGAAATACCAAATATTTGAATAACTTTATAATTTTATAAAAAAAGAAATTAGAACATGAATGAATCACTCTCAACCTCAATTTATTCATTAAATCTTTCAGAAATGCCACCGTCATCTCGAATGACTGTACAGGAATGCAAAGCTTACGTGAATGAAAAAATGATACCAAATGCATTTTTTCCTGAAATAGAACAAGATGTGATGGGAAATGAAGAACAATTTAATTCATCACGAATTAGAAAAAATTTAATCGAAAAACCAATTCCATCATTTAACAAAAATGCTTTCAAAGAAAAAAATGTTTTGCCAAATAAATTTTGGTATAAAAACAAAAATTTAGATTCACGTTCAGTTTCAAATACATTCAATTACCTTTTTCACAAATTCAAAAAGGGGATTTTCATCAGGATTGCGAATAACAAATTGGAATCGTTCATTCCATTTGAAAATGTAAATTTCCAGAATGAATATTCTCATTTGATTGAAATCGATCCCAAATTTGGTTCGATGGAAAATTTCATGAAGTACGTTTCTGGAAAACTGGGGTATAGAAATTTTCAAAAGGTAAAGCCGAAAGAAGAGTGGGTTGCAAACAACCCACTTTTGAGATTTGAAACTGTGAATCCTAAAAACGATTCGGTGGCGGCCATGTCTGCTAACAACAAGGTTATTTTACAAGACATGTTTGAAACCTTGTGTGAAAAAAGAAACGTTCCCGATATAGAATTTTTTATCAACAGAAGAGATTTTCCTCAGATTAAAATGAATGATACGGAAGCGTACAATCACATTTGGGGTGGAAGTAATCACCCACTCGTTTCTCACAAGTATGAAAAATATGCACCGATCTTATCCGGATCTACGAGTGAAATGTACGCCGATATCGCATTCCCAACGTACGAAGATTGGGCGAGATGCATCAATCAGAAATACGGTACCGTATTTCCAAACGCGTGTAGAGAATATCCCAAAATAGAAAAAATTCAATGGAATGAAAAGATTGCCAAGGCCGTATTCAGAGGAACGACAACGGGAGCCGGAGTAACACCCGAAACGAATCAACGTATAAAAGTAATGGATATGGCTGAAACACCTCAAGGAAAAAAGTTGTTGAATGTGGGAATTACCAAATGGAATCTGAGACCGAGAAAGCTACAAGATGCGAAATATATTCAGACGATCGAAAGACGTAATGGGTATCCGAAAGCGAATCGTCTATCTCTTCAAGAACAGAGCCAATACAAATACATTTTGAATTTGGAAGGACACGTTGCGGCTTACAGACTATCTTACGAAATGTCATCTGGATCCGTTATTTTATTGGCGGATTCGAAATGGAAAATGTGGTATCATCACTTGATCAAACCATACGTTCACTACGTTCCGGTAAAAGAGGATTTGAGCGATCTGTTTTCACAAATTGAATGGTGTAAACAAAATGATGAAAAATGTCAAGCGATTGCGAAAAACGCTCTCAATTTCTATTCAATGTATTTGAACGAAGACGGTGTTTTAGATTTTCTGGAAAAGGAGCTTTGGGAAATTTCAAAACAAACGAAAACGTACGAGTATCTTCCTGATTTGGTTTTGTGGAATGTAGAAAATGAAAAGACTCAATTGAATAAAATTGTATTTTCTGAAGAAGTTTTTAGATACGATGCACCAAAAACGCCCAGGTGTATAGGTTTGTTGGATGGCATGTTGCAAGTTTTCAGATCCAAATCCATTTCAGAATTGGATTGGAAAGAAACGTTATTTGAAAATATAAATGGACAAGTGGATATTTTCAACATGAATGGAATGTATATCGTTGGAAAGAAATCGAGTCATGAAGGAAAACAGTTGGAACATGATCACGAAAACTATATTGGATTGTACGGCGTAAATAAACTCGTTGCCAAGGTTCCAAATTTCGCGTACGTTTTTGGACCGATAAAAGATGCGCAAGATATGGTTTTCATGGAACACGTACCAGGATTGTCATTTATGGATTGGATTAAATCTAGATATTATAATTTTAAAGATTTCCTTTCAATCCTGGTTCAAATTAATTTGGCATTGAACGTTGCACAAAATTACAACGGTTTCATTCACAACGATCTGTATCCGTGGAATATCATCATCAAACAAAATAACGAAGGGCGAGAATTTCACTATTTCATGAATTTTTCATCGAGTGGAGAAAGAAACATTGTCACGATGAAACCAAATTTTATTCCCGTCATTGTAGATTACGGAAAAGCGAGATGTATCATTTACGAAGAAGAATATGGAAATGTGGATCATGGAATTTGTAACCTGTATCAACAAACGTCAATTTCGGATACCCTTTCCATTTTGTACGGAAGCTTGGCTGTATTGAAAGATGAAGGAAAACTAACTCAAAACGAATACAAGCTATTGGAATTTCCTCAAAAGATTGGTGTGAAAAACCATACAAATATAACGCGGTGGACAACATTCGGATCCTTTTTCAAATTCAAACCGAGTACGAAAAGTTTTATCAATCCCAAATCTTTTATAGATTTCATTTTCATGACGTTTAAAAATGACAAACCGCAAATGAAAAAATCTACAACCTTTTCATTCGAAATGGAAAATGGAATAAATCCCGTTACAACTAAAAATTTTGTGCAAACTGGAAATTGGTTTCAGGCATTGATGGGATTTGTACAACACGTTGACAAATCCCGACAACCTCAAACGTCAAATCTATTTTTCCAAAAGATTATGAAAAATATAATTCAGAGAAGATCAATGTGGACAGATTACGAAATAAGAAAGATTGGTTCTCAGTTGGAATTCCAATGGTCCAAAGTGAAAAAGTTGCTCGAAATTGAAAAACAAAAGGTTTTAAATTCCAAGCTTCCTGAAAACAATTTCCCTAAACCAGAAGCTGTATATCTCGATGAAGAAATTACACCCGAATACGTGAAAAATAATCGTGGAAATTTATATTCAGATGATTGGTTAACGATATGGCAAATGATGTTGGAAGCAAATTTATTCAACGTGACAACGATTGAATATTCTGATTTCATCAGATTAAATGGATTTTTATACCACAATGCAATTGCGAGCAACAACACAATGAGAAAATTACACGATTCGCTCGGTTGAAACGGTTTATACGATTGAAATAAAATAAATAAAAATATGGCATCATTTGACGATTTACTTTCTCTAATTAAGAACCTTAATGTAAATGTGAGTTTGGGAGAGGCAAAGTTTTCCACCTCAACCCCGAAAAAGGAAGAAGAAAAGATTGCAGTTCCAGGAGTTACCAGCGTTTCCCCATCAGGTGTTCGAACCCCCAGCGTTATGATGGTTACAAAATCTGAAATGACACAGTCTGAACCAGCACCGAGTCTTTCAGAACTTCTCATGCCAAAACTGACACCCACCGTTGCCGCCACCCTCACCTCCGCGTACTCGAATATGAAGCGTGAAACCATCGTTGATTTGATAAATCAGCTCGATCAAGTGTCCAAGACTCTTCAGAAGCTAAACTATGAAATTTGGCAGACTGAACAGAATGACCTTTTCTTCATGTTGAAAAATTTCGACGACATTATCGCCTTTTTCAAGGTTTTGGTAAATGTACAGTAATAAAATATCTGTAAAATAAAATGGAAACAAAATTTCGACAACTAGATGAAAAAATTAATGTTACGACTGACAAAATAAACTCTCTCAGCGGTAAAATAAAATATCATATAAATGTCATTTACGATATAATTTCTTCTGACGCATTTGCGATTAGATTGGGAATGCACGAAGTTTTCAAACGTTTATTAACAGATTTCAATGATGGCCTGAAATATTTTAATTTTATAAAAAATACCACGAGTGACGATTTAAAAATTTTGTTAAATATATTTAATAGCAACACGTATCAAAACCCGGTACAATTAAACGTAGCAGATATAGGTCGATCCCATTTCGATGCGATAATTTTTTCATTAACTCAGGATTGGAGATCTATGATTGGGCCTTTGACAACCACCGATTCAAATATGACACGTGTCCAAGATGCATTCTTTTTTATAGACAAACGTCAATATGACAAACAAAAAGAAGATTTGAAGAGATTGATAGCGGAGAACCAACAGTGTGTTAAGATTTTCATGAATTGTCTATTCGAGCTCGACGATTTGTTGAAAAAATTACCAAGGGAAATGTAGATTTATTTTTTGTACAAAAAATAAATCTAAACAAAAATGAGCGAAGAAAAATTTAAATACATGTTAATTTTAATACATGATTCCACTCATAAAATTGATACTGGGAATGAATTTTTTTATTCCCATTTGGAAAATTTAATTTGTTTGACGGAAAAAGATCCGGCTGTGAGAAAATTAAAAATTCCAGGACTTCTTGAAACAATAAGCTCTGAATATTATGAAGCGTCAACCTGGTTAATGAACATTCATGATAAAATTCATAAAAATTTCGAAACGATATTTAAAATTTTTGAAAGCCCAAACCCGCATCATTTTTCATACGTGAAAAGAGATTTAATTGAAAATATAAGAGCAACGTTAGAAATTTTATCCGAACAAAATTGCTCTTTTTCGAGAACTGCAAACATTTTGTCAATGTTGTCAAAAACAAAATATAAAAAGATAAAACAAGAAACTGAAACGAGTATAAGATATCTCGAAGAAGATTTTTCAGTACTGACAAAACATTTGTACAAGCTTGAAGACATGTTGAACAAACTTCCAAACTAATACATTTCAAACGTATCTATAATTTTATCGACAACCTTTGGTTCGATATATAACGCATTCAACATTTCATCAGCCAAAATATATTTCACCGTTCCGTAAATCGAATTGACGATTGTGGTATTTTTGGCTTTTAATTCCAACATTGATCTAATTTTGGAATTTAAATATGGCATTCTGGAATGATTTCCAGGCTGTTCTTGTTGTTTTCCTCCGAGAAAAACATTTACAACATCCTGAATATCACTACCAAATTCAAATGGTGGAAATTTATGATTGTCATTTAAATCGATGGGTCTAGAACTTTTGATTGGGTTTTTGGTGGCAATTTTATTTCTGGTTCCCTTTATCACATCGTAATCAAGATTTTTACTACTGGTTTCATCATACCAATATCTTATTTCTCGTCCTTTGATGTAAATGGGTTTCCAATATAAATTACTTCCTTTAATTTTTCTATCCATTTTAGCAACTTCTCCATTTCTAGTCCCGTAATACCTTCCACTTGAATATAACGGAGACATGATTTCAGAAACGCCAAAATCTGCCAAATATGCTACGATACCAGTATTTTTCACAAAATAATTTTTCCCATTGATGACATATTTGAAATATCCTCCGGGTTTTATTTTCTTGATAAAAATATTTGTGCTCTTAATATCACGATGCCAAATCGTGTAATATTTGTGAATGGCGTGAACTGAAATCAGCAATTGATACAATACGCTGAGTTGTTGATCATACGTTCTCAGTTCTGTATTTCTCAAATTGTCATCGGCCGGTTCCATGAATGTAATATAACACGCTCCCCGAGTAGATCTTCGTTGATAATAATTTTTAATGACACAACCATCACAAAATGCGATATTGTAAACGTAAACAAAATTTGGACATTTACGACTCAGGAGCAATTGATTTACCAATTCCAAAATTTTATTTTCTCGTGGATAAGATTTTACATCTACATCTTCCCATTTTTCACCCTTTTTGGTATATTTCTCGGCTAGGCGTTTCTCGGGTAATTTCAAATACGCCTCTTTTACAACAACTGAATTGCCATCGCTTAGACGAGCTTTGTAAATTTGTCCAAACGAACCCAATCCAATCTTTTCAATAGATGTAAAATTTTTCTGAAACTTGGAAGATTTTGTTCCAGACATGCACAAATTCCACTGCTTAACATCCATTTCTCTCAACATGTTATTGATTTCAATTCCCGTTCGCAATCGAATATCAAACCAGCTTTTATTCGACGTGGGTTGAGAGATTACTCTGGGAGTGACCCGTGGTGGTTTGCGTTGTTCTCTCGGATCACTCCTCACTCTTTTACGCGTACATTCGTCAGTTAAAGCTCTATACGTAGGACCAAAAGTTTTTATTTTACGATTCGTCCTGGGATTTACATTTGGGTTGTTAAACCATTGAATGCAAACTGGTGAAGAACTTATTTTTCTCGCTGGAACTGTTAGAATTTCTCCAGATTTCACAATTTGCAAATCTTTGTATCTTTTTCGATTAAATTCCATTTTTTATATAAAAGATAATCCGCTAGATTTATTTACAAAAAAGATCAACCAACCTTTTAACCTCAATTTCAGGAAACAATCGATTTATATTTTCAACAAAATTATTTTTGTACGAAATTTGTATATTGAAAAATTTTACGTGATTGAAAAAATCGAAATTTGTCGGAATTAACGGAGAGTTTTGTACAATTTCATTCAAAATTAAATTGTGAAATTCTCGTTCATCGCTGATAAATTTTAAATTTGTAATTAAATTTTGAAATACGTCAAAATGTTTTTGTTGTACAGATTTTTCATCAAATTTATCAGTTTTAAAACATTCAAAATAAAACGTTTTGAAAATTTTTATAAGATATTCCGTCATTTCAATCATGAATTTTTGTGTAAACATCCACAATTTGTTATCCAAAATCCACAATCTCAATCCGTCACTCGTAATTTCTTTCAGATTGTAAAAGGACCAATATTTTCCATCATTGAAATTTAAATGACATATTGAGTTATTTTGAAACGGTCCAACGATTCCGTATTTCACAACAAATTCAATTGGTAAATACAACAACGATGGTGTACAACAGTGTTTTAAAATCTCATCGAAATTAAACGGTTTCAATTCGGGTTGTTTTGTGAAATGTCGAATCTGTGTTTCTCGAATCACGTGCATGAAATGATATTTTGGCGGTGGTCCGTGAATCAGATTCAGAGAATTTCTATACAATGAAAATCTCGCATCGTTTATTGAAAAGTGTTGGATGATATCGTTCGGGGAAATTTTACATTTGACAAATTGCGAAATGTGATCGTGCAACAAGCTTCTAAATTCGCAAATATCTTGTACACCCAAAAGAGAATTTCGTATCACGGAAATTATATTCAAGATTTCCATTTGCTCGGTGTGGTCCATTTCGTCATCTTCTTCAAGTTCTATGAAAAGGGCTTCCATCGTTTCCTGACAAGACGATTTGAAATTTTCCAACGTTTTTTCTGAAAGGTTGATAGAAACAACCTTGTTTATATTTTTCACTTCATCGTCAATTAAATTTGAAATTAATTTGGAAAAGATTACAGATTGTTTTTCAACGAGCTCTTCTTGATATCCCCGCTTACTTTCCTCAGATGTCATGATGGGAGAATTTACGTACCCCTTTGGAATATTTTTCGGTTCTTCTGGTTTTTTAAAAAAGAGATTCAAAAGTGAAAAGGTATTGTCGGGTTCTTTTCCTTCGAGTACAGTTTTCTTTTTTATCAATCCCATCATCTTGCCAAATTTGACGACATCTAAATCCGCGTATTCAATTGGAATTCCCGTATCTTGAGAAAATTGTTGTCGTTTAGCCAATGATTTCTTTTCATGTTCTCTTTTTTGTTTCATTTCTAAATCTAATCGATTTAGTTTTTCACGTTGTTCGTTGGTTAATTCAAAAGACTTTCGTTTAAAAGACATTTTTTATGAAAAGAAAAAATCATTTAACTTTTTTGATTTATATATTCTACCCCGATTCAGAAAATGCTTGTCGTCTTTGAAGGCTGTGATAAAAGTGGTAAAAGCACTCAAACAAAACTGTTGGTATCGAGTGTAAAATCTCCATTGTACGGCGGTGAATATTTTCATTTTCCAGATAGAACAACGGAGATTGGAAAACTAATCGATAGATATTTGAAAAAAGAAATTGAAATCGACGATCACGCCGTTCATTTACTCTTTTCCGCAAATCGTTGGGAATTGAACAAAAAGATACGAGAGCTGTTGGGTTTGGGAAAGCACGTTGTTTTGGATAGATATCATTACTCTGGTCTTGTTTTCTCATTAGCGAGAGGAGTGGATACGTACGAGTGGTGTAGCGCGTGTGATGTGGGGTTACCCGAACCAGATGTTGTCTTCTTTATGAAAATGGATGCAATGAAAAATTTAACTAGATCGGGATTTGGAACTGAAAGATACGAAACGAACTCAATTCAAGATAGAGTGAATTTGTTGTTTCGTGATTTGGCCGATAAAAACGGTTGGGTTAAAATAGACGCGGACGATTCGATAGAAAATGTTCACGAAAAGATTGTAAATGTTGTAAAAAGATATATTGAATAAATTATAAAATAAAAATATGGATTTAGATTACATTTTGAATAAAACGAAAGAATTTAATAGAATTTTACCCCAAACCGAATTGATAAATTTTATTTTTCCGGAAATGGACGATTTTGAAACAGTTTTGAAAGATGAAGCTCAAAACATTTCACTAACAACGGAATGGATAACTTTTTTAGGATTTGAAAACAAGACGGATGTTGTAAACATTTTGAAAAGGGAAGAGATTGATTTCAATCTGTCTGATGATGATATTGTAATTAAAATTTCAGATCTGAGGGAATTGGCCATGTGTACCAAACGAATGAGAAAATATTTTCTAGCGTGTCTCGATTTATCCAAACATTACCTCGAATATGTACAACATAAATTGATTCAGAAAATAAAACAAGATCCGGATGAAATGAAAAATGATATAAACAGCGCGTTGGAAACACTCGCGAAAATATAATCATATATATGTAATCAAAAATTAAATAAAAATGGCATTTATATTTGAATACGAAACCCCCGAAATCGATTTGGATTTTATTTTGTCAAGGACGGAAGATGAAGATCACGTTCTATCTCAATCTGAATTGATGGAGATGATCTTTGAAGCCCACAACTACGAAGTGCATTTCATGGGATCTTGTTCAAAATCAAAAAATATTGCATTGACGCCCAGTTGGATGAAATGGTTGGAATGTGAGAGTAAAACGAGAATTTTAAACCTTTTGAAATCTGAAAATATTCCATACAGACAAATTAAATTCAAAGATCCCGAGTTTGTAGAATATCCCGATTTGGTAAAAGAAAATATGTCTCAAAACGCAATCAATAAAAAGCAGTGGATCGTAATGAAATTTTTGGATTTCAAGGAAATGGTTTTGTGTTTGAAAACGCGCAGAGCGAAACAAGTCAGACGATATTATTTAGCCCTGTACGATTTGTATAGACTTTACGATGAATACGTTCGAAAAACAAATGAGCGGTTGGGGAAAGATGAAAACATGGATTTGATCAACGAAATAAAGAATGATGTAGAAACCCTTAAAGCGATGATGTAAATTTCATTACCCACGAAAATAAATGATTTTAAAACCAATAAAAACATAGAAAATAACAAGACAAAATGAATGTGTATGATAAAAAGACGTTATCTCTCCTAAACAAAAGCGTTTTGGATGAATCGGATAAGCTTTTGAATATTTTTGAATATATTAACGCAATTAAATTCAACGTTGATGAAATCATGTCGGATAAATTTTGGCAAAGCGAATACTCGCCGACGATAAATCAGGAAGTGCTCGATTGGTTGGGGTGTGAAAACGATTCGCAACTGATTGAAATTTTAAATTCGAAAGATATTGAGTTTTTTCAAGTAGACGGGGGAATAGTCTTGTCACGTTCCGATTTCAAGGAGGTTGTATTGAATTTGGGATTGGATAAAATAAACAGGTACTATCTATGTACTGAGAATTTACTTAAATTGTATTGCGAATACACTCATCATTTCCAATTGAAAGAAAAGGTGTGTGAAAAGAAAAAACAACGGGAACAGGAAGCAATCACAAACAGATACAACGTGTTGCTGGAAAACAAGCGATTGAGGGAACAAGAACAGAGGCGACAGCATTTGGAAGAGAGGAGACGATTTACAGAACTAAGGGAACAAGAGATTGCCAGAGATCGAGAACGTAGGGAGAGGGAAGCCCAAAGGGAACGACAGGAACGTCAAAGGGAACATGAACAGAGAATGATGGAAATGAGAGAAGCTCAAATCAAAAGAGACCGGGAAAGGAGAGAAGCTCAAGCCCAAAAAGAGGCCAGAATGGCAGAAGAAGAACGTGAATGGAGAGCGCGTGATGGAATGTGGGCCCAACTGAACGATCGATTGCAACAACAGCGAGAGGAACGGGAACGAAGCGCGAGAATCTGGGTGCAAAACGAAAGATCTCGCGAACTTCGAGATCAAAAGATAAAGGATAAAAAAGAGGGAAAGGAAAGTTTTGCAAAACGGCTTGAACGAAGAGATGGATGTACGAGGGTTGTTAAATTAGCCGTTGTCAAGATGTCTCCCAATTACGTTTGGACCAAAGGAGATCCGGAACATTATAAAAACGTGAATGGGATTGTAATCAATTCACGATTGAATGATTTCGAACGTCAACTGAATAAGATAAAAAATGTTGGAAATGGAACGAATGAGAACGCTTCGTGTATCATTTCATTTGAGACGTCGAGTAACATCAGTCTATTTGAAAAGCTAAGGGAATCGTATTCGGATTCGTTTGATTTCGAGGGTGGAGAAGGAATCAGATTTAAAAAACGAAAGGATATCGTGCGGGCTGTAAATGAAATTCGAGATAAAATAAATAAATTTGCCATAAGTTTGTAAATTTTTCATTTCTTTCATTACCTTTCGGGGTAATGAAAGAAATGAAAATATGAAAAAAGTAAGACAAAATGTCGAAAACATATTCAGAAGGAAATATTTATATGATCGAAAATAATTTCGATTCAAAGGTATACATTGGATCTACGATTCATCCAATTGAAATGAGATTCAAGCAACACGTAAATGCCGCGAAAAACCCAGTGTGCGTATTTCACATTTTCATGAAACAGCACGATCCGAAAAATTTCTTCATCACCAATTTACATACAGTGAAAAATGTTACGATTAGAAATTTACACGCTATTGAAAAAATATTCATTGAAGATTTTGGTGAATTGAATACGGTTCACAATCGTATGGAATTACCCGATGATCTGAAACAAATCGTGGAAGATAAAAAGAGAGTGAGACCCGAGAAAATTTTTGAATACGAATATCCGGAAATCACATTGGATTACATTTTGGATATCACGAAAGATTGCGAGCGGGTTTTGAAATTGAGAGAGCTTATCGAGTTGGCACTTCCAGATGATAAAAATATTGGTAAGATTCTTCAAGATTTCCAATCTGAAGATGGAAAATGTGTAGTTGTAACATCTCAGACCATGAACTGGTTGGGGTATGAAAATGTACATGAGAGATATAACAAATCCCATTTTATAGAACTTTTGAAAGCCCACAATATAAGTTTCACTCAAATGAAACACAAACATCCAGAATTCCAAAAATATCCTGAATTGGTAGAAGAAGCAAAAAATCTTATTCCAAATTCTTTGAATAAAAAGATGTGGATCGTCATGGGATCCAAGGATTTCAAACGTATGGTCATGTGCTTGCGAACCAAACGAGCGAATCAAATCAGGAACTACTATCTGACCATTGAGGATTTGAATGCTGTATACGACGAATATGTAAATCTAAAATGTTAAATTTTTCATTTATTTCATTACCTTTTGGGTAATGAAACGCGGCGTCCTTTAGGACGTTGAGAATTTTATCCACTTAGCGTCCTTTAGGACGTTGAGAATTTTATCCACTTAGCGTCCTTTAGGACGTTGAGAATTTTTTGACCAGAACGGTCAAAATATTTGATTTTCTGGAATTAAAAATATGGAATTAAATTAAGACAAAATGTCGACAACTATCGTAAAGAAATCTAAAACTATCGTAAAACAGGTTTTGTCAAATAAAACAGATGCAGAAAAAACTCAACTTATGGGACTTCTTGAATCAACTCAAAAGTTTCCTGAAACAAAATTTGCATTAGATCGAGATGATTTTTCTTTGTTGGATGTTTTTCAATACATAGAAATGGTAAAGTTGAAATAGATGTGTTCATGTTGGATAAATTTTGGCAATGTATCGGTGAAGAACAGTCTGTTATTTTGGATGGATTGATAATGAACTGGCTAGGATATGAACATGAACATGAAGGTGATAGAAAAGCGGCGTTTATCAAACTTTTGAAAGCACACAATATCAAGTTTGAACAGATTAATCACAAACATCAAGATTTCTCGAAATATCCTGAATTGGTAGAGGAAGCAAAAAATCTTATTCCAAATGTTTTGAGTAAAAAGATGTGGATAGTCATGGGATCTAGGGATTTCAAGCGTATGGTCATGTGTCTTAGAACCAAACGAGCGCATGAGATTAGAGAATATTATCTTTGTATTGAGGATTTATTTAAGATGTACTGCGAATACACGCTTCACTTCCAACTCAGAAGAGAAAGGAGGCGTATAGAGAAAAAACAATGCACCATCGAAAAAATAACCGAACAGATGGAAAAGATGAGGATTGAATACGAACAGGGAAGAGAGGAAGATAGGGCTGAATATAGAAAGGCAGAAAAATCTCGTAAGAAGATGGAAAAGGAATTTAAAAAGGCTGATAGAGAACGTGCCGCGGTTAGACGGGAACGAGATGCGGCCGCAGGGGAACGAGACCAGGCCAATGTAGAACGAGACGAAGCTAGAAGAGAACGCGGAGCGGCAGCTGCGGAACGTAGTCAGATGAGAAGGGAACGAGATAGAGCTCAAGAGAGATACGATCAAGCAGAAGCTGACAGGATTCAAATCATGAACGATATTCAAGCCGTGAGAGAGGTGGCCGCACCGTATCCACAAAACGCGGCACTGGTCAATAGGATGGCTGTGATTGGAATGTCACCCAACTACGTTTACGATGACAAAGATCCAGCCTATTACCAAAACATCAACGCCATAGCAGTCAGGACTCAAGTGAAATCGTTTACGAAAAGATTGAATCAAATCAAACGAGCGGGAAACGGTACAAACGCGGATGCAGATGTACTGGTTTCATTCGATAGCCCCAACCCAATCAGCTTGATGGCTCGATTAAGGGAATCGTATTCCCATCTGTTTAGATTCGAATCACCAGTTGGAATCATATTTGAAAACGAACGAGATATCATCGATGCCGTGAACGAAATCCACGCATCACGTATGGAATACCCCAACCAACAGTAATTTCATTTCATTTCAAAATTTCCTTACCCCTCGGGGTAACGAAATATTTTTTACATTTTACAAAAACAGAGGAGAAAATTCTTCTCTGATATACGATCTCGGATCTGGTCTTTCGATCAAACTTTCTGCGTATACCATTTCACGTCTAAGAGCGTTTTCATCTTCAAACATTGATTCCATATCATTTCGTCCTCTGAGATAGTTACTCACGAGTCCATCTTGATATCTCGTATTGCTATAATATTGAGGGTTTTTCGTAAGCTCATCGATATAAAATCCCTTTTTCCTCGTCTTTTTATTTTCGATATAAATGATGGCCTTTTCAACATCATCATCCGAAACGTTTCCCAATCCCTGGTTTTTAAATTCCATCTGAATCGTTTCGATTATATGATATTTTTTGTTGAGTAAATCTTGTTTCGGGTTGAAATATTTTAAAATTTTCCTAACGATCATTTTCTGATATTCGTCATCGTAGTAGCTCGTTTGTTCTTCGGGAATAAAATTATATTCAAACGGAGTCGTTTCATATTCCGATCGTTTGAAAAAATCACCGGTTGCTCTGGGAATTTCTTTTATGGGTCTTGAAAAAATTTCCTCGTGTTGAAATTGATCCAATCCTTCTTGTTTATATTCTTTCAAAAACATATCAACGGGGTTATATCCTTCTCGAACTGTTCCCATTTCTGGTTCAAATCTTTCTGTTACCGGCTCGTTTTTAAGCGAATACACACTAACGCAAATTACAAACACAATGATAAACGTACTCAATCCCAAAAACGGTTTCTTGATCGCAATCAACAAACACAAAATTAACACCAAACGTGATATCGTGTTTAGTTTTATTTCCAAAGATGCATCTTCGGGAGGTATTATATTTACGGAATTAAATAGTCCTTTGATGTCGTATATCCAAAACTTTTCCATTTTATTTAAAATAATTTTTTATTCATGAAAAAAATGTTTTCACAAATAAAAAATTTAAGGGACAATCTATTTCAAATAATATTTTTGTTATGTTTGCTCATTTTAATCGTTTTACTCATTTGGAATTACTTTTCAGGAAATAAAGGAACGTTTGTAAATTACTCGAGCACCATTTGGGATTTGCTCGGAAAACCAACAAAGAAACTTCCTAAAAAGCCATTTGAAAGCAAAGGTGAAATCGAATGCAGAAGAGCGATTGAAAAGCTAACGGGACACAAATTCCCCAAAACCAGACCATCGTTTTTGATGAATGTCGTAAGTGGACACAATCTCGAACTCGATTGCTATAATGACGAATTGCAAATGGCTGTCGAATATAACGGCGAACAGCATTACAAATTCATTCCATATTTCCACTCGTCAAAAGATGCATTCCAAAATTTAAAATATCGTGATGAAATGAAACAGCGATTGTGTAAAGAAAATGGAATCAATCTCATAACGGTTCCTTATACCGTCAAAATTCAAAATATCGAATCATATCTGAAACAAAAATTGGGTTAACTCTAATATAACAAATCTGAAAATGGATTCCGAAAATATTCAAAAGGAAATTGAAAATATTTTGAATGAACGAAAAAATTACGACACGTTGGTTTTGTCTGGGAATTCTACAAACGCCATCATAACATTGGGTGCGTTACAATATTTATACGAACAGAATTTTCTCGATGAAATTCAAACGTATGTCGGTACATCTTCGGGGGCAATGCTATGTCTTTTACTCAACATTGGATACGAACCGATCGATTTAATTTCTTTCATTTGTACTGAAAATGTTTACAAGAAAATTCACAAGATAAGCTTTTCAAACATTATTTTTGAGAGTAAAAATTTAATTACGTTTGAACCGATTAAAAATAGTTTGGAACAACTCATTATGGAAAAGATGGGATTTGTTCCAACATTGGCCGAATTGGAAAAAATAAATTCAAAGAAGCTCGTTTTCGTAACATATAACCTGACAGACGATCAACGCGAATACGTTTCGTATAAAAACTATCCAGATATCTCAATCGTAGATGCGTTGCACATGAGCAGTAATTTCCCGTTAATCTTCGAACCGTTTTCATACAAAGGAAAAAATTATATCGATGGAGGATTCGTAGACAATTTCGCAATTGAATATGGAGAAATTTGTGGAAATAAATGTTTGGGAGTGTTGACTGTGAATCCGTCAAAAAAATTTAATCCTGAGGAATTTAACAAAATTGATTACGTTTTGAAATTGATTCACATTTTCATCAATACGACAACGCAAGATAAAATAAACAAATCAAACTGTGATATTATAAAACTGGATCACGAATCCAACTTTTTCAATTTCGCTACAAAAAATTTAGATTTGATTAAAATGTTTGATTTGGGATATAAAATTTGTAAAGAAAATGAATGTTGGGATTACATCTGAAAAGGATTTTACATCTGAAAGGGATACATCTGAAACGAAATTTTTTTCGCTTGTAAAAAAAATATGGATAAAATAAATTCTATGACGAAAACGGAATTGCAAAATTTAGCACGACGAAAAAAATTAAAAGGTTGGTCAAAATATAACATAAAAGAGTTGCGAGCATTTCTAAAACGAAACATTGGTTCACGGTCCAGATCTTGTTCACGTTCCAGAAGAGCATCCCGTTCTAGATCACGATCCAGAAGAGCATCTCATTCTCAACTACACCCCTCAATGTACGATGAAAGATGTTACAGTCGATTGAAAAAGGATATTGTAAAAGACGCCCGTAAATTAAAAATTCCTCTCTCATATAATGGAAAACCTAAAACAAAAGAACATTTATGTAATGATATTGCAGATCAATTCGATCAGGGAGATAAATTTGGGGTTGAACATTATAAAACACCATTTTGCATGGAGAATACAAAATATATCGTTAAGAGGGTTGCACAAGATTACAATGTTGATTTGAGAGATTCTAGAAATAGAATGAAGACAAAAAAACAACTTTGTAGGGGATATTGCAATGAACTATAAATAAGGCTTTGTAAAATACATATCCCCGGAGGGATATGTATTTTTGAACGAATTCAAAAATCGTCTTCTTCTTCGCGGTCTAAATCGGACATGTAGTCAGAATCTTCTTCTTTGTCGGATTCGAAATCAGAGACGTAGTCAGAATCTTCTTCGTATTCAATCCATTCGTCGTCGTCTTCACCTTCACCCCAATATTCCCGTTCAAGATCTTCATCATGTTTGGGAAATATGATGTGGGTGTTGATCAATCCTGAATATTCTTCAGATTGTTCGGGTGTAATCAATTCCATTTCACACATCGTTTCGAAATATGAATCTATTTCTTCAGCAATGCGTATAAGCGCCTCTGAATCAAATTCGTCAAAAATCCTGTTTTCTTCGAGGATGTTTTCAAAATCTTCTCCATGAGGAGCATTGTCGAATGGAATCAGTTCACCACCTTCACCGAGCATGACCCGTTTACCAATCTTGAAAATGTATGAAAAGATTATAATCTTGACATAGTTTGTAAATTGGCCAACGGGTATATAATATTCATCTTCAATGATGAAATCGGTTGGAATCTCATAGTATTCCATCATCCAGGATTTTATTTTCTTGGGTGATTGAATACCAAAGATTTCCATCTTCTCGATAGTTGCATCATCGAACACGCCGCAAACGGCTGTTGAGTTAGAAACCGAGTTACCCATTATGATAATTCAGTATTAAAACACATAATTTATTTTGAAATTGAAAATTTCAATTTTATCAACATTGATTCAATGTTGATAAAAATATAAAAAATACATATCCCACGCGGGGATATGTATTTTCGGAACAAGCCCAAAAATAAACTAGACCTCTTCATCAGAATCGAAATCTGAAAAGTAATCAGAGTCGACATCAGAATCTGATTCGATATCGTCTTCCTCCTCTTCTTCAAATTCCTGATTTTGTTTGGGATAGATGATATGAACATTGATCAATCGTGAATATTCTTCGAACTGATCAGCTGTAATCAAATTCAAATCACACATTGTTTCAAGACTGTAATCTATTCCATCTGCAATGTGGCAAAGCTCATCAGAAGTAAATTCATCAAAAATCTTATTTTCTTCAAGAATATTTTCAAAATCTTCTTCGTGATGAACTGTTTCATAAGGAACCAAATGTCCATCTTCTCCCATCATTACAGATTTTCCAATCTTGAAAAGGTGAGAAAAGATTACAATTTTCACGTAATTGACAAACTGGTCATCGAGAACATCTTCAGCTTCCACGATATCATCAAATGAAATATTATAACATTCAATACCTTCAAGATTTGTCTTCTTGGGGGCTTGAATGCCAAATATTTCCAGTTTTGCAATGGTAGCTTCATCAAAAACTCCACAGATACCTATGAATGCCATGTTGATTTCAGTGTTGGAAACACGCATTTTCCTAGTTATTTTAAAATTTTCCGTTTCAATTTTTTCGTATATATACATATCCCCGAAGGGATATGTATTTCCTTTCGGAAATAAAAAACAAAAATATTTCTACTCCTCGCAACAATCAAAATATTCCTCATCACCCCTCTCCAATTTGAGAGAGACGAGATCTGTATTTAATATGCTCATGTAATGGTTGACGCATTGCCGCGTAATCATCTTCATCTGATGACCCATTTGCATGCAACAGTCAACCCCATCAACCAGATAACAAAGATCTCCGAAATCGACTTCATCAAAGATGTCATTGTCATCCAGAATTGTTTCAATATTCTTGTTGTGGTATGTATTATCAAAGGGAACGAGCTTTCCATCATTCCCAATCATGACACCATTCCCAATCTCGAAAATGTATGAAAAGATTAGAATCTTGACATAATCTTCGACCTGATCGGGTTGGATGTTCTTTACAATCTTTTCTGAAGGTACATTGTAACATTCGACACCCTGACAAGTTACCTTTTCAGGGGTTGCAATCCCAAATATGTTGAGAAAGCTTACAATGCGTTCATCAAAAATCTCATAAATTGCCATTTTTGATATCAGTGTATAAGACACACAAATTTGAAAAATATTTTCATTTTTTTCAAATTCAATTTTTTTGATATCGAAATAAATGATTTTTGAACTATGTGTAAAAAAGGATAAAGAAAAATGACTACTGAAATGTTTGCATATGACTGGGTTTTAGATGAAAGCCCAGAAGAAACATTGATTAGAATCTACGGAATTACCGAAGATAATAAAAATATTTGTCTGCGCGTAGAAGATTTTCTTCCATACGCGTATATTCATTTACCAGATTCAATTGAGGGATGCTCTTCAGAACTCATTACGACAACCGTAATGAACGCGTTGAAATACGATCTGACAAATTCCCCATTAAACATTCAGCTAGTAAAAAAATATCACTTGTACAATACTGAAAACAAAAAATCTTCAGAAGATGTTACTCAAAACAAGAAATCCAAATTTCTCTTTGTCAATTTCAAATCAAAGAAGCACATTTCCGAAATGACTTGGTTTTTTACGAGAAGGGGGATAAAAATCAATGGAAAAACTGTCAATATTAACGTTCACGAAGTGCAAGCCAGTCCCATATTGCAAATGGTTTCATTGAAAGACATTCCCATGTCTGGCTGGATAGATTTCTCGTACAAAAAACCAGAACCCGTTCCCGAAGATGAAAAGGTTACCGTGTGCGATGAGGAATATATCATAAAATGGAAACGTTTACAAAAATCTGAAAAGATTGACCAAGTAGTTCCAAAATGTATGGCGTTTGATTTGGAAGTAAATTCAACATATATGAACCAAATGCCATCTGACAAACCTGGCGATGCCATATTCCAAATTTCTTGCATATTTACTGAAAAGGATAAAGAAAAGAGAAACGTTTTGCTGACTCTGGAAGCAAAAGATATGGATTTGACTCAATCTGAATTGCTCGAAGGAACAAAGGTTTTGGTTTACAAAACGGAAAAGGATTTGCTTTGGGGTTTTATAAATTTAATTTTGGATGAGAAACCAAACGTAATTACCGGATACAATATATTTGGATTTGATATCGAGTATACGATTAAACGAATGCAAAGATTTTTCCTTCTCGATGAATTTAAATTGATTGGATTCAACAGAACATCGCCATCTATGATTCGGGAAATAAGATGGTCTTCGAGCGCGTACAAAAATCAGGAATTCAAATACATTGATTGGGAAGGAATTTTGTTGTTGGATCTACTCCCCATCATCAAACGAGATTACAAATTGGATACTTACAGTCTGAAAAATGTCACGAGTAAGTTTTTAAACAACAATACCAAGGATCCAGTTACAGCCAAAGATATTTTCACAGCGTATCGAACTCGTGAGAAAATGGATATCGTTGGAAAATATTGTATTCAGGATAGCGATCTGTGTTTGGAATTGATGAAATATATGCATTCATGGGTTGCTCTTTCTGAGATGGCAAAGGTTTGCAACGTTTCCATGTTTACCCTGTATACCAAAGGTCAGCAAATCAAAATTTATTCGCAGGTTTACAAATACTGTCTCAACAACAACATCGTCGTCAATACAAATGGATACGAAGCCAAAATGAATGAGCGATATAGAGGAGCTCACGTAATCGAACCCATTCCAGGATTTTATCAAAATGTGGTTCCGTTAGATTTCTCAAGTCTGTATCCATCTCTGATTATAGCTTGGAACATTTGCTATTCCACAATCGTCACGGATAAAAGCGTTCCTGACAAGTACTGTAACGTTTTTGAATGGGAAGATCACGTTGGATGCGAACACGATCCCAAGGAAATTAAAATAAAACAACTCTCGAAAAAGATTGACGACATTAGTGAGGAATTGAAAGTTTTGAGGAAAAAACGTGATGCTATCAAAGTATCAACAGTTGGACCAGGAAAAAATGTAAAAACTGAAAAAGCCAAAATTCAGGAAATTATAGATGAGAAAGTAAAATCCCAGAAACCGTATCGTGAAGAACGAAGTGAATTGAAAAAGACAAACATTGGCGAATACGAAGATGATGAAGGAAATAAATTTAGCAAAGCCATGTGCGCGAAAAGATATTACCGATTCATCAAACCCGAAATCAGAAAGGGTGTCATCCCTACCATCATTCAGAGTTTGCTGGATTCACGAAAGCGAGTAAAGAAATTGATGAAATCTGCAGAAGGAGGACAAAAAATTGTATACGATAAGGAACAGCTCGCTTACAAAGTTTCGGCCAACAGCATGTACGGAGCCATGGGTGTGAGAAAAGGATTTCTACCTTTCATGCCCGGGGCAATGTGTGTAACGTATTCGGGAAGGACGGCTCTCGAAAATACATCCAGGCTCATTCAACAACATTTCAAAGGAAAGCTCGTGTACGGTGACACGGATTCCAATTACGTTACATTCCCTCATTTGGATAACGTGACGGATATTTGGAATTACGCGTTAGAAGTTGCGGAAAAGGTAACAAATTGGGAAGAGAATGGAAAACGCGTATTCCCCAGACCAATCAATCTGGAATTTGAAAATGTTGTATACAACAAATTCCTCATCTTGTCAAAAAAGAGATACATGTATCAATCGGCTGACAAGGATGGAAACTTTACTAAAAAGGTTGGGAAAAAGGGAGTTGTGTTGGCCAGACGAGATAACGCTCAAATCGTCAGAAAGGTATACGAAAATGTAACCATGATGATATTTGATGGGAAAACAAAATCCGAAATTCGGGATTATCTCGAGGATTCCATTCTGAAAATATATAGAAATGAATTTGAATATAGCGATTACGTTATTACCAAATCTGTCGGAGATTCAAAAGGTGAGGTAGACGAAAATAACAGAATGGGAGATTACAAAATCAAAGCACTTCCCGATGATCCTGAAGAACGGAAAAAGGTTTTGAATGGAAGAAGTGAAAAGGAATATTTCATCTCGTGTTGTCCTGCTCAGGTTCAATTGGCAGAGAAAATGAAAAGGCGTGGAGTTCCCGTTGATGCCGGATCTCGTTTGGAATTTGTCGTCACGCGAAATCCCGGAAAAGTAAAACTGAGTGACAAGATTGAAGATTACGAATACTTTTTGAAATTTTCTCACTTGCTAGATATCGACGCTCAGTACTATGTAGATGCCATGATTAATCCACTCGATCAGATATTCAAGACGATGGGATTCGGACCCATGACGAAAGAACTCAGTTTAAAATGGGATGAGATATATAAAAAAGAAAAGGTTGAAAACGCACCCATTTTCGAATATGAAAAGAAAAAGACTGAAATAAAAAGAAGAAAGTAAATAAATATTCCAGTCAATATAGTAATATTTTTTATACTATTGTAATAAAAATATGGTTTACAAGAAATATTGGTCAGTTGTTCCGAGCGATAGTCCTGAATACGATGAAGAAGAACGAGAACATCGTCTCGAGAATTTAAATACAAATCTACAACGAGAAAATATTTTTGAATTTTATCAATATCCACCAAATGTAAGACAGTATAACGAACCCACTACCGTCTATCCTCCTCAAGGACCTTATACTTCATTACCGGTAGTATTGAATGTACAAAGTGGATATTTTTGGTTGATGATTTCCATTGTCATCATTACCATTTTGCTTCTGTGGATGAAATTTTCCTACAAGGGAGGATATCGGTATAGATACTATTGGTAAATATTTGAAAAAAATACAATAAGGGAAGAAATTGGTAATAAAAATGAAGACTTATCCCGAAGGTCATGTTTATATTATTGAAAATAATTTTGACTCGAGGATTTATATTGGGTCTACAGTTTTTCCAATTGAACATAGATTTAAACAACATATTAGATCGGCATCAAAAAATACAGATTGTTTATTTCATTTATATATGAAAGAACACGGTCCGGAGAATTTCTTCATTTCATGTCTCCATACTGAATACAATGTCACATTACATAGATTGCAGACAATTGAAAAATCTTTTATTCAAGATTTTGGCGATTTGAATACCGTACATAATCGAATGGAAGTTGTAAAAAAAATAAAAGACACTGTAAAGAAACCCGCAACCATTTTCGAATTTAAACCGCCAGAGATGAATCTAGATTTAATTTTATCCAAAACAAAAGATTTCAATAGAGTTTTGTCAATTAGCGAAATTAAAGATTTAATTTTCGTAGAAGATACCAACATTGGTAAGATTATGAACGATTTGTGTTCATCTCCAGAAATTGCCCTTTCTTCAAATACGATAACTTGGTTGGGATATGACAATGTCCAACAAAAAAATAATAAAGCATATTTCGTAAAATTATTAAAAACCTTCAATATAAAATTCAAACAAATAAAATCTACAGATCAAGAGTTTTCAAAATTTCCTGAATTGGTAGAAGAAGCGAAAATATTCAACAAGAATATTTTGAGTAAAAAACAATGGGTTGTAATGAGTTCAACAGATTTCAAACAAATTGTCATGATGTTGAGAACGAGTCGTGCAGATGATATTAGAAATTACTATTTATCGATTGATGAGCTATTTAGAATTTATCCACAATACGTAAATTCTGTTGAATTTGCAAAACATAAAGCGTGAATTTGTATCAGAATTTCATATCTGTTGAACAGATATGAAATTTACGAAACGAAAACAAATGAGGAATATGACAATCCCTCAGATTTACGATGTTTGAGAAATGCGTCGAGATTATATTTCACATTTCCTTCGTAAAATGTAATTTTGTCTTTGTAAATTTTGTGAAACTGTAAAAAACAAGGTCTGAAATTTTCGTATGTATCATCATCGAAAATGTACAACTTTTCCAGATATTTATTTCTCAATATCTTTTCAATCTTGGTTTTATTGAACTGTGTCAAAATCACCCTCATGATGCCTTGGCTTTTCAAAAACATTTGTCCATCCTTTTAAATCGTTTGAGTGAAAAAATATTCAGATATATTTCTATAAATCCTTTTTCTTTTTTTAGTGTAGAACTTTTTTCAAATCAAATGAATTTCTATACAAAAATTTTGTATAGAAATTTCTGAATCGTATAGAAAATTTTCAAATCAAATGAAATTTCTGAATCGTATAGAAAATTTTCAAATCAAATGAAATTTCTGAATCGTATAGAAAATTTTCAAATCAAATGAAATTTCTGAATCGTATAGAAAATTTTCAAATCAAATGAAATTTCTGAATCGTATAGAAATTTCGTATTGAAATCAACCCAAACGAATTCGTTCAAGACGTGGAATTATGTTTGTAGCCAATTCATCATCCTCCCAAGATTTTCTATCCGTGAATTCGAAAGCTTTTATATTGATACAGTTTTCGGGTTGATATGAAAAAACTTCGGGGTGATCGTCAATGATGTATGTTTTGCTCATGTCGTAATCGAGCAAATCAAATTCATTTTTGAGAATATCTAGAGATTTCTGAGTTTGTCTCGCGCGTTTTGATTTCTTACAATGATACGAAAAGAAAATATAATCCAATTTCCTTTCGGGGTGTCCTTGTAAAATAAATTTCTCAATGATGAATAGAGCGTATGATTTCGAGGCCGCGGTCCATACACTCACGTTGAAATTCTCAAAAAGGTAATCCAGAAACGGTTGCAATCCGGGTCGTTCAAAAACTTTATAGTAATCTTCCATATTTTCCCATCTGAATTGTTTCATTCTTGGTTTGAATATGGGTTTCTCTTCTTTTTTTGAGATTGAGCTAATCAACGTATTGTCCAAATCCAACAAAATGTTTATTTTTTTAAATCTGTACATGATTTTTCATATACAATGTTTATTTCAAAATATTTTCACGTGCGTTTCATATGATTCAGAATTTTTTCTATACAAAATATTTTGAACGATTTGAAAAATTTTCATTTGGTTTCCAAAGTTCTACACTAAAAAAAGAAAAAAGGATTTATAGAAATCATAGAAATTTCATTTGATTTGAAAATATTTTATATGATTCAGAAATTTCATTTGATTTGAAAATATTTTATATGATTCAGAAATTTCATTTGATTTGAAAATATTTTATATGATTCAGAAATTTCATTTGATTTGAAAATATTTTCATCTGAAGATTCGTAGTATTTGGTTTCTCTTTAACCTTTACTTTACTATTTCAGTATGTTATCGAAACGCTACTCATGTTTGAAAAAAAAGTACCAAATTCAAAGTGGTTTGAAGAAAAATTGAATAGATTTAATGGTTGAAAATACAACATATAAAGGATGGTTCAACAAAAGAATTTGACTGAATTTCTAAAAACTATGAGGTGTCCCAATGACCCCTCTTATAGTCATGTTTCAATGGGATTCCCAAAAGGAGTCTTTTCATTCGGAACAAAAATGAAGGAATTCTGGAAAATATACACCGATTCCATTGAAAGTGGAAATTCACCATTCTTGGCAGAAAAGCCAGGAAAAGAAATTCCAGTTTTATGTGATGTTGATTTGAAAGTGAAGAAATCTTCACGAGAAGATCCAACGGAAAAACTATATACGGACCACCAACTCAAGAAAATCATTGCAGCGTACGAAAAAGCTATATTAGAAGTTGTAGATTTTTCAAACGTTGATGAAATGAAAAAGAACGATTCATTTACATGTGTTTTACTTGAGAAGGAACCGTATGAAATTGAAATTGCAGGAGAAACTTTTATAAAGAACGGATTTCATCTTCATTTCCCCAAACTGTTTTTGGATCGAAAGGCACAAGAAGTTTATATCATTCCCAAAGTTATAGAATATACTCAAGGAACGTTTGACAATATCAAAATTACAAATTTTATCGATACCAATGTTACAAACGTCAGGTGGTTAATGTATGGATCGCGAAAAGAAAATGGTACACCCTATGTGGCCACGAAATGTTTCGCTAAAGGACAAAAACAAATTTCTCTGAAAAAGGGATTGTCTGGATATAAATGCAGTACCTATCCCGGAGAAGAACAAGATGATGTTTCGTGCGATTCAAAAGAAACGGTAGAAAAGAATCTTCCCAGGATTTTGTCAATCTTTTTATACGATAGGGCAGACGATTACTTTTTCAGTCCCAAACCAACCGTCATTACTCCAATGGTCAAGGAATTTGAAGATAGAAAATCGAAGCGAAAGCAATACGACAACGACAATATTCAAAAGAATATCCAAGACGCCGAGGTTTTGATTGGCATGATGAATGTATCTAGAGCCGATGATAGAGCTACGTGGCTCAAGGTAGGATTTTGTATTTGGAATATATCGGGAGGAGATAGCGATGGATTGTCGCTTTGGTTAGAGTTTTCAGAACAGAGTGACAAATTTAATGAAGCCGAATGTATTTCACAATGGCATAAGATGAGACCAAACAATTTCACGATTGGTACTTTGAAATTTTACGCGAAAAAGGACAACTCAGAGGAATACAACAAGTACGTGAGCGACAAGACGACGGGATTGATTTTGGAAGCCGTTGAGGGTTGTCATAACGATATCGCCAAAATCTTGTTTAACGAATACGGAACAGATTTCATTTGTACATCCATCAGAGACAAAGAGTGGTATCAATTCAAGGATCATATTTGGAAACCACTAGATAGAGGAACATCATTGCGAGAGAGAATTTCAGACGACAATGGAATCGTATTGAAAAAGCTTCGTGAATACAAAGACAAGTTGGGAGAAAATTACAGACAGGCCAAGGAAGATGGGGATGAGGACGCCGAAGAAATTCTAAAGGAAATTAAAAAGACGTGTGCGCTCATCAAGCAATGTAAATCGTCAACCTTCAAAAATCACGTAATGGTAGAATCTCAGGAAGTGTTTTACAATCCAGAATTTTACAACTTGTTAAATAAAAATCCCAATTTGATCGCATTCAAGAACGGTGTATACGATTTCGAAAATGATGTTTTCAGGGATGGAAGTCCAGAAGATTATCTTTCAGTTAAACTCCCAATCGATTACATTGACTACGGCACGATTGATCATCCCGAAGTTATCGCAGTAGACAACTTTTTCCAAAAGGTATTCCCCAACATTGAAATCAGAGATTATTTTCTAGATCAGGCCAGTTTTGTATTCGTTGGTGGAAATCACAACAAGGTCATTCTATTTTGGACAGGAGAGGGAAATAACGGGAAAACGGTAACTCAAACGTTATTTGAGAAAATGTTGGGAAAGTTTGCAATTAAATTCAACACATCTCTGATTACGGGTAAAAAGGCAAACATGGGAGCTGCAAGTCCCGAATTGGCCAGGGCGGGAGATGGTGTTAGATGGGCAGTCATGGATGAACCAAATGCTGACGAAATCATCAGTTCGGGAACGTTAAAGGGTCTCACGGGAAACGATTCGTATTGGGCTCGAGATTTGTTCCAACGAGGAAAGGAAACGAAAGAAATTATACCCTTTTTCAAATTACACATGATTTGCAACAAGCTTCCAGCAATCAAGGATGCCGATCAAGCAACGTGGAATCGAATCAGGGTTATTCCATTCGAAAGTACATTCAAACATGAAAACGATTGCCCCGTTGAATTTGAAGAACAAATGAAACAGAAAACATTCCCCATGGATAAAAATTTCACAGAAAAGATTCCCGAAATGGTAAAACCCCTGGCTTGGTATCTTATTCAGAGATGGAAGACTATCAGGAAGTGTGAAATTGTAGAGCCAGAGATTGTAACGGTAGCTACATCTTCGTACCGAAACGAAAACGATATTTACAAGCAATTCGAAGATCAGTGTATCCATCAAGAGAAAAATGGAAATCTCAGCTTTACCGTTTTATATTCAGTATTCAAGGATTGGTTCAAAGAAGAGTATCCTAATATGACCATCCCAATCAGACAAACGATCAGAAAACATTTCATTTCCAAATTTGGACAACTTGAGAGAGGTAGATGGAAGAACTTTATATGCAAGAAGGACGAAGACGACTTTGGTCGGGATAGTGATGAAGATGGTGACGATGTTGTGAATCCCGCTCTTTTAGTTTAATTTGAAATTAGATTTTCAAATTCAATATCTTTTTAGATATTGAATTTTATGAAAAATATTTAGTATACGATAATCTGTTGAATTCCATATTCTTCATCGTTGTCTTTTCTAGTAAAAGATTTATCATCTCTTCCAACTTCATAATATCCAAAATTTCGAGGTTCTAATTGAAATCCGGTTTTTGTTATATTTTTTAATTTCACATCACCAAAATAATCGTGTGTAATATTGGCTCCATACCCCCGCTGCACGAATCTGTAAGCATATTTATTTACATTTTTGAAAATAACCATTGGAAGATATTGATCAACAAATCTAACAGTACCCAAAATATAAGTCCAATTCGGATTTTTAGAGGTGTTTATCGTAACCGATTGACCAGATTTTATAAATGAAGAATATTTTATTCCTGAAACAATTGCATCGGCATATTCTTTTGATCCCAAATGGTCGTCTTCCACTATAGGTCCCAAATTGGTAATCTTATTGTTATTGAAATCGATATCTGTGGAGGGTTTAGATCTACCGTCTTTGAAAAGCGCATCTTTACATTTCTTTTCATTTTTAACAACAGTTGTATTTTTCTTGATTGGTTTACAATATTTTGTAAAAGTCATTCGAAAACCTTTCATTTTTTTTAATTTATATTATTTTTACTGAAAGAATCCCATATTTGTTATTTCCTGTTTTTTCAAAATATTTTTTATCTTCCTCGTCGTAATAGTAAAATTTATTTACTTTAATCGTCACTTTTTGAGATGTAGCTTCTGTTATATTAAAACTTCCGTAATAGTGATAGCGGTATTCGACATTTGTCGGATCTCCGTCTCCATTCATACTAAATGTAAAATTTTCATCAATTTCATCTCTAAAAACAATAAATGGAATATAATAGTCGAAATAGCTCACAACTATCAATAACATAGTCCAATTCGGGTTTGATGCCGTACTGATGCTTTTCGTTTTAGTCGATTGTATAACGCTGTTATATCCGATTCTCTTAAGCTTCCCCTTTATATATGATCTGGTTGCACCGTCGTTGTCATTGGTTGGTGCTTTTAAATTTTTCACATTGTGCCCATCAAAATCTATATCTGCCGATGGTTTTGTAGATCCGTCGGTTTTCAAAACTGGTAAAATTTTATATTTCTTTTCAGGACATTTGCATACACCACAGTAGTTTCTACGGTTTATTCTAAAATTTTCCATCTTTTTTTAATATTAAATTTTATTGATAAAAAAATTTATACATTTCTTAAATGGTATTAAAATGTTACTGTATTCGAAATTGCAAGATTTATTGACAAACCAAACCGCTGCAAATGGAAAAAGTCCATTCAATTGCAAAATTTTTGGTTTGTACGGATTAAATGACAAATTGAGAAATGTTTATTTTGAAACTGAAAATGGAGTGCCGTGTCTGTTGTATATTCCTTCAAAATATACCGTCAAGATGGATACGGGAAAATTTGCTCCGTTGGAAAGATGGAATAAGGATACCAGTTCGTTTGGATCCGTTTTGACAGATGATAGCGATTTATCAACTGTAAATAAAATTAGTTTGAATTCATCTCCCGTGGGATATATAAATTTGGTAAAGAAAATAAGTCAATCGATACAATCCTTTTCGTATAAAATTGCAATCTTGTCTGAAGAGTATTTGGTTGTTTTGTATCCCGATGGAGGCATTGACACTTTTCACATTGACGGTGGTGTGAGTGAGACAAAACTCTTGATTGTGATTGATATAGAAACCCTTTTGTATCTCAACAACTTTTTACTGATTGAAAAACTTTATCATAAAATTCTCAAACTGATTGAAGATGACAATAAGCAATATTGGGAAAATTTGTTGAAAATATTAAAAGTCTGTCATGATAAAAAGATTGTGAGTAAGGGAAAACTCGTTGCTGACAAAACCAAAATTATAGATCAGTGTCTGAAAATTTCAAATTCGTACGAGGCTATAAAATTGGCACTTGAGTGTTACGAATGAACAAAACACAAAATAATTGAATTATAGAATCGTGTGAATATAGAAAATATTAAACCAACAATGGCAAACCATATTATTTCAGCAGAGAAAGACGAAGTTTTCTATGGACTCGACGTTAACAACATCGTTCTAGAAGTTCCTAAGGATAAGAACTCGCCAAATGTTTGGGTTGATGTGAGATACAATTACCCTAAAAATGAGGCGGCTGGTCTGAACGCCAAGAAGGATAGAATTAAAATCCAAACTTCTGAACTCATGTCTTTTGGAATCAATAGGTGGGAAGGAAAAGAAACCTCTCCTGCCAAGATGTCATTTTCAATGATTAACCGAAGACTGAGGGAAGATGTCCGAAAGGGTAAGGAACCAACAGAAGAAGAACAAATTGATATGGAGGTTGAAGACGAGACTGTAGATATTATTGAAAAAATCACCGAAAAAATCAAGAGTGAAATGAAAAAGCCTGAATTCATTAGGGCAATGGGGAAGAAGGACGGTGGAAAAGATCTTGTCAAATGGAATTCGGCTGTTGATGAAATTGAGCTCATCAAGCGAAAGGAACAAGACAATGGAATTGACGCCGTTTATCTCAACGTTAAAATCATTGAAAAGGAAAACTTTGCCAAAACAAAGTTTTTCGTTCTTGATGATAACGAAGAAGACGGACTCAGATTCATTGAACAGAAAAAGATTATACCAAAACTGACAGGGACAAACTGCAAGGTTACACCCCTCTTGGTTATTGATAGCATCTTTTTCCTGAACAAGAAGCCTTTCCTCTTGATTAAGGCGGGCGATGTTATTATAAATTCTTTAATCAACAATAGCAAGAAATACAGCATTCACGTGCACAAGCGTGTGAAGCGTGGATCTCAGATTGATTCGAAATCATTTGATTCTGATAACGAGACATCGGCAATTGCAGACTCTGATTCAGACTCCGATTCGGATTAAGTTGAATATTTTTTTTGAACCTTCAGTTCCATATCTTGCAAAAGATATGGAATACCAATATATTTTAATCTTCCTCTTCTTTTATCCTATCTTCAGAAAAACGAATGTAATCGTCACAACCAAATGTGAAATCTGGCACAATTTGGGCTTTGAAATAAAATACGTAATTTGTCCAATGTTCTTCATTTCGTGTGTTGTTGAGTTGATTTTTTATATAAATTGATGTGTAATCAACCGTCAGCTTGTCCATCAAATGACAAAATATTTTAAATGTTGGAATAACGCTCGCGAAATTTTTGTAAATTTTTTCTCTGTTTGAGTTGTTTGGTTCTCTGAAAATGAAAATTCCATCCAAATTTGTACGAATCGCGGGTTTGAAATCTAAAACGTATTGATTCGCGAATAGAGCCAACATGTTCCAATGACGACCATTTTTGAACAAACCCTGAATGAGAGGATCGTTGAAAACTTTAACATCGTCCATGCAATCATCCATCACGAGTACAGACCAGCTATTTGGCAAGTGGTATTTTTTCGAAAGTTTTTGTCTCTCGATGAAATTTTTCACAACATCCTTTTTATATTTTTCGTAAATGAACAACTGAGGAAATATTTTTGAATAAAATCCATTGCTATCTTCCGAACCCGAAATTACCATCCCAACCGGAATCAGATGTTTTTTCGCGTAAAGCAAATGTTTGATCAATACAGATTTTCCGGATGAAGGTTTTCCAATGATGGCAATCTTCATTCCACCAATGTCTGTTTTCATACTTTCAACATTTGGCCTGATTGAATTTATATCCAACTCTTTAATTTGTATAATTTCACTCATATTTTTTTTAACGAACCTTTAGCATATATGTTTTTATAAACAATTTACACTCTAATAGGTTAACTCGTCATACTAGAAAACATGAAATTGAGATATAAACCGAGATTGTTTAGTATATATATTACAATGAATTTTAATAACAATAACAGTCAAAATATGTACGGTTCCCCATTTGCAAACTGGGATGAAGAACTCCAGCCAATGGATACATCTTTTCAACAATCCAATTCACCATTCACTCCGAGTGGTGCACAATCCAATTCACCATTCACTCCTCTTCAAAGTACACCTCTTCAGGGTGGTAGTTCACCATTCACTCTCCCAGCACCGGGTGCACCTCTTCAGGGTGCATATTTGAGTCCGCCACCTTTTCAGGGAGAACCTCCTCAAGGTTCGCAGGTCAACGAAATCCAAACGCGTGTTTTCAACTCCCAGACGAGCCCGAAATAAATTATCGTTTCAAATCATTCAATGGAAAAAATATAAATAAAACTCTCGCTGTACTATCTGGAGAAAATTATGAAAAGGATAATTTTGGCGCTTTTATAAAGATTGATCCAGAATTCAATCCTACAAATCCCACAAGGGTAGCACAATGTTCAGTTGGTGTATTCTCAAATCCAGACGACAATAAACTTTTAAAACCATTGTGCAGGCTCCATCTCGATCTTTTGAGGGTTTTGTATAACGAAACTGTACAAACACCTGAAGATGTGTGGAATTTGGTTTCAGAACTTTCTCTGAAATATAAATTGAACGAGTTGTATTATTTTATCGAAAATTTGAGAAAGGTGACTCATTTTTCAGATTTGACTCCCGCGTTGTTACAAAATGAAAATATTTGCTACGCGGTGGCTCTTCATACATTTTTGAAACACGACGATCTCCCCCCCAAGATGCCGTTAATGAATGTAAAACTTTGTCACCAGACGTTTTCAAACTGGGAATTGACATGGCCATGGCGAGTTATGGATTAAATTGGATAATTTCTGATGTTGACACTTATATAACCGTTCAGAAAAATAAATTTACATTTTTCACCGAAGAGAAAATATTTTAAAGACAGAAAATTTTAACAAAAAATGATTGAACAAGTGATATCTTCGTTGACTCAAACTAGACAAAAAATCAAGGAAATTAATGGTCGTCTGAAACAGCTTCGTTCGTACGAAAAGGAACTTCTTCAGGAAGTTAAAACTTTTATGAATGAATCCGGAGATGATCAAGTCATGTTGGAAGATGGTACCGTAATCACATTGTCGAGATGTGAAAAGAAAATTCTATTCAACAAAAAGGATTACGAAAACAATGTTCGTGAAATGTTGTACTCTCGCGGTATTGACGATGACGATTTCTTCAAGGATTTGCTAAATAAGACAAAGGATGTTGTGGATGAACAGCGAGTGAAATTGAAAAAGTAAGTAGTTGTCAAAAAATTTCATAAAAGAATTTCTTTTATGAAATTACACTGTGGTACTCTCCAGAACAAAATTTTTCAATCCTTGATACGATCTATCTTGTCCGGTATATTTTATTCTTTCATTTCCAGTGTATAAGATAAAACTCGGAATCGTAGAAACTCCCGGATAAATATCTTGAATGATATCAGCAATTTCTTTTTCACTGTCTCGATCTCCATCAATCTGGATCGTCATAGTGGTTATGATACCCTCATTTGCCAGCTTTTGAAATTCTGGTTTGACATCTGTACACGCTCCGCAATACCCCGCCTGAATCATGATAAAAACGGGTTTGTCTCCTAAATCTCCAACCAAATCTCCATTTTCGGAGAAATCTTGTCTTTCTAGATAACCAATTGGATATTTTAAAATGCTCATTTTTTATAGATGAAAAATTTCTTTTAATTACATTCACAAACGGAACCAATCAGAAATCTGTTGTAATTTAATATATCTCGTTTGTATTTCAAAATTTCATCTACTTTAAGTTGACTGGTTTCATTTTTCAGAGTTTGCGTTTGAGATTTGTATTCCCCAGCCCGAGTTGCCGAATCGGATGAATCCGTGGCAGACTCAGATGCTTGATTTTTAAATACCTCTGTTTGGTTTTTCAGAGCCTCGGTTTGAGATTTGTATTCCCCAGCCCGAGTTGCCGAATCGGATGAATCCGTGGCAGACTCAGATGCTTGATTTTTAAATACCTCTGTTTCATTTTTTAAAATTTCGGTTTGATTTTTTAAATTTTCTTCCGCATGACTAGAAACTTTTGCAACCTCTCTTTCCAAATGCGTTTTAAATTCTCTTTTTAATGTATCTGAATGTGTTTTATTTTCAGATGTATGAGATGAAGAAATTCTTTCAACCTCTCTTTTCAAACCCTCTGTATATTCTCTGGCGGAATCTGCTCTGGCCGCAGATTCCGCCGACTGTTCGGCATATCTTCTCGCATCGTTTACATGTGCATCATTGTCTGAAGAGTCTGGATTTTGTTCAGTGTCACATTTTTTGTTTGCGTAAATAAATTTCTGTAAGTGGTGTGTGGTTTTAGAATACGGAATAGACCTTTTAAAATTCTCCATTTTTATTATAAAAATATGAATATAAGATTTTTCAAAATAATTTAAAAAATTAATCCAAAATGGAATCTAAGATGGAATCTAAGATGGAACTAAAGAGTGTATTTAACCTCAAAACTAAATCGGGTTTTACGGGATCCGATTCAGTTAAAAGTGCCATGCAGAAATATGCCAGGAGAGGCATGGAAGAAAAAATGCTTCAGGCCGTTTCCGAGCTTGACTCTTTTTCAGAATTTGCAAATTCTGAAAATGTAAACGTCAAGAGAACGTCAAAGGCCATAAGAACCAATATGATTAACAGGCTCAAGGTGATTTTGTTTGAAGACGTTTCCTTTTACGAAATTGAAAATTTCATCTCTGTTGTTGAAAAGATCAATTTGTGGGAAAATGGAAATAGATCAGATCGAAATATTTTATCTGATATCGTTTCCATAATTTCCAACTCGAAGAAATTCAGAATGCCGAGTTATCTAAGAGCGTATTACGGAAAAGGAACTGAATGCGAAATCACAGAAGAGGAATTCAAGATTGGAATCGAATGTGAGGATGAAGATTGTATGGAATGGATTTATCACAACGATGAAAGAGCGTTGAAAATGTTAAAGGATTACAATTTTGAAGGAAAGGATGTAATTTTACCATTGATCACGAATGAATGGAAAAGACTCAAACCCACAAAAAGTAAACCCGGAAGCAATGAACGATTTATTTTCGTCGTCATTCCCTGGCTTTGGATCATGTACGATTTGAAATGTCAAGAGAAAACAAATCCTGAAAATGTGATGAATGTTGATGAAATTTACGAAATGACAAATGTTGAATTTGATGATTACGTATTCGACGTTCACACAAAGGCTGGAAAGAAAATGGGAAAGACTGTAGAAGATTTCAGACACGAAGGATCAAAAGTTTTTAATGAAGATGAAATTTTATTGGAGAAATTTTCTGAGATGAAAGAATTTTATATCAATCAGAAAGCCGAACCCAAGTCTGAAAAGAAGTCCAAATCTGTAAAGTCAAAGGTTGCAAAGCCCAAAGCTGAAAAGCCAAAGGTGGAAAAGAAACCCAAAGCTGAAAAGTCAAAGGTGGAAAAGAAACCCAAAGCTGAAAAGCCAAAGGTTGTAAAACCAAAAGCTGAAAAGCCAAAGGTGGAAAAGAAACCCAAATCTGAAAAGCCAAAGGTTGTAAAACCAAAAGCTGAAAAGATTTCAAAGCCAAAATCAACCCCCAGAAAGAAATCCGAAAGCATAACGAGTGAATCAATGGAAATAAAAAATATAGATATTGATGTAAATGAAATCAAGTTGAATTTGGAAGGGTTGTGTGCTTTGAAACTTCCATGTGGTTTTGTCAAAATAAATGGAATTGAAAAAGTAATCAAACCCATGAACAAGAGTTTTAATTACGGAATGGATTACATGTATGTTGACAAACAAAAACATTTGTTTGGATTGAAAGATTTGGGAATGGAAATTGCAAAAATTCCTGACAAGAAGCTCGTAATTGAAAAAGATGGAAAGACGAAAAACTATCTTTGGAAAGATGATTCGGAAGGTCAGGTTATTGTCATCATGGACAAGATTGACGTAAAGGATGATTTGGGTAAATGTAAAAATTTACTCAAGGAAGAAAAACATTTTATGGAAATGTTGAAAATAAGATTGTTTAATGGGTTGTTTAACACATCTGACAACATCTTGAGAAACATTCTCGTTGACAAAGAAAATAATCTTTTCGCCATTGATGAGAACGACATGTTTGGAAAAAGGAAAACAGTCTTCAACAAAAGAGAGCCAATCAAAAACAGCAAATATTTTACATCGGAAAATATTGAAAGTGTAATTGAAATGTTAAATTTTGAAAAGCATGAAGAAATTTTAATTTCAGAATTGGAAAAATATTTTTCCAAATCCATTTGCGAATCATTTTCTTTGGAATTGTCCAACAGGATAAAAAATTACAAAGATATCGTTTTTGCAGAGCTTGAATTTTAATTTCTTTTGTTTCAAAATTTCCATACCCCTCGGGGTATGGAAAGAAAAAATGATTTTATAGGTAGATAAAACATAGAAAAAGATAAGCTAAAATGGCAGAACAAATCATGTACGTAAATGAAAACATCAAATTTAGTGAAACCAGACTTGCGCTGGGTAGTTCAGATGACGAACTTCTTGATATTTTCAAATATATTGAAACGGTTAAATTTGAGATTGATACGTTCATGTTGGATAAATTTTGGCAATGTGTAAGCGAAGACCATCGTATCCACGTGGATACGATGGTCATCACCTGGTTGGGATATGACAACAAAGAACCTCGATTAAATAAACAATCTTTTATTAAATTACTAACTTCTCATCAAATCGAATTCACTCGAATCAAACACGAAGATCCAAATTTCTCAAAATATCCTGAATTGGTTGAAGAAGCAAAAAAATATTCCAAAGCGGTATTAAAAAATAAATCATGGATCATCATGAACTCGGATGATTTCAAGATGATGGTCATGTGCTTGCAGACAAAAAAGGCAATGGATATCAGAAAATATTATCTGTCAATCGAAAAACTTTTCAAAATGTATTGCGAATACACCCTTCATTTCAATCTGAGAAGGGAAGAGCGTCGTCTAAAGGAAAACCTATTGAGAGAAGAACGTCGTCTTAAAGAAAAAGATACCGTGATTGGAGAAAAGGAATGTACGATTGAAGCTCTACGACGAGATATACAAGAAGCTGAAAGGAAACGCGAAAGGGAAAGAGAAGAAGATAATCGGAAATGGGAGGAAGCTAAAAGAAGACAAGATCAGCTTCTTGGTATTTCACTTGAATCAAAGAATGAACTCAAAGGGGTCAAGGCTGAGTTGGGACAAGCTAACGAAAATCTAGAGAATGTAAATGTTCAGTTGGGACAAGCTAACGAAAATCTAGAGAATGTAAATGTTCAGTTGGGGCAAGCAAATGGAAAACTCGAGGTTGCAAATGGAAAACTAGATGACGCAAATGAGCAACTCGAGGTTATGGAAGAACGAATGGGGGTTATGGAAGAACACATTGAAGAGATTAGAGATGTGGCTGTACCAAAACCTCGAAATAAGGGTAAGATTCACAAGATTGGTTTGGTGAAAATGTCGAAAAACTATGTTCCAGATTCATCAGATCCCGGATATATCAGAAACTCAAATGTCATCATCATTAGAAGACAAAAAGATTCATTCAACGTCCGAGTTCAGCAGATAAAAAGTTATGGAAATGAAACAAACGCGAATGCGCGAGTGATATTCGAAATTGACAACCCCAATTCCATCAATCTTTTCAATCGGTTGAAAGAAAAACGTGATCCCAAACTGGGTTTCAATGGAATATGTGGAATTCGATATCTGAACGGGTGTACTGACGAACACCTTTTGCAATTGATTTCAGAAATTCACGATGTTAGAATGGAAATGTAAATATTTTTATTTTTTCATTACCCAAAGGGTAATGAAATCTACAATTTACACGTTTGACAATCTTTGTAATACCAATACAATCCCAAACTTATCAATAAAACCACAATCCCCACCGTTAATGCAATCATTTTTCGTTTTTTATATTCTTTTGCTGATAAACCTCCAGCAACTCCAGCGCCAGCTAACGCAATTGGAACGGCCATGCACAATCCACAAAAATTTTCTTTTACCATTTATTTTAAAAAAAGTAAAAATTTATCTTCTTAAAAAAAAAATATGGATGATATTATGAATCTAATGAATAAAATGATACTGGATGTACATTCCAGTTTCGATAAATCCCAATTTGGTATTTTCAACGATGATGAGCAGCATGAGCTTGAGCTTATTTGGGATAATGTTGTTGAAGGCGATGTGAAAAAATTCATCAATATTCTTTCACCAGCCCAAAAGAATAAGGTTGGGATCTGGGCTTCCAATAGAACTGAATATCCCGTTCCAGTTCTATTGAATGCTCTGAAGGGTTTTATAAAATATTTGGAATCATCTAGCTACAAGCACCACCAGATTTACCCCAAGCAAATCTTTTTGAAGCAGGAAAAGAAAAAGAAAAAAAGCAAGCAGTAAGTAAACGAATATTCACCGGATGTTGTTTCTATCAGAAATTGGAAGAAGAGGATAACATTTCAATGAGTGAATTTCAACCATTTTTCTAAATTGAAAAAATGTGATTTTGTCGACTTATGATATAAAAAAACTATAATAAAAATGGCTACGTTTGATAAGTACTACTTTGTATCTCTACTCAATTCCGACAATGAATATATCGAAATGGATAAGGACATGACATTTTGGATGAAACACGATACCGAATACAAACTCGAAATTCGTAACAACCATCCAACGAGAAGGTGTCGCGCCACTGTTTATATTGATGGAAAGTCTATTGGAAAGTTTTTGGTTTACGGTAATAACAATATTGTAATTGAAAGACCCTCTGATGACAACAAGGCCCGAAAGCTTACATTTTACGATGTAAGCAGCCGAGAAGGTGAAATGGGTGGTTTGAACGCCTCTTCTCCCGATATTGGCAAGCTGCGTGTGGAAATTCAGAGAGAAAAACCACCAATGCTCGGTAGATTGGCAGTCGATAGTATGATCGATACCGTAGATTGTCACAGATCCCGTGGATTGAGATGTGAAACTGATGGTATTGGTGGAACCGCCCTTGGGAAAAAATCTTCACAGAAATTCTATACCGTGTGCGATATCGACGCAGAACCCCAGGTTTACACATTCAATGCCATGATGAAATTGGTAAAGGACCAACCAGTTGTGCCTTTGTAAATTGTGTGTATTGAAATTTCATAACCATATTGGTTATGAAATATATTTTTTTACATGTCGAAATCATCAAAACAATCTCTCGTACAAAATCTCAATCGTTCATTATTTTTCATTGTAATGTACGGTGCATCAAACACTTCCGCTTTACAGTTTTCGCAATAAAGTGGACGAATTTGATTGATTAGCGTTCTGAGTTTGAAGAAAAGACCCGGCGCTAAATTACCAACCATACTTTTCCGTTTGATTGGAGATATTTCAATCGTTTCAGGAGCTGGTAGTATATGTTGGGAAACACTCTGATAGTCGCTGGGTTGTGACACGCTTAGTTGTGATGGGGCGGGTTCTTCTCTAGCCACCGCTCTCAATCGTGATCTAAAGTTTGGATCCCTTTCCTTCATCAAAGAAAAGAATTTATTTTCAATTTGGGCTCGTCGTCTTTCGATGGAATTATCCATCACATTTCTATCAGCACCCTTACGAGTATAAACTTCTGGTAACATTGTAAATCTGCTCAATTTTGCCAAATCCTTACCCTCATATTCCATTCTGATGATATCCTCGTGATACGATTGTTTTTCCGGAATCAGTTTCGTCAGGAAAACCAAAACGTATGATAATTTTCTCGCGACATCCTCATTTGATTTTGCACGTCTGAAAGAATTTACAATATCGCGCGTGTATTCATCCAATTCAGTTCTGCTGGGGAATGCCTTTTTCAAAACAGTATTTGTAGACAAAATATATTGCGCGGTTTCAAATGCGAGATCTGTAACCGGTGTAAATTTTGTTCCCCACTCCCGCTGAGACGCCTCAAACATTCTCTGGGTTTCAACGATGACATCCCCTTTTGATGTAAGATAACCAACGGAATCTGGTTTAAATTCGCGTTGTTGTTTGCACGCCATCTTGTACCACAGTTGATTTACTCTGTACCATCCAGGTTTTGATTGTACCGGTACCGGAACTGTATATTCACCTTGTCCCTTCAAAACAAACCCGCGAATGCTCTGATTCGTAAATTTAAACATCCAGGGCGCCCTCTTGTAATCCTTTTCACATTCGGGTAAAAGCTCTTGACGTGTAAACATTGATTCCGGTACATTTTGTTTTACATATGGGCGCTGTTTAATTTCGGCACATTCCTTGATGTCAATTTTACACAATTTATCGAGATCTTTCTGAGGTAAATTTATTGGTACGGCTTGTCTATTTTGAATCGTTTCTTTCATGATTTCAATCTGTGCTCTTACATCTGGGGTATTGATGAAATTATCGAAATATCTTACAATGTTATTCGAATCGGAATGATCAAAATCTATAAAAAATTGTGTAATCAGAGGAAATGGAATATTAAATTTCAACATGTTGAGCATTCTCATCATATCTCCATCGATCTGCATGTCTGGTTCATTTCTCATCGTTGTCCACCCCGCGTTTTGCGTAAAAGTGTCCAACTCGTCTTTCATTTCGTCATATGGTATATCTTTAAAAGGTCGAAAAGGATTGCGCTTATTTGGGATTCGTCTTTTTCGCGAGGGTTGTCTTTCCTCACGCTTTTTTCTCTGGGCTGCTTTACCGCGCAATTTCCTATCTCCTTTTTTTGTTATTCTCGACATTACATTATCCGCCATTTTTTAAAACGATGATATATTAATATAAAAATGAAATTTTCATAATAAAATGATTCTTTTAGAATTTCAAATCGATTTACCTATTCGATATCAAAAATTTCAAGTGGCTGAATTGTATACGATAAATAAAATGTCTGAAGCCCTCTCGGGAAGTACTGGTGGGGTTGTCATTTTAGAAAATGAAAACAGTTACTATTCGAGAAAATTATATTTCATTCCCAAACGAATTTTATCATCAGTTTCAATTCAGAAATGTATCTTGAGAGATTTCTCTTGTCAAGATTTTCCATATAGCAGAACAACGATTGAAACGGAAAATTCGTCTCGTAGATATACGGAAAAATGTCCACAGTGTTCAATTTCAATAGAATCGATGTGTGAAAAATATTCATCTCAGAAAAAAGAAAACGTTTTCCATTTACCCGAAGATTTTTTGAAACGAAAAATTATACAAATTGATCTCACTACGGGCATGTCTCCAACCCCAGAAAATTCCGTTACCGTTTACAAATTTGTTGAAATTAGAATCCGTAGAAATCCTGATTTGGAAACGCTCGCCGAAACAGAACTCAAGAAAATCATGACGAGTTTTTCTGAAAAGGTTAATGAATGGAAAGATGAATGTAGTGATATAAATGTACAAACGGTAAAGGAAATGGAAAATACCACCAAAACCAATTTGGAAAATACCATGAAAACCCATCTCAAAAATATGTGAATTTATATAGAAAACGAAGAAAATATATAATGTGAACCATGAATCAACAAAACATAATCCAAGATGCATACATTTACAATCCAATGAATGACAAATTAATGTCGTCTCTTTTGGCATTTGAAATCTGTACAGACATACCAGAATCCATGATTTATATTGAAGGGAACCCCGTAAAAATTTTATTTCTGAAAAAGGAAGATATTTACATGTTTGACAACGACGATGAAGATTACATGGGATCAATTTTGGAATATGGAAAAATTGTTTTATTTGCACATTTGTTTAATATTGAAAAGTTTCATCTGACAAAAGAGTTTGATTTTGTATATTACGAAAATCCCCTGTTCAAAAATATCGAGTATGAATTTCCCAGACTCGTAGGATTACACTCGTGTTTTTATATTTTCGAAGAAGCAATTTTGGGATTGAACGAAATGTTCAAATATAAATTAATTTCTCTTAATGAACGAAATGATTTAATTGAAGAATCTCGAGAATTTCTTTTGGAACAGCAGTTGATTGATTTCCCACATTTCGATAAAGACTATCAGAGAAGTTTGTTTGAAAAGCTAAAAAATGAGATTTTTGAAGAAAAGGAGCGAATGGAAAATTTCCACCATGAATATTTTCACATGTAATAGTAAAATAATATATATATCTCACATGAGATATATATTAAAATGGATTTTGTAAAAATATTTTCTGAAACTTTGTACAAAATGTTTTCCCAATTGAATTGCAAATCCAATTGCAAATGTAACTGCGAATGTGAATCCAACCCCAAACGTAAATGGACGTATCGATTGAAACGTAAACCAAAAAAGAAAATAGAATGTAAACAAGATCGTGAAATAGAACAAGATCGTGAAATAGAACAAGATCGTGAAATAGAACAAGATCGTGAAATAGAACAAGATCGTGAAATAGAACAAGATCGTGAAATAGAGTGTGATAAATAAAAGTATATTCAAATACATATCCCACGAGGGGATATGTATTTTTGAAAAAGACGTTTTTAGAAATAAAATCGCATTTCTCAAAAATATATTTTTTTGGGGTTTTATTTTATTTTTTAATCAATGCACATACTCTCAAAGTAATGTTTGTACATGTTTCCATTTCTCACACATCTTCCACACGCCTGAGAACACGGATTGCATTGATCATTACAAAAACAACAAATTCCTATTGTGACAGATTGGTTTATGTATGGAGTTTCTTCTGAGTCATCCTCTTCCTCCGAATCATCTTCTGATTCGGGTTCTGGTTCAGGCTCGGGTTTTGGTTCTGGTTTGGGTTTTGGTTTGTACAAGACCAAAAGAAATTCCAAAATCTCTTCATAATCAATCTTGTCAAACACGTCAACTACATCGTTGTCACAAAGATATCCCAAACCATCTTCGAAATCACGAATGATTTCTTTCAATTGGGGATATGGCAATGTTTTGAAAAACTTTTCTCGATGCATACTGAACATGTCATTCATTCCAGTATTGTCACTGTTGAATGGGATGATCCTGTTTTCAGATCCAAACATGCAATCTTTCCCAATTTCAAAAAAGTATGAAAAGATTAGAATCGTTCCATACTGTTTTTGGGCCTTGGGATCTGTGATGCTCTCGGGATCTTTAACAATATCTTGTTCGGGAATGTTGTAGAATTTCTCCTCGAAAATTTCAGGAGTAGAAATCCTAAACACTCTCAGTTTCTCAATGATAGCTTCATCAAAGATATTCTTCAAGATATATTTGCTTTCCATTTTGTATATGGTACTGTTTTTATTTCATTTCAAATTTCAAGATTTCAAATTTTCATACATGAAAATTTCTCAAACGAGATGTAAAAAAAATATTCAAATACATATCCCGCGAGGGGATATGTATTTTTGAAAAAGACGTTTTTATTTCTAAAAACGCACTTCTCAAAAATATATTTTTTTTGGGTTTTTATTCATTCATTCAACATGAAGGATAGCATGAGCCACCGCAAAGAGGACATGCTCTCTCTGGTGTAGAGCACTGATCTTCTTCGTCGTCTTCTTCATCTTCGCCATCCTCAAAGTCGAAACACTGCCTAAGGAGAAGTTGGAGTTTGTAAACGAAATTGTATCGCTTAAACTCGTCAATCTGGTCGTTGTCATAGAGGTATTCCAAAAGCTCATCAAATTCGAGAATAATCTTCTGAAGTTGACATTTCCTGAGAGATCCGAAAAACTCTTCTTGGTAAATGTCATCAAAATCACACGTCTCTTCTGAATCGCAGTTGAATGGAAGTACTCGCCCATCTCCTTCAATGATGCAGTCCTTACCAATCCCAAACATGTACGAAAAGATCAGGATCTTCGCATACTGGTTGTAGGATTTGTTCATTTCCAAATCATCTCGAGATGTCACAACGATGGCTCTGGGAATGCAGTAATATTCCTCACCCTGAAAAGTGATTTTCTCAGGGGTAGAAATCTTAAGCATCTCCAGCTTCCTCACAGTCTCATCAGAGAACACAGTCTTCAATACAGAGTTGTTGAAAACAGACATGATTGCAGTTGGTTCAGTGCTTTGAGAACAAGTGGGTTGGTTTGCTTGAAACAAGCTTATTTTCCTTCTTTCTTTCTAAATTTTGTGAATTCAACTTTCCTCTGATTGAAAAAATATTCAAATACATATCCCACGAGGGGATATGTATTTTTAGAAATTACCACCACTCGTTGTGACTATTATCTTCATAACCACTGTCTTCTTGGAATTCGTGTTCTTCCGGTTCTTGGGGGTTTTCAAAATCGATACATTGATTTGCCAAAGTTTGAAGTTTAAAAATGAGTTCTGATTTTGTAAACTCATCCATCATATTATTATCACAAAGATAATCCAAAAGTAATTGATAATCGGAAACAATACTATCCATATGAGATCTACTCATCGTAAGCAAATACTCTTCTTGAAATATATCATCAATTTGGAATACTTGCGTTGGTTGACTATTGAATGGAATAACAGTACCATCATCTTCAATTACACATTCTTTTCCAATTCCAAACATACATGAAAAAATTACAATCTTTGCATATTGAATTTTTGACGTGGTCAATTGAAGTTCTGCAGTTGACGAGATAATATTATTTCTAGAGATACAATAATATTCTCCTCCAACAAAATTGAGTTTGGTTGGGAGTGTTATATCAAGCATTTCTAGTTTTTCAATAGTATCATCAGAGAAAACAGCCTTTAATACACAATTGTTAAACATGGTTATTTAAAATAATTCTATCATCTTCATGTCAAAAAAATCATTTTTTTATTTATTTTGACGTCTCATCTTTTGATGTCTCATCCTTTGGGGTAAGAACATCTTCTTTTGGAATATCTTCTTTTGGAATATCTTCTTTTGGAATATCTTCTTTTGGAATATCTTCTTTTGGAATATCTTCTTTTGGAATATCTTCTTTTGGAATATCTTCTTTTGGGGATTCCTCTTTTGGAATATCAAAATCTTCAAATCTGAAAGGTTCGAGATCGCACATTGACGATTTACATGATGACGGTTTTGAATATGGGAGATTGTACATGTTGTGAATATCATCGATTGGAGATGATCTTGCCAAAAGATTTTCTATCTCATCGCATCTTTTTTGTATATTTTTCTCAACATCATTAGATTTCTTGAAAACTAAATAAAGTGTGATACCCATTGCAGCGATGCAAATAAAGCATATAAAAATAGTTTCCTTGTTCATTTTTATTATTTATATATTTGGTAATTCATAAACAAAAAGAATGAATTTCCTTAAAAAAATGAGCATGAAGAGAAAACCCGAATCAAGCTGTGGAAGCCAAACTGGAAGCCAAAGCCAATCCGATTTCGAAGATTTCGATAGATATTCGGACACTCAATCCGAAATCAGGCCCGAAATGAAATCTGATCCGAAATATAAATCCATGATTAATTTAGCTGGTCAGAAGATGAGTCATACACTAAGCCAAACCCTGAGTCGTGCATTCAAACGAAATTATTTCAACACGGGGGAATGTGCAATTTGTTTATCAAAAATAAAACGAATTGATCTGAATTTGAAGAAAGACAAACGAATGGGTGTTAAGAAAAAATTGGTATGCAATCACGTTTTTCACAAAAAATGTATTGAAAAAATATACAAAAAACAATGTCCTCTTTGCGCAACGCCCATTTTGTCAAAGGTTGAGGAATTTGTTTTGGAGTGTTATGATAAAAACGAAGATTGTGTTATCGAAACGTTAAAATTGATCGATCCCGAAAATATTTTCCTTCACATTCACAAATCAGATCCTTTCAAATACGAGGGATTGAAGAAACTTTTGTATAAATATTGCGACATGACAAATATGTTGGCGAAAAATCTTTCACAAACAGAAATTGCATTCAACATCATCACGAATGGAACTGTGAATTGGTACAAAACTTTTTACGGAGGTAAAACTTTTCTCGATTTAGTTCAATCTCCGAGAGTGAATCGAGATATCAAAATTTTGATAGAAAATAAATTTTTCAATTCAATCGATAGATATGAAGAAGAAGATTTTTCTTACAGAGATTTTCAAGTGGGAAATTATAGAAGAAGTCGGTACGAAGATGATCTTTATGACAATTTAGATATACACGGAAATATCATGTACAATTCAAATGGGGGAATATATCCCAGTTTAGACTTTGCACCATCCGCCCCGCACCTATAATTTATAAAAGGTATCTAAATTTAATAAAATGCAAGGATTGATAATATTGTTGTTTATTTCATTCGCGCTATGTTGGAAGTTTTTCGAAAATGAATACGAATCGTATCTCGAAAACGAACCAACGATCGTGCGTTTGAAAAATAAATTGATTCCATATTTCCCCGAAATAAGTTATATTCGAATGATGAAGGGAGACTCGTCTTACACCATCAACAAACAAAAAATTTACATTTGCACAGAATCTGGTGGAGATACGTACGATGACAACATGTTGACGTATGTTATTTTACACGAACTCGCTCACACCCTCTGTCCTGATATTGGTCATGGAAGTAAATTTCAAATCATATTCAAATCGCTATTGGAACGAGCTGAAAGGAATGGATTGTACGATCCGTCTAAACCCCGCGTTGAAAATTATTGCAATATACGTTAACCAGTAAAATAAATGAAAATATTCGCATATGATTAATATAAAATAAATAAAAGCAATATGTTTTCCTATTTTGTAGATCTTCTCAGAAAATTCATCATTGAAACTGTACAAACACATACATTTTCAGTTTCACCAAAACCCGTTTTGAGAGTGAAAAAGCTTCACCCAGATGCAATTTTACCTAAAAAGGGGTCTGAACATGCAGCAGGATATGATCTAAACGCGTATTGCGAAGAGACTGTAATTGAATCTTTTACGAGAAAGTTGATTAAAACTGGTCTCGTTATTGAATTGCCAGAAAACTGTTACGGCAGAGTGGCACCCAGATCAGGACTGTCTTTGAAGGGAATAGACATTGGGGCCGGTGTAATCGATATCGATTACAGGGGTGAAGTGGGAATCATTCTCTGCAACAACAGCAAAAGCGATTTTACTGTAAACAAGGGTGATAGAATAGCGCAACTCGTTTGCGAGCAAATCTTTTATCCTCACATTGAAGAAATTCGTGAAGTTACGGAAACTAATCGTGGAAGTGGTGGTTTCGGGTCAACGGGAAAGAAAGCTTTGTAAACAGTTTTTATTTTTTTCAATACCCTTCGGGGTATTGAAATATTATCTATCAAGTTTAAAAATGAAATTAATCTTTATTTTAGTTGTGTTATTAATCATTTTGTTTATTTTAAAGAAACAAAAAACAACAACACCAGAACCTCAATCCCAACCATGTCAAAAACCAAAATTTACAGACGTGGCAACGCAAACAAATATATACGCCAGAAAATTTTCTGAAATGATTGACGTGTTATCCCAAATGGATTTGTCTGGTCCGAGTGATTCAAAGTGGGTTAAAAATATTTCTGGATTGAAATCTTTATTGGATGGAGATATTTTTACAATTGAAGACGTTTCTCAAAATCCAGATTTTTCATGGAATAACGTTTTGAATATAGTTTCCATGTTTTATACAATGAACATTCTCGTATTGAATATCATTGATCAAGTGAAAGAACAGTACGAAGATACGCCTTTCAAAAAGAAAATTTTAGAATATGAAGAAGAGGTAAAAGAGTTTGAAAGGTTTTTATCAGATACTATATGCATGTGTAGAAAATAGTTCACGAAATAAAAAATGGAAAAAGAAGAAGAAATTTTATTAAATTACTATCCAGCAATGTCTGAAAATGTGAAAAAAAGCAATAGATTTGTTTGGCATCAAATCCGCTTTGGAAATGAATGTAGACGTGGACACGGAAGAACTTTTATGCGATTACGATATTACACCCGAAATGAATACAATGAAAGTTTGTATAATGAATTGTTCAGATTTATTTATACCCGAGATTAACGAATTGGATGAATCCGATATAGATTTCACAATCATTATATTATTTACGTATATTTTTGACATTGAAAATTTTCACATCAGTAAAGATTGTGAATTTGTTTGTTTTGAAAATCTCGATTGTAAAAAGATCAAATACGATTTTCCCGAATTTTATACATATGGTACTCATATGTTTTTTCTTTACTATTCAATCAAATCGTTATATTACATGTTTGATAAAAAACTCATCACGTTGAAAGAACTAGAGAAACTTGTTGAAAAATCTTTTAATTTTATATTTTGGAATTACATGACTACATTTCCACATCTCGATATAAATGTAGAATGGAAATATTTTACAGAACTGAAAAGATCAACTTTGAAAAACAGTAAGAATATTGAAAAGATTGAAGATTCCGAATGAGCGAAAATATATTTGTGGGTAAAAGCGGTTAAGATATATTTTTTCATTACCCGAAAAGCCCATAATGGCAGAAAATACCAATATGCAAAATACTACTACCATCATGAATGTAAATGAATCTGCTAAGTTCAAGGAAACCCATCTCGCTCTGGGTTATTCCGATTCACTTCTGGATATTTTGAAATATATTGAAGTGACAGAATTTCAGATTGATACATTCATGTTGGATAAATTTTGGCAATGTGTCAGTTAAAGCAGCTGTGTCGCAAACGACACAGCTGTACTCAATTGGTTAGGATATGATAACGAAGAAGAACGATTTAACAAATCATCATTTCTAAAACTTTTGAAATCTCATGAAATAGATTTTTCTGAAATCAAGAACACAGATCCCAAATTTGAAAGGTATCCCGATTTGGCTGAAGAAGCAAAAAAATACTCAAAGGCTGCTCTTAAGAGCAAACGGTGGATAGTGATGGACTCTGACGATTTCAAGGAAATGGTCATGTGTCTACGAACCAAAAAGGCAAAGGATATCAGGAGATACTACCTGTCAATTGAGAAGCTTTTCAAGATGTACTGCGAGTACACCCTCCATTTCAACACGAGAAGGGAAGAGCGCCGCGTATTGGAAAAGCAACGCGAAATTGAACAAAAGGATAAGGATATTGGTAAAAAGGAGTGTACGATCGAAGCTTTGAGGAGGGAGATCCGCGAAGCTAATGAAAATGCTGAGAGGATCAGACAAGCTGAGAAGGAGGAAGCTGATCGTAAACATGCGGATCTTATGGCACGAAACGATGCTGTTCTTGCATATTCAAAATATAACAAGGATAAGCTTGATGATGCCGTAGAAAAGCTTGAAATTGTAGAAGAAAATCTAGACGATGCAAATGGAAATCTTCTTATCGCAAACGAAAAGCTTGAAGAAGCTGTGGAAAGGATTGGAAATGTAGAAGAAAATCTCGAAATCGTTCGTAATGTAGCTGTGCCAAAACCATTGAATGAAAAGAAATTGCACAAGATTGGTTTGGTTAAAATGTCTCCCGATTACGTTCCTGATCCAATGGATCCTGGGTACGTGAGAGAGTGCAACGCCATCATCATTCGGAGACAAAAGGATTCGTTTGATTTCCGCGTAAAGCAAATCAGAGGATATGGAAACGGTACAAATCAGAATGCAGAGATTCTAATCGAACGAGAAAATCCAAATTCCATCAACCTGTCAAACAGATTGAGGGAACACGAAAAGGATGGAGCGTTCTATTTCACAGGAGCATGTGGAATCAGATATACAGATGCTGGAAATGATCAGGTTATGATCGATCTAGTTGAGCAAATCCACCAAGCTCGTTTGGACATGTAAAAGTTTTTATTTTTCTTTTTTTTCATTACCCTTCGGGGTAATGAAATATATATTTAAAACATAAAAAAAGAAATGAATGGAACGATGAAAACGTTGTTTATATTTTTAATTTGTTCTATAATTTTGGTTGGTGTGATTGACGGGATTGAGTATAAATTCGTCAATCCAAAAGTTTTTCATCAACACAATTTCCCAGATATTTTGAATCGTACAGATTTTGAAAACCTGGGATTTTTTGATGCATTTCTTTCGGGATTGTATTGCGCGTGGTTTTTGTTGGGAATTTCATTTCTGATTAAACTTTTCATATTGAAATTTATAAAAGGCGAAACGGATTCAGAAGCTCTGGAAGCTTTTCACATTGGATTGTTTTTCGTATTGACATTTTTCAATTTTGTAATTTTATTTACATTTGACGAAAAACGCGATTCCATTTACAGAAATCACAAGATGATGTATATTGGTTTCTTTTTGGTTGAAGTTGCATCTATTGCATTCGTTTCAATGGTCTAATTAAATTTTCATTTCATGTACATGAAATGAAAACAAACGTCTTAGTTCATAATCCTAATGTCAAGAGAAATCTTTCCCTTGAAGATATCAACCCATTTGTTTTCGGCATTCATCTTGCTCAGTTTATCGAAATCACCCTTTGAAAGAGTCAATACGGTAATATGTTTTATCTTTCCACTCTCGTTCTTCCCAATCTCTGTCAATCTGGAAACAATCTCATCATTTGACAAAAGAACTGGAGTTGTGAAAAGCTGACAAGAACCCCCATCGCATTCGGGTTTTGGTTGACCCTTGGGAGGGTTTGCGTAAACCGTCAAAAGTTTTTCAATCTGTTTATTTTTTCCCAAATACGGAACAAATAGCGCGCTCATATTTTGTTTATTTAAAATACGTCTTTATATGTTTTGGTTGAGTTCTAGTCGAGATCAATTTCGTCTTGGGAGGGCTCGTCTTCAGAAGATGAATCGTCGTCGGACTTCTCATCATCAGACTCATCTGAAACTTCCTCATCATCAGAAGATTCGTGATCCGTAAAACATTCCTTGACGGGTTCATCTTCTCTGACGAGGGGGATGCAATTTATAATGTCACCACTTTCGGTATGTACAACGAGTGGTTTTTCTAGACAAAGAACGTCTGGAGTAAATTCGTCTTGTTCAAATATGAAAAACGGTTTGACTTCATCTGTATAACTTTCGGTATAATCTTCATCGAGAACATCTGAAACCTTATCCTCTCTTCGCTTTACAATGATCATGACATCTTCACCATTAATCTCATGTCTGAGGAGATATCTACCGCCACCCAAATGCGTACACGTTTCGTTTACCCACTGTTTGTACGAATTTATCTTTCTTGAGAAAAATCCACAAATCTTCATCTTGTACATGAAAAGCATGAACAAAATAGTAAGTTGAGTATTTTTGATACAACCCTTCATGGCCTTGTATGTTGTAATTTGATGACTGATGCTTTCAAAAATAAATGGTGCGTATACATGAGTAAATACAAATACATTGATAAAAGTAAATATAAAGTAAACTGCTTCAGCAAACATTTTTATTGTCTGTCGGTTTTAACGTTAACTTCTTTTACATTCTTTTTGAGATTGAAAATATCTCTTGAAAACGATCCTAAACAAAAATAATAAAATAATAAAATGAATCTGGAAAATTTTTTACCAAAATATCCAAACATAATCAAATCGTCGTATCCAATTTTGAATCCGTACAACGATGAAAATTTCAACGACGCAATCGTTTCGAAAAGGGAATTTGAGTCGTTGAAAATTCCCAAAACTGAAAAAATTATTCAAAAAGGAACTGGTGAAGAATATAATCATCAAAAGATTATCGCCAGATTTCTTTCTTCAAACACACCGTACGATTCACTTTTGTTGTTTTACGAAATGGGTACGGGAAAAACTTGTACCGCGGTTTCTGCGATTGAAAAACTCAGATACGAAAAGAAAAGTCACATCAAACGTGCAATCGTATGCGCGAGAGGTGGAGGTTTATTGAAAAATTTTACACAAGAGCTTTTATTTTCGTGTACCGATGGAAAATATATTCCTGAAAACTACGACATGTTGTCAGATTTGGAACGAATCCATCGAACGAAAAAAATTACATCCAAGTTTTACGATTTTTACACATTTGAAATTCTCGCCAAGGAATTGTCTAAATTACCAGATGATGCCATTGTGAAAAAATTCAGCAATACGATATTTGTAATTGACGAGGTTCACAATTTACGCGAAAAGTCTGAAAATATAGACGATGACGAAAAGGCAGAAGACGAAGATGTTGTCAAAAATGTTTTTGAAAAGAAAAATCCATTGCTCATTTACAAACAGTTTCACAGATTGTTTCATTTGATTCGTGAATCTAAAATTTTGCTCATGTCGGGAACTGTCATGAAAGATGATCCATCCGAATTCGCGAGTATCATGAATTTAATTTTACCATCCGATAAACAATTTCCAATCGATAAAGAATTCATGAAACGTTATTTCAATTCAAACAGTTTATTGAAAACTGAAATGATTCCATCGCTTCATGAAAAAATTCGGGGGAAAATTTCATATCTGAAAGCCATGACATCGTCCGTTAAAAAAGTTTTCATCGGACGATCAATTGGAAATTTGACAAATTTTATAGTTTATCCAAACAAGATGAGCAACTTTCAAACGGAACATTATATAAACGCGTATCGTCGTGATGAACGAGATCGTGGAATTTATATAAATTCCAGACAGGCGTCGCTATTTGTATTTCCTGATGGATCGTATGGAACCGACGGATTCAACAAATATATAATTGAACGAAAACCCGGAGAAAATCGTTTGCAAAATTTATACGGAGTGAAAAGAAAATCTCAGAAAAATACATTTACATTGTCGCGCGATTTGGAACGAGAGATTGGAAAAAGTTTGTCAAATCTATCAAAATTTAGTGAAAAATATGCGGAAACGATAAAAATTTTATTGCAAGACAAAACGAAAAAATCTCTAATTTACAGCGAATATGTTCACGGCGGTGGATGTATTCTATTTTCAAAAATCTTGGAACTTTTTGGATATTCGCAAGCCAAGGGAGATGAGAAATCCAGAGGATTGAGATATGCAATCTTGACAAACAAAACTACGAGTCAAAACCAAATTCAGAAAATAAACGAGCTTTTCAATTCAGACGCAAACGCACACGGTGAATACATATCCGTAATCATAGGAAGTCGTTTGATAAGCGAGGGTTTTACATTTAAAAATGTTACGAACGAATTTATTTTCACTCCATTTTGGAATTACGCAGAAACTTCTCAGGTGATAGCTCGAGGTTGGCGTTTGGGATCTCACGATTTTCTCATCAGATCTGGAGAGAAAAATTTACAAGTGAATGTATTTCAAATGGTTTCACTTCCATCGGATAATGTTACAACATCGATAGATTTGGAAATGTATGAAATTTCTGAACGAAAAGATGTTGCGATGAAACAAATTGAATACGAAGTTAAACGAAGCACATTCGATTGCCCTCTCATGATTAAACGAAACAAAATTTCTGGGTACGACGACATGAGAGAGTGCGAATACAAAAGCTGTAATTACAGTTGTCTGGGAAATATAAATGAAAGCATGATTGATTACTCTACGTACAATTTATTTTATAGCCGAACTGAAATCGTACGAGCCGAATTGGAAAAATATTTCAGAACAAACTTTTTCATAGAATTTGAAGATTTGTTTAGAAAACTTCCTCAATTGACGAAATTTGAGATTGTTGAATCGATAAAATATTTTCTGGATGAGGGAATTCAGTTTTACAACAAATTTGGTTTTCTTTGTTTCATCAGGATTTACGATCGAACATTGTACATATCATCAGATGTACGAATTCCAAACAACGACGTTCTGAGTAAATATTATACGAAAAATTTAATTACGAGTGATGGAGATCCATTTGAATTAATTTTGGAAAGGTTGTATAATGAAAATATTCCAGTTTTCATCGAACATCTTTTCCAACATCCCGAATATCTCAGATCCAATATCGCACGATTGCCAGAATTTGTACAAATTTTATTGCTCTCGGCATGTATTCAGGCAGAAATGTTAAATATTCAAAAAAATAAATCTGTACGAAAACAAATTTTGGATTACTTCAAGGGATTCTACGGAGAAATAAAAGGCAAGTGGGTAATTTGGTTGTACAAGGAAAATTTCGATGTAATTTGTTTTGATGGAAACGATTGGGTTCCATGTGAAAATGACGAACCGGAACTCATTGCCGAACATCTCGCGGGAAAGAAATCCACATTCAATCAATCCCCAATTGGATATTACGGATTACACAATCCTCAATTGAACGAATTTTGTCTCAAGGAAGTGGATTTGGATAAAAAGAAAGATTTGCGAAAGATTGCCATTGGTAGAAGATGTACGGATTGGAATTTGCCCATTTTGTTGGATATCATGTCACGTCGAGTACAATTTCCATATCCTGATGGATTTCTGAGTGGGTTGACAGATGACATGATAAAAGACATGGTTGCGAGAAATAAATATAATAAACCATTCGATTCGGAAAATGTCGAGAATATGAAAAGATTTTTGTATTGGGTAAAACAGCCGAGAACGAGCATGTGTAAATTTTTATTTGGATGGTTGAAAGAAAATAATTTAATAGAAGAAAATTTTGATTGTGGGACCCAGAAAAAACAACGAGTAAAATTTATACAATAATGGTTTAACGAGAAAAGAATAAAAATAAAAATGGAATTCGATTATCTCGTAGAATTTTTTGACTCATTGACATATGCTAAGCGAAAATATCCCATCCTAGTCACTTATAACTGTAAGCATTTGAAGAAGCTTACATCCCCCGTTCAAGATCGAGAAGTTAAGCTTTTCAAGAAGTTTTTGGTTCAGAATCAAGAAATTTGCGACAGGAAGCTGACCAACTCTCTTTTCCAGACCGGTAAGCAAACCATCTCCCTCGAAATGAATAACTTTATCAAGGATTTTAGCGAGGAGACTGTTGATGGTTTCTGGGAGAGTCTTCAAAAGGTTGAAAAGGCCATGTTCCCCTGTGGAAAGCCCACCGAAGTCAAGGATGATCCCGCAGATTTCACTCATTCTCTGATGGAAAGTTTCAAGGGCAACTCTTTCATGAGTGACATTCTCGGCCAGCTTTCCAACATTGAAAACCTTGACAGTATTGAAAGCACTTCTGAAATCATGAACGATCCCAAATTCCAGAGCACCATCTCCGATGTCATCAAGAAGATTCAGGCTGGAAAGTACAACATTAAGGATGTTTCAAATACCCTCAAGACCACCATCAGTAGCATCAACGACAAGCTCGATGATGAAACCCGAAGCACCCTCAGCACCATTTCAAAGACGGTTGAATCCGTTGAGCGAGGTGAGTTTGTTGACATGAACTCTCTTTTGGGTCTCGTCAAGAACATGAAGCTTGCCAAATAGCTTGCCAAGTAAATGGATTTACTGATTATAAAATTTTATAACTCGCTGAGTTATAAAATATTTTGAAAAGGATTGATTGAATGAAAAATATTTTGTATAGAATTGAATGATCTGAATAGAATTTCATAACTCACGTGTTATGAAATTTTTAATTGAAGACGAAAATGCATATTAGAATCAAAGCCAAGATCACGGCAACAAACATGTAATTTTGTTTTGAATTTAAATTTTCAAAATCTAGAAAATTTTCTCTGAAATTTTCACGCGTTGAATACATTATCTCTTCATCGTCTTCGTGATATGGTGTTACTCTCAATTTATAATTTTGATTAAAAGACATATTTTTTCTAATGAAATATTATTAATTTACATAAATGGTAGACCCAACATTCCGTTCTTCAGAGTAAGAACATTCTGAGAGATGGCGATAACCAGAAACTGGAAGCTCTGCGCATAATCGGTACCAGTCTTGGCTTCACCTTCACCCTTTGCCGCTTTAATAGCAGCTTCGGAGCATTGAAGTTGGATACTCACATTGTTCAGGATGCTGTAATTGGCAGACCCAGAAGGATCAACATTGTTCATCTTGAGAGCGTAAGAGAACATGTGGTATCCGGTGAGTTCGGGAATGGCCGGTGCCTTGTAGTAGGGTTCGATCAGTGAGAAGTAATCGGCAGTCATCACGGGAATACGATCTGAAGATTCGTATCTAATGTTTGCGGTGCCTATGGGATCGAATGCGCTCTGATCTGGGTCGAAATCAATCTTGTCGGCGTCGGGTACGGGTGATGCGGTTGTGTAATTGGACCAAACATTTGGATTGGTAGTGTTCCTGACACCGAAGAAGAGAGCCTTTACAGTTCTCTGGAACCTGATGTCGTAAGAGGGATTTGGGTTGAGGACGGGGTTAAAGTTGAGCTTGGAAGAAGTCTGGATAGATTCAATCAACATGTCGCGGTGAACACATCCCATACGTGCTCGCTCGGCTTCGGGGATAAGACCACCATTCACCCAACATTGCACATTTGACAGTGAGGGGGCAACGGCGATATCACTTCCAACCTGAGGAACCTTGCATGGATTTTTCTCTCCATTGTGGGCCGCACCAACATTTTCAAGAATCAGAAGCTCTGTCCAGTTCCTGAATTCGAAATCAATCCTGAGCTTGTTCCACTTGACACCACCGACTGGGAGAGCCAAACCAGAATCACGAGAAAAGAAGAAGGGGATAGGAAGTGTAAGACTCTTTGATTCAATCTTTCCATCCTTGGATTTTGGGATCAGAAGATCATCATCGTTTCCAATCATGTTGTTGTATCCATCCTTCTTTGAAGAGGACAGAGTAAATTGGTTCCAGAAATCGAGGAAATAGTTGTCAAACTTTTCAATCTCGAGATCGTTTACGTTGAATGAAACCTTCTTGATAAGATTGTGCATAAAGTTTCGGGTCCAGCGAATTCGACCGTGCTCCTTATATACATTACCCGCCAAAAGTTTAACTTCGGGAACGGTAACCCGGATCCACATATGGATCAGATAATCGAACGCCTTACTTGGTTCTACAGACCATTCACGATCGAAATCGGGATTTCCATTTTTAGATGAGAGTTGAATTGGGAGTTGAGAAAACAATGTAGACTTTCTCGTTTCACGAATAAAATAAGTGACGGCGTTGGTGGTTCCGTACTGGTACCTTTCAACCGCCCCTAGATTAGCCATATCTTGTAGAGCTCCTGCAATATTAGCCATTTTACAATTTTTTATTAACAAGATTTTTTTTTCATAAATAAATCTCAACATTCCAAACTTTTGAAAAAATTTATTGTTGTAAATTTTTCATCTACATTCAAGATTGACCCATCTGAATATTCAACATCTGTAGATTTGATAAATTTCAAAAATAGAATCAAAATTAAAATTTTACACAAAAGAATCTTGTCAGGAAAACTCAATTTCAAATCTGAAATGTATTTGTAAATCAGAAATATTTTGTCGTTTTTCTTTGCGGATTCCCATTTCCTATTTTTTCTATTTTCCGTGACGCTTTTTCCCAATTCACTAAATTTGGATTTATCCCACAATTTATTTTCTAATTCAATCCGAGATTCATCTGAATAAAATTGTGGAATTTTAAATTCACCGTTTGGTGTTAGAAGAATATATTTTTCTTTTCTCTTGATGATGTGTGCACCGTATCCAATCGCGAGTTTTTGTAAAAATTTTTGTTTGTAAACATCGTGTTTATAATATTCACTGCATTCAATGAAAAATGGAATGATCTTCATTTTTAACAACAACCTTGAAAATTTTATATCATTAACGTTCATGATTGAGAAAAAACTTTTCCGTTAAACATCAGTAAAAAGGAACACGCTATTCGAAACTGAATAAAAATTTATAAAGAGTTTACCGATATTAAAAAAATGAATGTTTTAAATACTTTTGAACAAACTCCTGGATCAAAGAAGATTAAGCCTCTTTCAGATGAAGAAACTGAAATTGCTACACAATCACTGTGTAAAGATTTATTCCCCAAAGTGAATCGAAAGATTGTAGATCCTTACAAGGCCGGAGAACCAAAATTTGCACTTTTTTCTTTCATTGACGCCCCCGATGAGCAATTGAACGCTTTTTTGAAAAGGATTGAATGCGAACTCTGTCCTGACAGTTTGGAAGAGCTTCAAAAGATTCGTGAAAGACCCGGTGTCATTCGCGGTGTTGCAAAGATTCGCGGAGCATACATGACACAGAATGAAGCGAATGACAGGGCTGAAGAAATTATTCAGGATATTGATTCTATGCATTCAATCTTTACTTGTTTGATCGGCCATCCATTCCCTCTGATTTCTCAAGGAATGGCTGAGGAAATCAACGAGGTTGAATTGAAAAATCAGGTAGAAAAGACTGTCAAGCAAAACGAAAAGGAACAAAAGCGAAAGGAACAACGACAGATTGATGAAATCATGAGACGTCAAGAGGAATTGGAAGCCGAATCTGAAAAGCCTCACGAATACGATATTGAAGATTATCTCACGGATAAGATCAAGTTGGGTAATCTGAGAGCAATGCTTGACAAAAACTCGAGCAACAAGACCGAATTCTCCATCAAGGAAGAACGGAGTAGAAACTTTTTGATTACAAAGCAACGAGAGCGTCCAGATTTTGAAGAAAATTATTTCGATCTATTCCAAAAGGTTGCAACCCCCAACATGAAATCTGAAACTCTGATGAATTATCTTCAGAAACCATTGAATGATGTTGACGAAGAGGATTGTTTGATTGTCGAATATGTTGCCGCCGTGATTGTTTTCTTGGAACTCTATCGGAAATCTACTGCTTAAAAAAGTCGCGTGAAACGTCTTATAACATGAAAAGGGGTTAAGAAGGAGAATTTTATTGTTAATATAAACATGGTCAAGCAAGAAAATAAGCATGCACACCTAGTGGGAAAGTTTTTCGTTGATTTCCTCAATCAGAATGGGGTAAGTCCTGAACTGATTGCGGCGTGGAAGGAAAAGCAAAATATCAACAAGTTTAAGAATGTTCTCAGAAAGGCTGACAAGCCCGTAAAAATTGCAAGGCCCAAATCAGAATTTATCTTCTTTTGTCAATTCATCAGGCCAGAAGTTAATGAGGAATTGAGAAAAGCTACTGGAAAGGAAAAGTTGGACAATCAACAAGTAATTTGTAAGCTGGGTGAAAGATGGGTAACCTTCAAGGAAAACCCAGAACCAGAACTAAAGGAAAAGATTTCTCAACTCGCCAAGGAAGATCAGCTTAGATATCAGAAGGAAAAGAAGGAAAACACGCAGGAAGAGGTAAAGAACGATATGAATCATTTCAAATCTCTTTATCTATACTTTTGCAGAGAGAAGCGTCTTGAAAATCCAAAGATTAGCCTTCGGGAAATTAGTCCTGAATGGGAAAAGAACAAGACTAATGAGGATTTGATCAAGAGATACGAAGAAGGAAAGAGGCTTCACGCACAACAGTAAATCAATCTTCTTTCATTACCTTTCGGGGTAATGAAAAACAATTTACTCTTCACCATTCAATTCATGATTTAAAAATTCCAGAAACAAATGAGGATTTATCATTTCAAGATATAAAACTGGTAAAAATATCGAAAAGATATTAATTTTATATAAAGATTCGTCATCGTATTTTCTACACGTGAATCGAATTTCATGCGTAATCGAATCAAATAAATTTTTCAACATTTGTATATCGCAATCGTAATTCAATACGATATTGTAAATGTTGTCTAAACAAATTAACAAGAGAGGTTTCAAATCCGAAAATAATTTCGTTTGTAAATTTCTCTGGAGAAACATTTTTTTCCAAGTTTTCATAGAAATCTTTTTCGTGAGATATAAAATTCTAAGTTTTTCATTTTCGTAATCTTCATATTCTAAAAATTTATTTATCATGGAATATTCGTTTATAATCTGATCGTTGATAAATTCTAGAAAATCTATTTCTCTCATCAAAAAATATCCCTGACACGGATGATCCACACTATTTCTTTCAACATTTCCAGTTTTCTCTTTTTGCCATTCAAAATAATGAGGATTGTGATACGATTCCTCATTTGGTATGATTCTGTTCGTTGTCCATGAAAATATCGTTTTACATTTCACGCAAAACATTTGATCACATCCTCCATCGTTTTTCTCAATATACGTTTCGCATTTCGGACACTTGTGACAATTTTTATTGATGAAATCTAAATTTTGTAGAGTTTCCGAATCGCATTCATGATTTACATCTTTTTTGCAATTACATTTCTCACACGTGTAAATTTTACACGAACTACAAAAATTGTCTAGTAAAACATTTTCGCATTTGAAACATTTGTTAAATTTATTTGAAAAATTTTTCAAATACCCAGTATTTTCCAAATGATATTTTATTCGATCTTCTGAAATTCCCTCATTTCTCAAAAGACGTTTTATTTTCTCAATTTCTATAATTTTACGTTTCTCTTGAAGTAAATTAAATGTGAATTTCAATCGTTTCTTTTGCGAATCAAATAAAGATTCAGAATGTTTTTTCTTCAGGAAATTAAATTTAGATTTTGAAACTAAATGTTTCAAATCTACAATATTTATCTTAACATTGCAAAATAAACATTTCGGGTTTTCAATTTCATTTGAAATGTACGTGATGAGACATTTACAGCATATAGATTCGTCGCAATGAAAACATGTGTATTTTCTTCTCAGGGTTGGTGTAAATTTGAAACAGCATATGTTGCAATCCATATTTTTTCTTAAAAACATATTTTACACAATTTCAATATGATCAACGCCGTATTTCGGGTCATTATCTTTGGCCGTGAATGTAATTGGTCTTTCAACTGTAAAGGTTCCAAAATCGAAAACTCTGACAAGAACCGAATCGTTTGAAATGTGTTTCAGCTCTACGTCTCCCTGAATATTGAAAAGAAAATTATCCGTAATTTCGTAATTTAAATTACATCGCGCAGTTAAATTTTTCTTATTGGTTGCAACTTTTCTGAATATAACGAGTGATGATGACAGCGTGTCCAATTTAACCGAAATGAAAACGTATTTCCAATCGGGATTTGCTGATGTGTCAATCATAACCTCATTTCCAGATTGTATAAATTTGTCATATACAACTCTTTTTCGCTGAGTATGTTCTACGAAATAGGATTTCGTTACACCATCTTGATCATTTTCAGGATTTTTCAAATTTGTAATTTTATATCCATTGAAATTTATATCGCTTTCGGGTTTCGTACTACCATCCGTTTTCAAAACATTTTTAGCAGATTCGGGTTTACAGCGGCATATAGGATTAATTTTAAAATTTTCCATCTTTTTTTTTTATTCAAATAAATTCTATTCCCGCAATTCCATACAGGGCTTCATTTTTATATTCTTTGTCATTTTCTGTCAGTTTAATATATCCAAAATTTTGAGCGGCGATAGTAATTTTATTTGCATCGTCGTCAATATTTTTTATTACGGCTTCACCAAATATTTTATATTTGAAAAAATCTGTAGTTGGACCCATATCTCCATTTCCGGTATAATATGAAACGACACCAACCTGATGTCTGAATAGACAACCAATTTCCAATACTAAAAACAATCTGATATTTATCATCATTACAGTCCAGTCTGGATTTTCAGAAAAATCAATCGTTCTTTCACTTCCAGATTCGATAAAATCGTCAAAAATGAAAGAACGATATATATTTCCAGCGGCCTTTTCATCTTGAATGTATTTTTTCGTAATTAAATCTTGATCATTTTCGGGATATTTTAAATTTGTTATTTTGAAATCGTTCCAATTGATATCGGAAACAATTTTATTTTTTCCGTGTAAATCTATTCCCTTGGTGTTATTACTACGACATTTATATATCGAATTTATTTTAAAATTGTTCATTTTTATTATCTAAATTGTAATTTTTGAATCCCATATTCATCAGTTAATCCATCACCAGATGAAAGTAACACAGGGTTTGCAAAAACATCGTAATGTCCAAAGTTTTGAGCTTTTATTTTGGCCGTTGTTGAAGTAACTTCTTCTAAAACAACCTGACCAACGTATTGGAATTTTTTACTTTCATTTATCGCCTCGGTATCATTCATATTCCCCGGTTCAAATGTACCATCTCCTCTGATTTTTGAAGCGAAAATTTTACCAACGTCTTCTCTGAATATAATCAGTGGTTTGAAATTATTTTTTAATTTTATCGTTCCTAAAATATATTGCCAATCGGGAAAACTAGTCGTATCAATAGTGACACTTTCACCGGTTTTTATAAATGTTCCATAGCTCAGATAGTTTAGTTTTATTTTATCGGCGTATGCTTTTGTAACGGCATCACCTGGATTTTCGGGTTGTTTTAGATTTGTAATTTTATTTCCTGCCCAATCTATATCTTCAGTTGGTTTGTTTGTGCCGTCCAAAAATATGGCATCTTCGCAAATAACTTCCTCTTCTTCCAAAGTTTCTACTTCTCTGCACGGTTTGCAGTAATTTATATTGACTCTTCTAAAATTTTCCATTTTTTAATAACCTTTTTTATTTTATAAACACTGAGAATATTTACATAAAATAAAAAAAGAGAATATAAAAAATGGAAAACTTTCGAATGGTAAAAAAGGGAAAAGTAAAAAATTACATGACTCTAACTGCCGAACAAGACGGTTCATCTCAGATTGGGGCGATGTTTTCATTTGGAAATGGAAGTGATGGCGACGCTTACAAGAAAATTGGTCACATGATGCTTCTCTCAGGAGAAATTGTAAGGATGGGTTTATGCGCCGCGAAAAGAGATGCGAGTCCGGCGGGAATTTTAAAAGTAAGATTGGTTATAAATGGCGAAGAAAAACCCGAATATGAAATTGAAAAGGGTGATGGTAAATACGGTGAAACGGTTACATTTGCTAAACCATTAAAAGTAAACATGGGAGACATGGTAAATTTCATGTGTCTTACCGCAATTAGTGATCTAGATTGCAGTTTGGTGTCTGTTTTAATCGCTCGCGATTAGATAAAAATATTTCATTTCATTTTACATGAAATGAAATTTTATACAAAAATATTTTATTTGCTAACGCGACGTTTTGGAATCTTCATTTGACATTTTCTCAAATCTTCTGGTTTTTCAGTTTCATTATTTTCAAATGTCAATACGCTTCCTCCACATTTTTTATATTTTTCAATCCGTGATTCAAAATGTTTTCTCAGAGATGGTAAATTGTCTACAAAATCTAAAATGACGGGTTCCACATCCTTTTTTCTCATACATCTACCCAAAAACTGTTCAAAATATCCCACAATGTCAGCAGCTACGCAAAGAGCATCAATGGGTTTGTGATCGAATCCCACGCCAATCTTTGAAGTGGTTCCTATCAAAATTTTACACGACTTGTCAAATTTGTTTTTTGTTCCAGTTATCGTTTCACAAACTTTTCCTTGCTTCTCGAAAAGATTTTTAAGTAACGTTGCATGATTTACTCGTTTTACCAATATAATCCAATTTCTTTCAGGAAATTTACAAACTGAAGATACAATCAATTCATTTCTCTTTTCACTTTCGGCCTGAGATGTCAAAACGGAATTCCAATCCAACGAATGATTAAATTTCTGATATTTTACATTTGGTCTGAAATTTGTATTGACGCAGTAAACTGTGTGCTTTCTGTAAAGATTTGTGCCAATGATATTTTTTCCAAAGAACCACTCAATTACGGGTTGGAATGGATCTGAAGATGGTCTGTACGGGGTTGCAGACAATCCCAGAAAATATTTTGGTTGAATACGAAATAGAGCGCGGTGTAAAACTTTTGAAATGATTTGATGCAATTCGTCAACAACTACAAATTTTATACGAGAAAATATTTTCTCACTCTCTTCAAACGAAATCTTTTTCAACAAGATTGGATTTATAATCCAAACATCTGAATCGTTTTTCTCAATGTCTTTAAAACTGGATATTTTGCAAACTTTTTTACTCGGTGCAAATGTTTTGAATGACTCAATCCATTGATCCATCAAAATTGTTTGTTTCATGAAAATGACGGTTGGTAAATTTATCATACACGTTGTTTTGACAGAAATGATCGTTTTGCCAAATCCTGGTTCTGATGAAATGATTACGGATCCAGTTTCGTTTAAATATCCAATTGCCTGTTTGCACACATCTTCTTGTAACGTTCTCAATTTTCCGTCAAATGTTTCGGGTTGATGAAATTCAATGGGTTCGGATTTATTTTCCTTTAAAATATATTTTTTATATTTTAAATTTGCCAAACTGAATGGTAAAATAAATCTACCATCTTTGAGATTTTTATACACTTTTACATCTTTGGTATCTGTTGAAACTGTGTGATTTCTATACAGTTTATTTTCCTTTACTTCGAGTTTTTCTTGAGGAAATTTTACAACAATAGACATGATGTAGTTGTTTTAATATATTTTTTATACAACTCTAAATTCAAATAACGCGTTAATTTGCAAACTCTCATTCGGTTCAAATGGTGGCATTGTATCTTTTTGTATCGTGTTGAATGTTTCTCCGGTACTTCCTAACAAGACGCGGAATTTCAAAGGGACTCCAAATTTGAAAAAGATTGTCTGAGTCATATCATCTCCCATCAGTAAAACGTGATCGTCATCTGGATTGGATATATTGACGACGCTCGCACGAAACAGGGCTTTGGATGCGTGATGGTTGTTTGAATAAATTTTATGAGTACTGTGTTCGATAATTTCATTCGACAATTCGATGTAAAAATATCTCTGTTTAATCGTTTTATCTCCATTTCCAACATTGAGTAACTTGTTTGGCAAAATCAATCTCTTGAGCCTGACATCAAATATGGTTTTATCGAGTCTGAATTTTGTGAAATCTAGTTCGTATATATTTTCGTATGAGAAATTCAACAGTTCTATATTTTGCACGTTTGATAAACTTTCTGGGAAATTCAAAACGGTAATGTGCGTTTTGCTAACGTCTACAATTTGTCTAGTTTCAGATTCATTGTCAGACGTTTCACTTCCGTATCGTTTTGATGGAACTCGAATGAAACAGTGCAGTAAAATATTTTTAGAATTAAAAGGTTCTGGGATTGCCGTGAGTGGTATTTTATTTTGAGTGGCGTCTACGGGAGCGTTGAAAACTGTCATGGGTTTTATTTTCCTGATGGAGTAGTTGTGGGTTCTCAACCAATTGCTTCTATCGGCCTGTTGAATTCGTAAAAGACCCGTCCTACCATCATACGAATCGATAACGTACGATTCCTGCAACGTTTCATTATAAACAATCTTGTGAAGGTAATCTCTGATGTTATTCGATCCTCCCGGAACGTAAATGTACAAATTGTGATGATCTGAAAAATCTGATGGATCCGTTATCATAAATTCATCCCCAACGTGAAATTCAATCGGATCTTTTAGATAAATTTGAGCTCGTCCTTTTCCCAAATAGATATATTCAGAAATCCTACCGTAAAATCCGGGATCTTCCATATTTCTCAATATTGTATTTTTGTAAAAATTGTATTCAGTATGCAACGTTCCGTTCGCTTGTTGAACTTCTACCATGCGTGCTGAATTTGCATTTCCCAGTTTTGATGACAAACTTTTACATTCTACACCCTCATCTCCCAAGACCTTGGTATTGAAATAACCACTCGTCCATGAAAGTAGAGGAGCCCCCGCGCAAACAGGATCTGAATATATTCGACGATCTGTGTAATTTGGATTTGAAACTGGAACATCAAATTCACCGGGTATGGGCCATAGATTTCTATTACGTCTTGTTGAATCCAATTCAATATATCTTGTCATATTTTTTTTCTTGATTAAATTATTTTCAAATCGATAAAATATAAAGTCTATATAATAAAAATGGGAGCATCAATATCAAAAAATATGGCGGATGGTGTTATCCGCGCAATATCAACCGTTGCAACGGAAAATTTACAAAGTTCTGATATACATGCGAGTCAGCACATGAATTTTATAGTAGACGGCGCCCACGGAGTCGACATTGAAAATGACGTGTTAACACAACGAATCACGCTTAATGCTCGAGATCTTCAAAAAACATTATCTACAACAGAATCTCAACAGAAAATATTTTCTGCAATTCAACAAGAGGCAAAAAGTATCGTTTCCGGTTTAAATTTGGCTCAGGTTGCAAATGCGGAAAATGTAACAAATTTGGTATCTACCGCCATGATGAACATTTACAATACAAGTCGTCTAACTTGTAACAAAACATTGGATCAGGAAATTAATTATATATATAAGCACATTGACGGGCCATTTATTTTGAAAGATGTAAAATTGGATCAAATTCAGGATATTTTTTCCTCTTGCATTCAACAATCTGCAGAAAACAATAAAGTTGTTCAGGACATTTCTCAACAACTTGAACAAATGTCTTCGGCGAAAGCAGAGGGGTTGTCCAGTTGGGTTATAGTTGGAATCGTGGCCGTAATGATAGGATTACCAATCGTTGGAGGGGTCGCAATTGGAAAAACTGCGTTGAAATTTATTTTTCCTCTGGTTTTGATTGCGGCTATCACTTTTATAGTTTTATATTTCGTGAAGACAAAATCTGGATTTAAGGTTGTGCCTTATTCATCTCCTATTGATGGGATTGATTCCCGTTGCAATTCGGAACTTTTAACGGTGAAGACGGGTATGACTGTAGAAGATGCCTTTGACGAATGTAAAAATAACGAAGAATGTAAGGCCGTGTATTGGGAAAAATATATTCACAAGGCTCCTCAAGACGTCTCCCCCAACGGTAAAAACTATCAAGCCGAAGCGACTAGTACAGCCAAATTTTTCAAAAATGTTTCATCAAATTGTGCAAATAATATACATCACAACTTATTCAATACGACACAGCCAGCAGATTTTACAACTACAAAACCCGCATCACCTGAAGATCGAGATGCGTATGTTGATGATACCACCAAATTATGGTATCAATATAATGCTCATAGTAAGAGTTGGAATCAAATGGCTGTACTGGGCGATGAAAAAGATATTTTCCTAAGATATACAACACCACCCGGGACGCCAGATCACGAAATAGAACATTTAACCCCCGAAGAAGATACAGAATCTCCTCAACCAACACGTGTTGAATCTGTGGAATATGTACCGGGAAATGTTTGGATATATTACAACAAGCGAAATCCAACCATACTCAAAATTTATAAATATATAACTAATGATGAAGGCGAAAATGTGTGGAAATTCCAAGTAAAAATGACTGGTCCAGGATATAAAAATGTTGGGGGAAACAACATGTCTGGATTCAAAACTGAAGAGCGTCAGACTTGGATGTTGTACGTTGGGGTGTTGGCGATCATTATCGGAATTTTGGGAACTGGTATTACATTTTATCTCGACAGGAAAAAATCGGAATAGGTTGAAAAAAATTGATTTTACAAAAATAAAATGACGGGTGAAATACGATTAAAAATGAATTTATTTAAAATCGGTAATGATGAATGTTCTATCGAAGATTTTAACAATTTTATTCAAACATATATTGAAAACAAGCAAACATGTCTCGACGTTATAAAAAGCTTGAAACATAAATTTAATTTGGACGACATCGAATTTTATTTCGAATGTCTGAAACCTTTTATGGAAATGTTTGGATTGAAATTGTCAGAGATATATAAATTTTCTTCTCACATGTTTTGTAGAAATTGTGCATTGTACAAACCATCGAGTCTACACATGTGGATTTACAGAAATTCAGAACTTTTTGAAATGGAAATTCCATTCTATTACAAATTTGTAAATTATTTTTCGAAAGAAATCAAATCGGACGTTTCAGCATATCCTTCTGAAGATATTTTATTTGGTGAAGACAAATTGTATCCAGGACAAGTCAATAAAGAAAAACTGAAAATATTAAATTTTATAGTGAAACATTACGACTTTATTTTGGAAATGTTGGATTTAAACTCGGATCTTTTGAAAAGAAATTAAAAATAAAATGATTTAAAGACAGCTAAATTATATGTAAGGGTTTGCAAAAACAGTTCCTTTTCCCAAAATGTAGTATTTTTTTTACTGTTCGCGAATCCTTTCCAAAAGGCAAAGATGGTTCCTATCTCACAGATTTGGTTTCTTTTTACCATCCGCCTTTTGAAAATTTATACACAATTTTTTGAAAACCTGTTGGGTTTTCAAAATACTGAAATTTGAATTTTTATAAATTCAAAAGATAGATAAAATAAACATGACTGCAATGAAAGTATTTTTTGGTATCAATGGAGATGATTTATCTCTATTTCACAGCTTTTTGAAAGAAAAGGTTGCTGAAAAGAATATTCTTTACAGAAGAGATGATCGTTTTCCAGAACATATCACAATATGCGTTTTCATATTGGAAAATGAAGAAGAATTTGAAGCAATTTCAAATGCTGATTACACTGATGATTTCGCTGCTGAAATTGAAATAAATACCGGAATTCCATTTGACATGTTTGGAAGACATAATGATATTATGGTATCCAGATTGAGGATTAAACATGCAGAACTTGTTCGTCAAAGATTCTTGGATAGAATATCTTCCATTCTGAAAAGAAGAGTGGAATCGTGTGATGAGAGATATAATCCTCACATTACAGTTGGTCCTATTCTGAGGGGAGCTGGTTGGGTTTATCGGTTCGCTCCTTGCAATTTTATTTGTGAGATGCCCGAAAAATTAAGATTTGTGTGTGATAAAATTGTCATTGGACAGGTTGGATCTTCTAGATACGTCAAGAAGGATATAATTAAAATGTCTTCTGTTGAATTTACCTCACCCGAAACACAACCGATCGAATTTGCCCCAATTGAATTTGCCCCAATTGAATTTGCCCCAATTGAATTTGCTCCAATCGAAATGAAACCAATTGAATTTGCATAAATTGGTTTTCATTTCCATTACCCCTCTGGGGTAATGGAAACAGAAATATAGCCTTCTCACTGGACATTTGACTAAAAAATATATTTTTTCAAAATGAATTTATCAAGTATATGAAAAGAAATAAAAAATGAATGACTTTTTTAAGCAACTTGAAAGCCAGTTTCAATCAATGTCTCTTGAAACTCCAAACCAGTCACAATTTGAATGTCAACCAATTGGATATCAACAAATTGGTCATCAACCAGTAGGATATCATCAGATTGGTAATCAGTCGGTTGGATATCAGCAAATTGGTCATCAACCCATTAGATATAAACCCGTAGAATATAAAAATGTGGGATATCAACAAATTGGATATCATTCAACAGGATCTCAACCCTCTGCAGATTATCAAATTCCAGATTGCTATCAATTTCCAGAACAAAACGAAGATCATCAGCAAATAGGATATCGACAAATCGGATATCAACAGATTGGTAATCAGTCGGTTGGTCTTCAGTCTGTTGGTCTTCAACCCATTGGCAATCATCAGGTTGGTCTTCAGCCCATTGGTCATCAACAAATCGGACAACAACACATTGGATATCAAGATAATAAAACTAAATCCGTTGAATATCATTCGTTGGATTCATATCAACCAATCGATTTTGGTAGCGAATATCTACAATTGTAAATATATATTTCCTTTCTTTACCTTTTTTGGTAAAGAAAATAATTTGAAATACTACCATGATTGAAAAAAAAGGATTTAACAAACAAAATGAATACTGTAAGCGGAGAAACTATGACTACTACTCAAGAAAAATTTATTATATCTTGTATAAATCTACTGAATGCGGTACCAGTAAAAAAGAAGACTGGATCGCTAAATAAGGATTTAATAAAACATGGATATGTCGTTCGTTCAAATGTTTCAGAATGTGTCAAACAAGTTTTGATTTCACAAGCTATAACATTAAACAAGACATTTTATCAAACCTGGGAATCTGTTGCTAAAAAGACTCGTGAAGAAATTTTCATCGATCAGATATTTCATTACATGTTGGGAGTTGTTCACGAGAATCCAAATTTCCATTACGATAACAAAGTTTTTCATTTCAAGCATTTGGAATGTCTAAAAATTTCCGAAATCAAAGAACGTGTAAAACAAATGGTGTATCAAAAGGTTGCTCTCAAAAATGAAACGATTGCCGATGTTTTTACAATTTTGAATTCAGATGATATAGATTTCGCAAAGATTCAAAATCGTGATAGTAAAATTTATTGTCACGTTCATTTCAAGATTCCTCCAAGATATCCAGAAGAGATTCTAAAATGCGCCATGTACGAAGCGATTGGCGAACTGTCCATCATCAAGAGTAAAGATTTGGATGAAAAGATAAAGAATGGAAAGGTTCATGAAATCAACAAGTGGTTTTTGGGAAATGAGCAATTTATGGCGACCCTATTCAATCGATTCAAACCTGTTTTCATGTCAATCAAGCAACACAATGAATCTCTGAAACCTTGTATAAACAAAATTAGTAAATTGTCAAAAACACATCATTGTCCAATGAAACAACAAAAGCCAAAGGAACCAGAAACTGGATACGAAATTGTAAGACATTTGAAATTTATTCTGAAAAACAGAGCACCCACCACGTATAAAATTAGAAATGGAAAAATGTGGTGTACTCGTGATAGGGCTGAAGAAATTAAAAAGTACATGGACATGTTGGAAAAGATTTTACCAAGATCAATCAAACAATCTGAAAACACACGATTGGCAGTTCCAACATCTGAAAAGAATTTCTCTGGTCCATTCCCCATTGGCACGGAATTTTCTGACAAGTCTCTCATTGTAGGAATATATTGGAAGGGTGAAAGGGTTGATTTGGATTTGAGTTCAAACAGTCTGAGTGGAAAGGTTGGATGGAATGCGGAATTTAATAGAAATGGGATAATATATTCAGGAGATATTACGAGTGCGCCAAATGGAGCGAATGAATATCTTCAATTCAATAAAATTACATGTCCTCAGGTTGTGTTGGTAAACATGTATAATGGTGGTGGAAATGAATCTGTTGATATGAAGATTATCGTAGCGAGATGCAAACCAAATCAAGATGTGAAACAAAACAGAATAGTAGACGAATCTCAAATCATTGCTACAATGGATACAACATCTGAAAAGAAACAAAAGGTTTTGGGAGTTGTATTTCCATCTGAAGATGGTGTGAGATTTGTTTTGATTGATAAGGTTTTGGGAAAAATGTCAAAGGTTGGAAATTGGGACGACGATTCATCTATTCTGATTGAAGCCTTTTCAAAAAATAATTTGTATTTGGATGAATATTGTAAAGTTGATAGCAAATCACCAGAATGTGATTTGTCAAACGAATCTCTTTCAAAAGATAAAATGTTGAATCTGTTCAACTAAAAATTTATTTAATTTCATTTCATATCATTTCGTATGATATGAAATATATGAAAAAATTATTTTTATGAAAAACTGTAAATGTAACAAGATGATTACCGAAATCAAAGGAGATATTACAAATATCGAATGCGATTACATCTGTCAACAAAATAACTGTATAGCCGTGAAATCTCATGGCTTGTCAGAAACAATAGAAAAGAAATTGAAAGCGTGTCCGTATTCAAGACGAACACCGGTCCCTGGAAAAAATTTGGCAATTCCAGAACATCGACCCAAATTGGGACAAATTCTGACGATACAATCTCCAGTTAAAAACGTCAAGGTTGTGTGTATGTTTGCTCAATTTTCTTATGGAAAGGTTGGTTCATTTTACTACTATGCCAGAGATGAAACGAAGGAATCGAGAGCTGATGCTTTTCAGAAATGCTTGAATAAAATGAACAAACGGATTCCATCTGAAAAGGTTGTAGCATTTCCAAAATATATTGGATGTGGATTGGCCGGTGGAGATTGGAACGTATATTATAAAATGATTGAAAACTTTTCAAAAGATAGAAATGTTTTGATTGTGAATTACAACTAAATTCATTTCTATTTCATTACCCCACGGGGTAATGAAAAATATTTTACAATTTCATTTCGCAAATCATCTTCTTCATGAATTTTCTATAATCTGTAAAAACGTCTTCGTACTTCAAAACTGTCAATTTCAATCCTGTTGGTTCAGAAATTTTATTCGCTTCATATACGAGATGTAAACCCACTTCAGACAACATATTGAAAACCGAAATTATAAATGAAAAATTACGCCAGGTGAAATAATCTGGATCTTCTTCATGTAAATTCAGCGTGGGTGTTTCATATTCCTCAATTAAATCTGAAGCTTTTCCAATAAAATCTACCAATGGTTCGTTTGCCGCTTGATAATCATCCTCGTCATCATATAAATCATATTCGAAAATTTCTTCAAAGGCCGCATTTACAGCATTTGTCAATTCACTGAATCGTTGTAAAATTTTTGCATCAACGAGTTCATCGGGCCCTGGATTATGTACAGTGGGCGGTGGTTGCGGCTGCGGTTTGGATTTGGGTTTCCCAAAAATATTTTTTACAAACATAAACAATATTATCAAAATTAAAATTATATACAACACAATCTTCATTTTCATTTGATTTTATTTTTTTTGAAAACGTTCATTCAAAAAATTTTCGTAATCAGAAATTCCATCTTGTAATCTATTTACAAGACCCCTTGTTCGTGCAATATGAGTGTTTGATTTTTTCAAAACGTCTCTAATAACTTTTCTTTTCTGAGGTTTTGGTTTATCTTCGACTATATCTTCGACTATATCATCTTCATCCTCTTCCTGAGAGGACATGAAATTTAAATCTTCAATACCTAAATCATCTTTTAAATTTTCAAGAAGATCATCGTCTAAAAATGTTTCAAGAAGACCATCATCTACACCTCTATCAACGATTTTCGGAACTGGTACTACGGGATTTCGTTTCGGAACAGGTTCGTTTTGAGGAGTTTTAACCTCGGGGTCGGAGTAAAAACTTCTCGCGAAAACGAAGATTAAGGAAAAAAATAAAATTATAACCACGATTCCTTTTATTAAATTTCCCATTTTTTTATAAAAAGTATATTAATTAAAAAATGTACAAAAACAGCAATGTAAACATGTCCATCAGATATAAAACACATGGTTCGTCGTACGATCCTGAAAGTTTTGGACCCGCCTTTTGGTTTACGCTTCACAATGGTGTAACAGCGTATCCAGATAAACCAACGAAATATATTCAAGGAGAAATGATAAAATTAATTTCCGCGCTTCACGTTTTGATCCCATGCGCGAAATGCAAAGAACATTTTTATACGTATATTTCATCTACCGATTTGAATAAAATTACATCTTCACGAGAAAATCTGTTTGAATTTTTTGTCAATGTTCACAATTTTGTAAATAAGAGAAATTTCAAACCCCAAATGTCTCTTCAAGACGCGAAACGATTGTATGGATTTAATGATCGTACGCATGGTTCCAGCGTGTATATAACATACGAATAGGGGAATACTTGAAAATAAAGACATAAGTAAATAAAGAAAAAAACAAAATGGAGTTTAAGGACATTCCTGTTTCGACTCAAACTTTTACCGTAAAAAGCAATATCAAGGAAATAGTTTTACAAAGCTTTTTCGATTCATTGATATTGGACGGGGATAAAAACCCCAAAGAAAATTATATCATTTCAGTAAAATATCAAGAACAGGTGAAAGGGGATAGACAAGAGGAAAAGAAAACGAGAAAGAAGAAATACAAGACTCTATCCTCTACAAAATGCAACTTTTTAAACTGCGTTACATTCATCATTCAAACGGATAAAAAAATCAATGTAAAAATATTTTCAAATGGTGTTTTCCAATTGACTGGTTGTAAACACGCCAATCATGCAAAAATATGCATGTCTATTATTTTGAAAAGGTTGAAAGAAAGTGAATGTTTCAAATTTCACGAGGGATATTCAGATTTCATCATTTATATTAAATCTGCCATGAGAAATATTGATTTCAAATTGGGATTTGATATTGAAAGAAAATTGTTATCTCAAGGATTGAAAGATCTTTACGAGGAAGAAGACGATGTCGTCATTCCCGATTCAATTGGAAATAAAATTGATATCAAAATTAAAATACGATTGAGTAGAGAAGTTTTGATAAATTTACCAGTTATAAAAATTATATATCCTGAAATGAAAGAAGAATATATTAAATACAAAGATTGTATGAATTTGATTGAACCAGACAAGAAAAAATTGGAATTGAAACTAAAGGATAAATTTATAAGCATTTCCGTTTTTCAGAATGGAAAAGTTATTCTTTCCGCAATAGACGCAACAGTTCAAGAAAAATATTACAAATGGTTCCTACAGGTAATTGACCAAATTAAAGACGAAATAAAACCCGCAGTTTCTCCTAAAAAGACATTTTTCGTATAATTTTTTTATATATTAAATTCATATTTCGTACGAAATATGAATTTTTTGAAATACTATTGATTTTGATTGAGAGCCATCTTAACTATTCCACCCAACGCGGATCCGGATCTATTACGACGTCTACTCAATTTTCTTTCATATCGTCTACGTTCTCGTGGACTGAGCCTGTCGAGATATTGTGTAACCGTCTCATTTCCACCAGGCTTTCCAGATCCGAAAAATACTCCGGTGAACATGGGCTGACGCGAATCAATGACTAACGGTTTTTGAGTTGTGGTGGTGGTTTCGGTGTTATTTACGGTTTCAGTACTATTTGTGGTTTCGGTATTATTTAATGAATCTGTTTCGTTCAATAAATTTGTAGTGTTTACTGGTTTTGGTTCTGAAAAATCACATACTTGATTCATTCGTTTTCTAATATCATCCAGTTGGGACAATACAATTTTGTGCATTTTCCTAAACACGGGAATTTTCTGGAAATATGAATTTACCAAACCTTTAAGATTTTCAACCAGATCTTGGTATTCCTTGTTACCTCTATAATTTGGAAATACAGCGCAGTCAGTGTAATATTTTGCGGTAAAAGAAAAATCATCCCAAGGATATGGAACGGGTTCTGGATTTGTCATATTCAGAAAGTTTTTAATTAAACTCATCTTTCCCTGTACCTTGTCAAAAACATTTCTGTAATTCCAATTGACATTAAATGCAATCTTTTCGTTTGAAACCATCTGTTTAAGACATGTGTCGGATTCATAACACTTCTTTGAACAAAAAAATGCTGATGATTGATTAACGGTAAATATAAATAAAAACATTGATAGTATTTGGAATTTCATTTCTTATTTGATTATAATTTTTTAAACCAATTTTCCTGGTTTTTGTTTTATTGTTATAACATCAATAAAGTTTTATAAATTTACCTTTTTAAAAAATTGCCTTTAAAAAAATGGAAATTCATAATACAAAAACTCAAACTCTTAGAGATAACAGCTACGAACCCGGATCAAACAAATGTTATTGTGGACAATGTTGGGCTGGTACATCCATATCCTCATGTCACAAAACGAAAGGAATTGAAGATTGGCAAATTGGTACAAAAAATTGTTGTTTCACATGTCCGAAGCAAAAAATATGTGTACCACCAAACAGACTTGAATGTCGCATTGGTTTGAGTTCTAAAGGAAAGGATCCTCTTATTCATTTCGGTTGGAAAGATAAAGCGCCAAATCTAGAATGTGTATACAATTTAGATGATATAGATACAGAGGACCAATTGAGATTATATCTCGAAAAATTCACCGATGAAGATCATGTGGGAAATTTCCATTTGATGAAAAAATTTGCCACAATGAAATCAGACAAATGTACAAATGGAATGAAGGAATGTATCATGATAAAATCCAAAACAAATCTAGGTAAAATTTGTGAAGAGTGGTTTGAAACATTATCCAAAGAAAGAAAAGATTATGTTATGAGAGATTATTGTGCAGAAAATGATACGGAAGATTGCGCGTGTATTAATCGAACACAAAATCTGGATTATAGAAAAAAGAAAGAAAATGGATATTTCTTCAATGATGGGTGTTGGTTTGTTCCGTGTGCTAATAAAATGGGGAAATATTTAATTCCTTCAGATGTTTCAAATCCCACATGCCCGAGTAACGTATGCAATGTAATTTACGATCTTGAAAAGAATATGGATGTAAATTTCCAAAACAATTACAATGATATCAACTGTGATTTTCATCAAAAAAAACGGGTGGGTTCGAGGAAAGGAGAGTCTGCAACTGATAAAAAAAATTCATTTTTGTTTAAAAAATTTTGGAACAAATACTATATACAGATATCATTACTACTGCTTGTAGTCGCACTTTTATTACCATTTGCATTACTTCCAAAAAAATAAAATAAAAAAAATTATATCTATACAAAAAATGTATTACAAAGATCAAGCATCAGAAAATTTTTATGATGACTATTTTGGGCAGGGAGGAGGTGGCGGTGGAGGAGGCGGTGGAACATCTACCACCGACTTTCCATGGTATGATCCAAGAGCCTATAAAGAAAACTACTGGGTCATTGGAGGTGTTTCAGTTGTGGTTGTTATTCTAATCATTGCACTTATTGTATATTTGTGGAAGCGTGACAAGGAATCCACGCCGGAATTGGGATATTCATCTTACTATTATTAACAAAAACACTAGACGCTTCATTTTCCGAACCAACATTAGACTTATCGGTCTATAGAATTTCATTTTAAAAATAAA